CAAACCGCTCTTCCATATATCGTTTTACTAATGGCCTTTTCTCTCCTGGAACGTCTGTATCCACATCAGGAAGTGATACTTTGACACGACCTTTGTTCAAAAATCTTTCAAAAAGTAAGTTAAACTTTAAGGCATTTGTATTTACAATACCAAAAAGGTAAGAAATTAAACATCCTGCTGACGAACCTCTTCCTCCACCTAATAGAATATCGTTCCCCTTGCACCAATTGACGATATCACGTAAGATCAAAAAATAATCCACTACATCTCCAAATTTGATCGTATCGGATTCCCTTTCAATCCGTTCTACCAACACATCTTCCGAATAGTCTTCCAAAAGCTCCGGCTTGTTCTCCAGACCTTCATAGATAAGGGAATCAAACATATCTTCGTTGGATTCATACTTTTCTTTTTCCTCTTTTGTCATTTCGTAACGAGGAAGATGTCTGCTGTCAGTAGGAATTTCAAAGTTGCAGCTTTCGGCAAGCATATCCATGTTTTCCCGTGCCTTTAAATAAAAGGCTTCCCCTACAGATTGATCCCCAAAAAGAGAAAGAAGCTCTTCCATGTAAGTCACCTCATCCTTAAAATACTGGTTGTAGGATTTATGATTGACCTTCTTTCCTATCTTGTTTACAGTTTCCCTTAAAATGTAATATTCCGGTTCGATATAGAAGGCATCACGAAGGGCTACAGGCTTCATTTTCGACTTGTAAAAGGCTTCAAAGTTTGTAAGATATTCTGTATCTCTGTTGAACTTTGCATATTCCACTGTATCAGCTTGCCAAAACACGTTATGCTTGTTTCTTAAAAGAATAGGAACATCAGTATAATCAATTGTTTTTGGATCAAAAACAATAAACACATCAGTTACATGCTCCGACATGTCTTTAGGGGTTATGAATTTACTGGGTGAATCGCAATTGATGATTTTGTTTAATGCAAGAAGATTCTGCCACCCCTTTTCATTTTGGGCATAAATTTTGTAAGTGAACGAAATATCTTTTTTTTCATCTTTTACAGGAACTTCCAATCCAAACACAGGGATAATTCCTACAGATTTGCAAGCATTCTGAAATTTCAATGCTCCTGCAAGTGTCCCCTTTTCCACTATCCCAAGACGTTCGATCCCTAAGAATTTGGCTTTCTTCACCCAATCAGAATATAGGCTTGTTCCGTTTAGAAGCTCAAATGAACCATGCACGCCCAAAAAATTGGAAGAAAGCCCTGCCACTTCGCTTTGCCCTCTCCATTTTACACGATTCAGCTTAGGATCACGTTCCTGTCCTTTCTCTATGGTGTACCATACGCCACCAAAACGAAAGACATATCCATCATATTCGGTAGCTTCATTGTCCCATCGAAAATCTTCATCAAAGAAATACCCATCATCATTTGGAGAAAAAAGCTCGTATGTCTTTCCATCAAATGACACGGTATAGTTTTCCCTGTCAGAAGTGTATTGTATTGTATTGGAAGAAAGATATTCTTCCAACTCATTAAATAAAGTCTCCATATTGTCTTCTTTTCGTTTTTCTATCGGCAAATATACAACTATTGCATACAATAATTGAAGTTTTGCCGATTTTAACAATGAATTTAACGTAAATTCATTCTTGTAGAAAGTACACCCTTTATAAACCTTACCCTATTAAAAGGAGTGTCGTTTGGTATTACTTCATAGGGTAATCTTTTGTCCATCAAAAACTTCCTTATCTCACTGTCCCATTTTCTTCTCCTGTCTTCATCACTCAATCTTTCTCCATCATTTTCAACATTCCAATAAATAGGGAAATAAAAGATAACGGGAAGATAGTATTCATTAAGACTTATCAAGTCTGACTGCCGTCTTAATTCATTATCTAACGAAATCGAATAGGGAAGTGTTTTTGTAAATGTATGGACATCAATAACGCTTCTATCGGAAATATAGTTTTCACCGTGCAGCACTTCAAGATACTTGTCAAATATCGCCCTTTGACTGGGGACAGAATTAAAGGAAGGGTCTATTTCCCCTTCCTTTACAAGTTGTCTTGATATGCTGCCTATTTTGGCGAATCTGGCAAACGACCTATCCTTTTCGATAAGATCAAAAACAGATGTTTTCCCAACACAAGAAGCTCCTAAAAAAGTAACAGCACGTACCATAATCGTTACCGGTTATCACCGTCCCCATGTATTTTGTTCTCGGCTTTTCTTTTAGACAACTTTTCCACATTTCCCTTTGCAATCGACACTAAAGAGCAGTCTCCCTTGTTTCCTTCAATATAGACAGCAAGGTTCTGCAACCCTTGTAAGATTTCTTTCAAAGCCTTATGGCATGGTTCTTTTCTTTTTTCTGTAAACCCTGCCTTATAATCATCATCCCGGAAGAATTTCTTTGTATGTCCGTTGATAATTCCTACCTGTTGCAATAAGTAGGAAGGTGACAAATGATAAACATCTTCGTCAGTCAGCTTTTTGATAATCTCTGGAAACTCCAATTCCGGCAAATCAAGTTCCTGTCTTATCATGGCAACATACCAAAGGACATCTCCCATTTCCTTTACAATTTCCTTTGCTTCGGCTGCGCAATCTACTTTCTCGTAAACTTCTGCCAGTTCATTGGTAAGACCCATTATCACATACGGAATAGCTACCTCTTTTTGATAGCAGGCTGTTGAAGCTGCGTGAGCTTCATACTCTTTAAAATTCATAGTTCGAAATAATTTATTGATTTATAATAATTTACCATCAAAACACATCACAAGTTTCTGTATCTTTATTTCTGAATATTTTACATTTTTCTTCTTTTTACCTATCTGAATGCAAACCGTCTGATCCTTCATATTATTCCCTAATATAGGACATTCCTCTCCTTCATAGATCACTACCTGACCTTTTTTAAGCAAATGAACAACATCCCAATACCACTGTGAAGCACGCTTTTTACTATCATTACTATACTGGAAATTGGGAAGTCCGAAAGGATTCAAGAACTCGTTCTCATAAAAGTTCAAAAACTCTTCCGTTGACATAAAAATAGAAGATTTGAAGTGACGTTTGGAAAGAAGCTCTATTCTTTCCTTTTTGAACTCTGCTATGTGAGAAGCCATCTTGACAAACTCTGGACGGTCAAAGATAAGACTTCTCACCTTATTTGTAAGGTATTCCAACTGGAGCACCTTCAAATATTCGTCTATTGATAATTCTCTGCTCTTTTCCATGATGATATATGATTTTCGACAAAGTTAATTCTTACAACCACAACTTTTTGATTTTGGACACATAAAAATTAATAGGATCATAGAGATTGCTTAGCACATCGTCCAAATAATCCATATCCATATCCCCAGGGTCAATCCCTGGTTTATAAAGATAGGCTATCTTTGTATTAAATTTCTTTCCCAGCATAAGTCCTGCGCTTTTCGATTCTTCCACAGTTGCATCATCATACATAAGGATCACATTCTTGATACCTTTCCTTTCCAAATAGGAGATCTGTTCTCTGCTTATACTGTTTCCGAACGTAAAAACACATTTCAAACTGTTGCAATCCCAAAGCTGCAAAAGATTGTCTATTCCTACCTTGTCAAACAACCCTTCCACTATGATAACATCTTTGACCGAAGAAGAAAGCTCATCAAAGCCTCCCAGTATCTTCGTGAAGTTCGTTCCTATGCTGTTTTCGTATCTTAAGTGAGGCTTACTTCCTGTTTCCTTTGCCCTTTCCAAATCCTTTTTATGCCATTCTTTAGAATACCTGCTCCTTCCAAGCCACCCTACCAGCTTACCATCCATCTTCATTTTGAAAATGATATAATTTCGCAAGTTCTTTTCAAGAACGGAATTTGTTTCAGAGGGTTCAAAAAGATCGTAATGGTATTTCTTAAACCCCCTTCCATCAAGATAACTGTCTGATACTATTCTTTTAAGACGGAAAGGAAGTTTGGGGGTAGGAAGTTCTTCTTCCTTGTTTTCCTCTTTCTCTTCTTTCAAAGGAGTAAGTTTTGTGCTTATAGAGTTTTGATATTCCATCCGTATAAGGTCTTTTCTTCCTACCTTTTCAAGAAAATCCTTAAAAGATGCTTTTGTCTGACATTTCCAGCAATGGAAAACTCCCCCGTGCACGTCTATCTTGACACCCCATTTCTTTTCCTTTCCACAATAGGGACAAGGCATCCCTTTATTTGAAAGCCACCCTTGCGAACCGAATATTCTAAGTCCGAACGCAGCCTTTACTTCTTCTTCGTCAATCCGTATCACATCACTAAAATTTTAGATTACCTTTTTAAATGCTTTCCATTTTTTGCTCATCAGACTTTTTCTTCCTTGCCGTCTTTTTCGCTTCCTTCCTTTCAGATATTTGGTTGTACATCTCCATTGTCCGTCCCCTGTGATAGAACCTGCGCTTGTCATAATTGGTGGCAATCGTTATCACTTCTTGACTTTCCTTGTAATCACGCAATTTATCCACATAGATACGTGCTGTTGCATTTGCCTTTTCCTCTATTGTCATATTTAGTGTGAACACAAAGGAAAAAGGTTTTACAAGTGTCTTGTCTCCTTCCGTATAAGAACGGTCTATTACTTTGTCAGGATTGTTCCATACTTCAAAGGGCACGTCACTTGTTTGCGTTGCTGTAATAATCGGAGCTTCAATTTCATCAGCAAGGTTCTTTAAAAGCTGCGCGCAAGTCTGTAGCTTTTCTTTCTTGTGATCCGGGTCGCTATCTATTTTTTTGGAAATGCCGGTCTTTACCAAATCCAATGAATCCAAAACTACCAACCCAGGAAAACGCCCATGTGTATTGAAATAGTCATAACATAGTTGTCTTACATCGCTCATAGAAGCCTGTCCGAACTTCTTGAAACCGTACACCTCTATATCTGAACCGGCTTCTTTAATTTCTTCAATCGCCTTTTCAATCTTTTTCTTATCGTTGAGATCAATGCTACCTGACTTGATGTTGGAATAGGACTGGTTTGACCAAAGCTGATCGTATATCTGCATACAGGCTTTCACACCACCTTCCAACTGGATATGAAGAACCGGAACACCTCTAAGGGCAGCAGAGTAACCATGCCATTTAAGTAAAGTGCTCTTACCCAAGCCACTGCGAGCAATCCAAAGCGTTGTGTCACCTATTTCCATGCCACCGAAAGATACATCGTCCAGCCTGTCAATCCCGAAAGGAATTTTTACTGGCTTTTCCGTTATTGTAGCAGCATCCATACGTCTTTCAATCATACGCTGCTGAAAACCCCCAAAAACAGACTGAAAACCCCCTGATTTGGAACGAAAAGACATCTCCACAATCCTTTGCGATTCTTCCGCGTTCACACGGATAGCTTCTTCCTTCTTTCCTTCTTCGTAAAGGTCATGTACCCTTTTGGAAAGAAGTTCAAACTCCGTCTCTTTCACAAACGATTGAAGTTGGTCTATTGCTATTTCTCTGTCTATCAGATTGGCTTTCTTTATTTCCTTTGCAGCATCCAACACAAAGTCATTATCAGAAAATTTCTGACAGATAGCACCAAGCGAGGGAAGTTTTCCCTTTTCTCTATATTGATCGACAGCTTCTCTTAGTATGAATTTGTATCCAGACCATTCTTTAGGGATCAATTCATATTTCAGATGCTCCGAAGCTATACACATTATGACTTCATCCGAAAACATCAATTTAAATATTTCGGACATAAAGCCAGGATTCAGTTTATTCACGATACCAAATTTTAAACCAGATTAATACTAAAACCACTGCTTTCACCTTCCTCACGTAAAGTATTGAGAGCCAGAAAGTTACTCATCACAATATCATCGTGTCCTGAACTTGCTTCCAGTTTTCCCTTATCGCTTCTAAAGGTAATAGAAGCAAACTCACTGAACATCATCTCCACTTTTTCTCTTGTCTCGCCCTCCTTATAAGGAACTTTTATTTGCCCTCTTTCAAACATGGCAGACAAAGACGGAAGTCCAGTGTATAAATCTTTCTTATTCCCTTCCGTAGTGGTAAATTGTTCGATATTGGTAAGTCCTCTTTCTCTTGCAAGTGCTGATAATATCCCTTGGAATCCGTTAGCTTCACATACAATTTTAACAGGTTTGTATAAACGATTGAAAAGAACAATCTTGTCCACCTGCTCATTGTGGGACATGCCTTTTGCGCGAAAATAGTTTATCAGATAATAATTGCCAGAAAAGTCAACACCCCATACGGAATAGACGGTATAGTCAGCGCCAATATTACCGGAAACAGCAAAGTCGCACCCCACTACTACCCTTTGAAGCTCGAATGGATAGAACTCTATACTGTCCGCAAAAGAAACCTTATCCATGCCGGTAGTTGCCCTTCTAAGATATTCATATGGGAAAATAGTTGAGTTATCTGAAATAGGAATCACAAGGTACTCTCGTGCAAACACAATAGAACCAAGCTCTGTCCTTTTCCTTTTTATATCCTCGAACATATACCTGTCAGGGGCAAGGGGTCGTCCATCCGGGAATATGATAGGATATTCAAACAGATAAAAACGCTTATCTCCTTTAATGACATTGTACAATTCATTAGGAGCAGTAGAATAAGGCGTACCGGACACAATCAGATATCCGTAAGGCTCAACAATAGGAGTAATAGTCCCTCTAAATGTTTCCTTTAGCTTTTCTCTTTGCTCATCACTGTAAAGAGAACTTTCGTCCGGCATATCATCTATGATTGCTGCTCCAACGTGCAAACCACGAATAAACCCATCCTTACCACGAACATGAAGAATCGCACCATTCTCACCTTCTATTGCCGTTTCTCCAAGTTTAGCCTTGCCGTTCGGATCAAGTTTTTCCTTCAATATATCGTTGGTAGATATTTCCTCTATGATCTTGTTCACATGCACTTTTGCAAGTGTCATTGTGTTTGTGATCATAGCGGTTTCTTTCCGGTTCTTATTGTCTATCGTATCCCCTCCGTACAACATAGGACGTGTATAGGAGTATAACCTCCATAAGGGGAACGCATAGCACCACTCGAAGCTGTTGTGCGTTACTGTGCCGTCAGCGAGCAAAAACTTATGATCTCCGTCACAAGCAAAACCGTAATATTCACCTTCATCCAGTAAGGTTATAAAGATTTCCGTTTTCTTGAATTTCCCATCCCTTGAAACTCTATAACCTTCATATTTAGCACCTCTCCTTTGGTTCATTTCGGCATTTTCAACAGGAATATAAGTGCCGTCAGCAAGACAAAGGATGTGTCCTTCGCTTACTATATAGCTGTCTCCACCTTTCTGTCTTACTTCGTACATATAGGTTTCTCCGTGATGCAGTTCCAAGACATTGCGAGATTTCAAGTCTTGTCCCATCACCTTATCACCTACCCTTATATCCTGGACTTTTTTTAGCGAACCATCTGCCATAACTATCAAAGTATCAGGAGAAACGCACTTTCCACTACTTCGCGAACACAAATAGCTGCTCCAGGGGAATAACTGTGTAAGATTCCCCCATTCCAAGTTTCGCCATCCCATATTGAAATTGGAAAGAACTGTCGCCTTGAAATAATTAAAAGACAGAATCCTTAGATTTTCATCCATTGAAGCAAACAGATTGTCCACATACCCCAGTTTTTCCGTATCAAGCGAACGTCCGAAATTCATGGCATACTCGGTCTGGTTGATTATAGTGTCCAGCATTTTGTCCAAATCCTTTCTGCTTCCACCAGAAAACAAGGATCGCACAGTAGTGGAAGGAAGTCGGTCTATAATGTCATCCACCGTTGTAAACAACCTTTTTGATTGTAGTTCGGTAAGTATTCCGCCTTTCGAATTGTATATGACTGCCATTGCTACAAAGCAAATTTTTCTCGAAAGGGGTTCCGTGCGGATGAAGTTCCACTGTCAGACACGCCTTCTCCCCTTAACTTTTTTACAAAATTGATCATCAAAAGCGCATTAGCATAGGTATCATCACCTGCGCGATGCGCATTCACCAAATCAATACCTTCTTTTTCGCAAACGGTATGAAGCTGATAGTTTTCCAATTCAGGATATGACATGTGTGCCATTTGCATAGTGTCAATGGAAAACTTTACATACTTCTTTAGATCATCCCCCATGAACTTGAAGAAGTTCTCCAAAAAGGCATTATCAAACCCTACTATGTTATGTCCGCATAATGTGCACAATTGTCTGGGGTTCTTGTACTTCTTAAAAAGTGCCTGACATTTCTTGAATATATCCTTTAAAGGTATAGCCTTTTCCTTTTGAATTGTTTCCGTTATCCCATGCACCGCTTCCGCTTCCGAAGAATAGATAAGACCTTCTTTGTAGTCACGCGGAAATATCATAGACAATTCTTCGCAAACTTCCAACTTTTCCATATCTATTACAACAAAAGCCAATTCTATTAATGCTATGGTGTCAAAAGCAGGTTTTTCTGCGGAAGGTAAACCAGAAGTTTCACAGTCATAGCATATTATATACTTACTTGCACTTTTCACGTTATTAAAAATTTTAAATTTTATCAATTAAATTCACATTATAAAATGTTTACTCTAATAGGGTTAAACGCTACATCATTATTTGTTTCCCGTAAACTCTTGCTATCTCAAACTCTGCCATGCAGCCTTTTGATGCTGCCCAATCAAAAACAAAATAAACAGCATCACACTCCAAAAGAGCCTTAACGCTCTCCCCCATGTAATAGGAATATGGTTTATCCGGTTCACTACAAGCGTCAAAAGGTGTTATCACTTCATATCCCTTTTCTTCGAGCCATTTCTTGACTTGATTTGCGTATTTCTTTGTTTCTTCCAAATCATGCCCTGTTATAGGCAAGCTAACATACACTTTTGTTTTCATCTTCTAAATTTTTGTCTATTTGTATCTCTTACAAGCTGCCAAAGTCTTACATTTCCTCCTTCCGGTACACATGGATCGATATACAGATTTCCTCCACCTATATAAGCAGGAACATTCCCTGTCGTGCTATAAGCTCTAATATCCCACAAAGTGAATTTCTTACCATTTCTTTTCGAGAAATGTTGATTGAAATACTCTGTCATTCCTGTAAGATTCAAATTTTTAGTTAATATTTCCACACTCTATCAGTTTAAAACTAATTTCAGTCTATCGAAATCACGAGAACAATCATCCTCGTTTTCATATCGTATATGGATATTTTTATAGGGGTTGTCCTTCAAATTGACAGCATCCGGCATTTCATTTATGATTATTTCCGGTATCCCCTCATCCGTATATTTCATTTCAGCAGAGACTATGTATATCCTTATAAGTGCCAGTTTCCCGTTTGAAAAGACAAACAGTCTCTCTTTCTTGAAATAGTTCTTTTCGCTCCATTTTATGTATTCTTCTATAAAATCCGCTACACTTGTGTCACTTGGAAGAGCAATCACCTTTTCCAGCTTCTCTTTGAAAATGTTCATTTTCATATCCCCAAGCAATTCGGAAATAGAAGCAAGAAGCAATTCCATGTTTTTATTCAATCGCATTTCCATCTTCGCCTATTTCAATTAATGTGTTCCATTCTCTAAGAACAAACCTTTTGTGATTGTTCTCTGCTTCTACCACTAACATCGTCCCATCTTCCACAGGGTAGGAATCAATCACTTCCCCTTCGAAGTAGTTTCCTTCTTCCGTCCAACATACTTTCATGGTATCAAAAAATTTAGTTATCAATCTTCATAAAGCACATCCATATTGTTTTGCTTTGTCTTCCTGTTGTGTGTCCAAATAAAGGCTTATACGGAATTACTTTTAGTACATCTTTTGCAGATATTTCAGATTCATTCCATTTGAAAACCAATATACCATTTACTTTTAAAACACGCATACATTCTTCAAAACCTTTCTTATTAAGGGTTGCCAATCATCAGGAAGTTTGCCATATTTCTTAGCCATCCAAGACATCTCTCCAAGTGTCTTTAAATGTGGCGGATCAAACACTACCATATAAAAAGATTCATTCTCAAAAGGCATATTAGTAAAGTCACCAACAATATCAGGTTTAACTTCTATTGTTCTTATTTTATCCTTATCTTTTGCATATAACGTCTCTGTTCTTTTATCCATAAATAAAACATTCGGATTCTTCTTATCGAACCAAAACATCCTGCTACCACAACAAGCATCTAATATCTTCTTTCCCATAACGCATATTTTCTTTTACATTCTTGATATATTTCTCCGAAACCTTTCCTCTATGAAGAATAATCGCCCTATCAATATCCTTATTCGGGTTGTAATGTTGTTGATAAATTTCAAACATCTCTCTTGCCTTTAAAGGATCAAACCTATCATTATAGGAGTAAATTCTCTTTCCTTTAATACGGTTCACTTCATCCACATAAATTTTCAACATTTGAAACCTGCCGGAAGCTGAACTTTTAGGATTTCTTGCACTATCGTCACAACCTGATTCAACCATGCAAATGGCATGAACCAATCTTTCCCAAACCACCTTGTCCATCGCTTCTTTCTTGTCACTAATAGCAGGAACTCTAACATCAGAAACAAGTAACGGAAACAAAGATAATATTGATACGGCGATTACTTTCCTCATAAAATTTCCCTTTCTCCAAATTCATGTAACCTATGGCAAGCGGAGCAAAGAAGTTCAATGTTGTCTTTGTCCATTTTCAAGTCCGGTCTCGCTCCGCGTGATCGTATGTGTGAAAAGAAAATGACTTTCGGTTCATCTCCCAAAGACTTTCCACATTTTGCGCATACATGTTCTCTTTCTTCCCATATTTCCATGAATAGGGATTTAAGGTCACCTCTCCTTTCTTTCCCTGTTTTCTTGTCGCATTCCTTACAGAGCCACTTCATCCTATTGTAGATGTAATGGCTCTGCTTACAACAGACACAAGGTCTTGCTTCATATTTTTCTTTCTTTTGCAGTCCCATGTCACCAGTTACCCAAAAGTTTTCCGTCCTGTACAAAAGCCCAAAAGCCTACAGGTTCTTCTTTTGTTATCAGAGGAATAAAAAGCATTGTGTCTATATCCCCTCTACATAAGACTTTCTTTCCGTCTTTTGTGGGCAAATATCCCCACATACCTCTTTTTATTTTCTCTTCCTCTGTAAGAGAATCAAGAAATTTCTGTCTTGCTTTATGCTTCCGCTTTCCCATATTGTCAGAATTTTAAAGTTTTCAATCTTTCAATCTGTTTTTCCAATGACAATATCCGTTTTCTAATCTTTCCATTAACACTTTTCCTTGCTTCTTCTTCGGTAAAGAAAACATCACTGCCTACTTTTGAAAAAACGCATTCCCCTTTGACAATTACCAAATCCTTATTCTTAAATTCACTACCCTCCACAATAACCTTGTTTATAGTTCCGTTTGTAAAGGCATAACGCACATCATACATTGTTCTTTCTTCTTTCATATCGCATATTTTGTATTCTGTTAAACTTCTCTACCAATTCAATCACCCAATCTATCCTTTCTTCACTCCTTTTGTCCGAAAGATAGACAAAACCAAAGCTCTTTACGAATTTAGGATTCCCAAACCACCCATACTTTACAATCAAAAGCTCCGCTCTTTTTGTGTCATAGAAGCAGGGAATAATCTTCACTTCTAATTCTTTTCTTCTTCGCTTAAATCCCCACATACCGTTTCTTTTTTATCTTTCCATTTCTCTTTACAAAGCAATATATATCTGCAACCTTTGCATTTTTCTTCATCAAGCAAATAGCCATCGAAACTGTCGCATAGGATATATCCTTCAGGAGAATCGAAATAAAGTTTCCTTTGCTCGTCCAGGTAACTTTCCGAAACACCCCCTTCTTCATTTTCTATAGGATTAAAAAGTTCATTTTCCATCACAAATTTAGAAGTAAAGTATATATCCCTTTTTGTTCTTTTTTTCCATCTGTCTATGGCTGTTTTCCCTATGACATTCATAAGAGGAACCATCGGAAGGTTAGATAGGGTGAGAACAAACATCTGTCGGTTGAACTGAAACGTAAGATATTCCCAAAGATTTCCTACTTTATCGTTAGACAAAAACTCATCCAGTTTCTCCCTGTCCTTTCTTTTTGGACGGAACTCGTAAGCTGGGTTACTTGATAGTTTTCCTTGTAAATAGCTGTAAATCAGTTTAAATTCCTCTTTTCTTGTCATATCGAAATTGCAATTATTGCATACAAAAACTTAATATTTTTGAAGTTAAAAGAAGGGGAAATTTCTCTCCCCTTACACCGACAAAAATACAATTATTGTATTTATTCCCAAAGCAAATTAATGTTAAAAATTTCCTCTGTCTGCTTTTCCACCTTTTTATAGCGGTTCTGCGTGTTCATATCTCTCTCTGCCACAAGATCATAGTCACTTTTTATAATTTCCTTATCAAGCGACCGACAAAACCACAAACAGATTTCTTTTCCTGCTTCCATATCGCCAAGCGATACCGGTTCTTCCTCTTTTGCTTCATGGAACTGAATCCAATAAGGCTTTTCGTTTATGGAAGATGTGCGCGAAGTAACCGGATTTTCTTCTTCATCCTTTCCCATCCCTATAGCTCCTACTGTGATTGTTCCGTAGGGGTTATCCGTTACAGAAGAAAACCATAATTCAACGTTTTTAAGCGTTTCTGTGCCCTCATTTTTCAAAACAAGAGCAACATATTGGCTACGAGGATTTGAAGCCAAATTAAGGCTTATTTCATCAAATAGGTTACCAAATACATCATTAGGTACAGGTGTAGAAGATTTATACCCTCCCAATGAATCTGAAACTTTTGTCTGCGGATTGTTGTACCCCGAACTGACCGTATAATAAAACCGTAACATAAGCCTTAACTTTTAGAAGTTGACATAAATATATTCCCAAGCGACCAGTATTCACTTTTTACCTCATTGTAAACAGACACAGAACCGCCAGAATTTTGAACACGTGCAATATAATACTCGTCCGGTTCTTTTCCCGGCGGAGTGCTTATGCTAACTTCCGGTACTAAAGAAATGGTATAATCGTCATAAGTGTATAAACCGTTTCGTTGCTCGGAAGTCAACACACCACCTATAGGAAGTGTACCAAGTACAATTACTCTCAAATTGGATTCAGGAGTGAATGTAGTAGCGGACGTAAGAAGTAAATTCTGATTGTCTATTATATTCACAATCTGATAAACGCCATTATTCAAAGGAACAGAACCGTCTTGTTTTTCAAACCGAATAGAGACAGGGGTTGATGAAGATTGACCTCTTACCTTGCCTGTAAAATCCACAGAACCAGAAACGATACCTTGTGAGTTTACGCTTACATACCCCTTTTCATAATTTCTTGTTTTGTAAGCAATCTTCACCCAATAGAAATTGCTGTCGTTCGGTACAAGAATATTATCTTCTACATTGATATCAATAAAGTTTCCAGTACTTGTCAACGCCATACCGGGAAGAACTTTAATTGTCCCAGAGTTTGTTCCTGTTTCCACTTTAAAAGGTTCTACAAGATTTTCATCTTCTGCTGGTTTGTTAACTGTATTAGGATTGATCTTAGACGGGTCATTCGTAATCATCCCAAAGGAATAAGATGCCTGTAACACCGCCTTCATAAGCGGTGCTGTGGCAAAGAAAGAAATCATATTTGAAAGTTCTTCTTTCTCTAAAAAGACATTTCTGCTAACATTTAACTTGCTCATTTTCAGTATATTTTAATTATTTTTGACTTACTATTTCCATCCACTTGGAACACCCTCACAATTCGTACCTGTAAAAGTCTGACTATGACTTGTTACGTTATTGTTTCCAGATTCCGTTATCTTTACATAATTGGATGATCCTGTAAGGATTTGAATAACAGGGACGGTTCCAAGTTTAGAACAACCATAAAACATTCTGTCCATATTAACTTTCCCTACCCCTGCAACAGAACGGTCATAAAAAGATGTATAAGAAACCGCATAAGCCTGTTCTGTTCCTAAAGAAAGATTTGAACAGCCTGAAAACATTTCGGTACAATTCAAACTATTGCCAATATTTTCAAAATTGGTGTTGTTAAACTGATTTCCTATATCCACATTCACAGGACGTGCAGATGTTCCCGGTTGCCCTACATAGTTTCCTGTTCTGCCAAAAGAAGTGAGTGACGTGCATCCTGCAAAGCATCTCCTAAGGTTAGTGAGTGTTGTAAGGTCATTGAAGAACTTAGCGGGAATTTGTTTCACGCCCGTGTTCTCAAACATACTTTCTGCATTCTGCAACTTTCCATTCTTCATATCAAAAGAAGATATGTCAGACAAGTTCTTGCAATTAGCAAACATTCTTGAAGCATTCGTTACACTTGACGGAAGTCCCTGCCCATAAGGAATAGACAAATAAGTACAATTCTCAAACAATGACCGCATGTTTGTTGCCTTCGAAGAGTAAGAGAACATAGCAGTAGACCAACCGTCAACAAGACTTGTACAACCGACAAAGCAACCAGCAAAAGAAACAATGTTTGTACAATATCTGAACCACAATACTGGAAGTTCGGTTATGGCTGTGCAGCCTTGAAATGTATATTGCATATACTGTGCATTCGTTGAATTGCTAAACGGAGAAGTTGTAGCTGATTGACCTCCTGTATTTTTCAAAGCTGTGCATTCATAAAATACAGCATGGAAATCTTCTGTGCCACCTCCCTTTCCAAAAGTACCATTACCAACACATGAAGTCAAATTTTTGCAACTTCTGAACATAGAAGAATGATAAATGCATGAAGTAGGGACAAGTTGTCCACTCGGAAGGCTTGTCACGCCACTACCCCAAAATGCGCCGGCAGCAGAATTGCCTGTCATTTTAGTAAACAACCCGGAAGGAATAGACCTAAGACTTGTGCAATCTCTAAACCAACAGATAACACCCCCTGAAATAGAAGGAATTGTGTTTGTTGCAATCGATGAAAGAATTGTGCATCCTCTAAAGGCAGAATGGTTGCCGCCGGCTGCGTCTATATTATAAGTTCCGGTACTTCCTTGTATGGAAAATGACACGGGCCACTGTTTAATGGCTGTAGCTCTTGTGTGATTTCTGAAATTGGCATACACAGTAGAAGGGTTGCTTGTGTTCCTGCTTCCTCCCTGCACTCTTACTTCGCTTCCTATTATCTCATAAACACCACTTGACACAGAAGGTGTTTGTGGCGACCCACTATAAGAAACAATGAGTGCTTTCCAAAGGTAAAGATAAATGCTACTTCCTCCTGCGTTCGTTGCTTCATCTCCTGTCCCTACACATTCCGAATCCGTAGCGGAAGCATACACATAACCTCCAGAAGGAGAAGAAACCGTTATCCTGCCACTTCCATTTGTCTGATCTGTGCCACTGTAATAAGACGATCCGTCAGGCGCGGTAGCTCTTATATTCACGGAAGCATAAGGTTGCAATACATTTTCCTTTCTAAGATAAATATAAGTTGTCGTAAGCTCATAGTCAAGGGTGAAATCTATATACGTGTCAGCTCCCAATATTGCAATATTGTTTTTCGTTTGGGATTGATAATTGTCTGCCGTACAAGTGGCATTATACGACCCTGATTGTATTCCGGTAAGTGTAAGTTGTCCTTGTGAATTGGTGTACCCGCTCTTTCCTCCATAAGTCACGTAAGCCCGATTAATGTTATATCCATTTCGGGATTTCACTGTAATATGGGCGCTGTAAGTCTTATTGGAAACACCCACCCTTTGTTGTGGCATTGTTTCCTGATTGACTGTGACAGAGCCTTCCGTAGGCTGATAGTCATAAACGGAAACCTCATATTTGTAAGTCTTTCCCATCTGCATCGTAAAGGTCGTTGTACCGTCCGACCCTGTATTCTGCGTGCTAAGTCCTTCGGGTTTTACAGAAGCTCCTGAAACTGGAAGTCCTGTATCGGAATTATAAACATAGAACTGCACTCTCGTTTCTTTTCTTGGCATCGCAACATTCACTGTTTTTGGAAGGTCATTTGGTTGCACAACGCCCGTCTGATCACTGAAATATTGCTTCGAAGCCACCCAATCATAACGCATTCTCGGAACGGAGAATTTGATTTGCCCGTTATTCGTCAGACCTGTCTGTTCTCCCGCTCCCCCTTGATTAAGTGTTATTCTTGTACCATTGGAAATGATACCGTTATCCTCTGTTACAACAAATGTAAGGTCATACAAGGTTTGATCCATATAAATGCTCACCACCTGTGCGGCTCCGTTCACAGTAAACTGCTGTTCCCTGTCCTCGTATTCCTCATAAGAAGCAATAGCGGTATATACTCCATTAGGAAGTTCCAATACAATACCGGAAGAATCTTTTTGTGTAAAATCTTTACCGTTCACATTTACTTTAGCACCTTCAACAACCATTCCTCCAGCACCAAAAACTTTTATAGTAGTCTTGTGGGTAAGTTGTTTCAAGTCTATCGTAAGGTTTGAATTATTGTAAAACTCATAGTTTTCCACATATACCCGTTGGTGATTATTGTCGTAAAATACATCATAAGAATATTTTCCACCCAACACTCCTTCAAAAACAGCCTGTCCATTGTTAGAAGTCTGCTTTGTCAAACCGGCAAATTTCACAGTAGCCCCATTTAAAGGCTTTTTCTCCCCTGTAAAAGTGTTGTAGTCATTTACAGTAAACGTCATGTTAAAAGTAGGCATAGGATTGAAATTCACCTGTATATCCTTATTGCTGTCAACAGTTATATCTCCATTTACGGGAATCCAATTTTGCTTTTCAACAAGATAAGTGTAATCACCCCCAAGTATATTTGTGAAAACGGCTCTCCCATCTGTACCTGTTATTCTACTTTCTGAATAAGCAATGGAATCTTCTGCCGCCAGTTTCCCTTTTGCAGTAAGCGTTACATTCGCTCCTTCCACCGCTCCTGTTGATGAATTTGTAACCGTGAATGTAACTGTATATCTTGGTATCAATATAAGTGTTACGGGTTCGGATTGGTCATCCTGTACATTGATATTCTTGCTTACAGTGTAATAATCTGTCTTGCTTACAGTGTAGGGATACAGTCCTGGGAAAGCCATAAATATAGCGTTACCGGAAGAATCCGTATATTTAAATTCACCATTAAAAGTAACAAGAGCATTTTGTATAGGTCTTTCATTTTCGCCCCTTACAACGAACGTGACTTTCCTTTCATACACATCTCCTTGCATTTGAATATATTCCACCTGCGTTTCTTCATCGTCTTCCAATACCTGAAACAATCTATCTTCTATATCCATGAACAAAGATTTCTTCACATCAATAGAATAATCACCCGGATAAAGCACAATAGATGCTTCCCCGTTTCTGTTTGTTACAAGGACCTTGTTTAAAATGGAAATGGAAGCACCCTCTATATAAGAACCTCTATCGGACAATACTTTGAAAATAACATTCTTTTCTTTCAAAGGACGGATATCTTCACTGCCCATTATGTTTTTATAGGCAACAAGATAATCTTCCGTAAAATTCTTTACCCCGTTCTCACTTGCAAGGGAATTATTAAGATAATAAGCTGCTATTACATCCTTTTCACCTAAGTTCCCTTGATAGAACGGAAGAAAAAGCGGTTTTATCTTTATATCATAAATAAATACGGACGTAAGTGATGCTACTGACCTGTCTTGTGTAAGGTTTAATGACAAGAATTTCATTCCATCCTTCATTTGGAGACCCCTCCCTTTCGGGAAGTTAAGCTCCAACTGCTTTTCATACGCCCTGTTCTTTCTTGAAAGAATTGCACGACATTCATAATACACTCCGGCTACAGGAAGCTCCAGGATTCCTTTGCTGTCTGAAACAAAATTATTGCTCTCCACACTTCCGTAAGATTCTTTACATACCATAGGTTGGATAGCTTCGTCAAACACTTCCACACCGAATTTCAAATTTTGGTTACTTGTCGAAGAAACCTTTACTTTGAAGGAAATCTGATAAGTAAGATTCTCGGAAATAGGAAGGAGCTTCGTTTTGTCAATTTCAGAAGAAATACCCACCAAAGCATTCCCAACGAAAGTCATTGCCTGTATAGGAGTGCCATTGTTGTCTATATCATCCACAATAACAACACCTGTAGGGTTCACAAGTGGATAGGCATTCAAATCTTTTACACTTTCCGTTGTCTCATACCCTTTTGTAACATTCAGAACCGTGTCCGTCCTGTTCCATGTAGGAGAGCTATGTCCCATTGTCCATCCAGTATCACGAGACATCAAAAGGGCAAATATAAACTCATCCTCCGTCTTATATCTAATAAGACGGAGAAGTTCCCCAAGTATCGTGCCTTCCTTGTTTACAATATCAAGTGTTCCTCTTTTTCTATATTCCTTCACATAATTATTGAACAGATATTTCATCTGTTCAAGTGTGTTCACTTCGTCTGTCACAAGTCCTCTGTTTTCAATAAAAAGCTCAAACAGAATCTTGTTTGTGTCAATCTCATTGTATTGCTTAGCATATAAAACAACAAGCGCAAAGATATGACAGACTGTTTCCCAATACGCCTTAAAATCCTCTCCGTCCTTCTTTATAAAAGTAGGAAGAATGCCGGGAGAAGATACCTTTTCAAGTACATTCTCCGCCCATTCCATTACAGCAGGATCGTTTTCTTCGAAGAACCGTTTGAACACGGTCTTATTGTAGATTTCCTGTGACATCCTTAGCTTATTAATAATTAAACTTTCTCAACATATAATCCAACAAGGGCTGATAAATCATGTGTAAGAGGTTGTTCACTATTTCTTGTACATTTATATTTTATACCATTTTGGATATAGTATTTGTCTTTGAATATTTCCATAGGTGGAATGTAAACAATAGGATCATCTATAGTACCTTTGTGTTCTTCATCTACTACTTTCCACAAGCTTGCAGTAGCCGTAGAAGGTTTCCAATTGTCTTGAGTAGTATGTTCTTTTATACATTCCCAAAGAACATTATCAGATAAATATCTTTCTCCTACTTTAACAGTGATACCTGCAACCCATTCTGGATAATGATCTTTAACTTGCAATGCTTCACCTGGAGTAAGATCATATGTATTGATTTCTTTAGTAATCTCTTCATTAAGAACATTCAAAGCTAATATACGACTGAAGTCTCTGTTGATTACAGGCTCTTCTTCTGTACTAGTCCATTCTTCACTATTTAACAATTCAATAAAAGTTGGATCACTAAATGAATATCTTGGAAATGATTCATCTTCAAAAGGTACTAACGTTTCTTCATGTAAAATAACTTTACTCTGATCCGTACTCGTCCTCATTTCCGGTAGGACTTCTATTCCGTGGGACTTTGCCCATACGATGTTTACAATTGCGTATTTCATATCCAATTAATTTTTAATGTTACTTTGCTTTTAGGGTTTGGAGGTAGTTGTAGGCTTTGATACAGTCGTCTTTGGAGAGGATTCTTGGATAAATTGCAAGGTTCTTAAAAGCTATTCGATCAAACCTACCACCACTACTCGATACCTCCAATGTACCACCAGAACCAACTACATTACCTGTATTTGCCAGTATTTCATTCCAATTACGATCATAGGCCCTACCATCTGAACATGCAGCATTAATACTTTTAATTCCGTCAAGACTATTTTTTACTGATCCTGAATTAATATAAAGATCAAGTCCAATCATTGTGTTGTAGATATAAAAACTAGACCCTTTTACTAAACCAGTACCACTCTTTTTATTATCAATAAACTTCCAATCCCCAACAATCGTAAAATCCTTACCCATTTTAAAATCTGAAGAAGCTATCTTATCATCCACCCCATCAGTAACCAGATAGCCAGCATATTGACCTTCTTCATTGTAGCCACTCCCTTCAATAAACCCAAAATTAGACAGTACAAGATCATTACCATTGCCCGTAATGTTGGTAATAGTAGCACGATCTTTGTCCTCGTTGGTTTTGCCTACCACTGTCCATGCTTGGTCGGGGAAGAGCCAGGGATATTGCTTTTTGTGCCAGTTGAGAATATTTTCATCCTCTTCATCGGTAGTAAAGTGACCGTTGGCGATGATCTGACCGGCGATGCCGACTCTAGCAAAAGATGCATAAGTTGCATTCTTCCATAAATAATATAGCCCAGCGTTTTCCACCCAGTCCCCACACGTACCTGTTACAACTTTATTAGTTAATAAGTTCTTAATACATATATTATTACCATTTCGTTTACAAGCAAACAAATTAAACCCATTAACAAAATCAGCATTTATATAATAGTTATTACCCGCTATAAAAGATACATAAACCAAAGACGAATATTCCATGGAAAAAGTTTTTTTGCTATTAGCTCCACACAAAATCATATTCCTTGTCGGATTATTTTGAAACGGGACAAATGCCGTGTACACCGTATAGGTATCCTCGAAGTTAAGCTCCTTCTCGGTAACCGCAAAGTCGTCTACTCCGTCACCGAGGATAAAGCCTGGGTAGAGGGGAAGGATTTCAATCGTAAACTCTCCTCTGGTTGCTCCATATCCGTTATAAAAGTATGTTGGTTTCCCTGCCTCAACAATATCAGCATCAACAGTATATATGCCGTCTTTGTTCCATGTACCGTAGACAGTATTCGTTGTTCCAAAAAAAGCTAATGTTAATTTATTTCTAGGCTGTAACCCCGTTACCCTAAACGTAAAATTCATGTGCTTAGCACCAGGTGGGCTAGCTATAAGGACATAATCATCTAATGTGAATTTGTAGAATGTTTGGTGAATTTCATCGCCATAACCACCAACCCCGGACATTCCCTTCCAGGAGAAGTTTTTCAACTGTAGATCATGTCCATTACCCGTCTTATCTACCCATACAGGATTGGTAGCCATCTGCTCATTAGTAAGACCTAATGCTGAATACCTTGCAATCATACCAGGAATAGATGGAAAAGGAGCTACTCCACCCCCTCCCCTAAATCTCCTAAAAGGAATTGCATTAATATTTCCTATTAAATTCATTGTCAATTCCTTTCCTTAAAAACCTATACTAAGATTGGTTGCCGTTGTCCCTTCTTTCAAAATCTTCTGAACCATGTACATAAGAGGTGACCCCAAATTTGCGCTCACTTCCGCTTCTGAAATGGTGTATTCCATTCCACCTGTCAAGATTACTTTAATTGTTCCTTCTGAAAGAGGGACGATTATAAACGGAACTTCTTGTCCGTTTTGATCGGTCAGAACAATATCTTCGTTAATATCAGATAAGTTCCATGCACTACTGATTAAAGAAGGTGCAGCTTCACCATTAGTAGTTATCAGCTTATTGGAATTAGCTGTTACTGTTCTTTTGATTATATCCATTGCAATGAAAATTTTTAAATTTGATTTATCTAAGTAATTACTTGTCACAAAGATAATCTTTTCCGAACAAACACGGTAAGTTTGTACCTCTTTTATAATCAAAACAAAAAAAGGAGAGCAATTAAAACTCTCCCTTTAGTTTACAGAAATAGGTTCGTTGTGGTAGTATATACAAAATATACCTTCTCCTGGTTTCGTAACATTTCCTGCATCATCATCTGCCGGAGAACATTCTTGTCCAGAGCCATACCCAGCAATTCTTGTTGTTCCTCCGTCCGGAGAAGTAAAATAAGAGCCTCCATAGCCCGCACCTCCCCATGCACTTGCACCGGTTCTTTTTCCAGATAGAGTGTTCAGATATCCCGCTTCACCTTTACTTGTGCCTCCAAAAATAGATTGGACAGGAATAACAACTGAAGATTGAATAGGTTCAGTTACGTTTCCCAAAACAGTATTTTCATAGGAACTTTTATATCCATATCTGCCATCTCCGCCCGGTGCTCCATCTGGTTGCATTCTTGGACCTAAACTGGAAGCACTTTCTTCTTTTGCGTTTTGACTTCCATAACTTCCACTACAAAAGAATGTACCCCTCATGTGGGCAGTAAAACCACCGGAACTTTTTGCGTTATATACAGAATAATTGCCCAATCTATTTCCTTGTGGTATAGGATAATCGGCATCATTTTGAGCATTACCATTTCCATTGTAGGCTTTGTATTCATAAGTTGTTATTCCTAATTTTATGGAATACTCCGTCCCATCCGTCCAAGCTCCTACATTTGGGACACCACTAAATGTAATTTTATTTATTTGACCATTTGAAATATCCGACATCAATATATTAGGAATATACATAATTTGTCCAGTTGTTCCACCCATCAATGCAAATTCATCCCAGGATGACCAATACTCAAATTTTTCACCTCCCCTCCCAACTATCAAAAGAGAAACGTATTTGTATGATGTATCTAATTGGTAAGAGGATTGGTTGCTTGTTATCTGCACCAACTTGTTCGGTTTGGATAAGGTGTATTCCAAATTCACACTTGTTTGATAAACCCCACTTATACTCCCTGTCGTTGAAAAATCACTGAAACCGGAAGATGTAATCTTAATCTGATAATTTCCCGCAGGAATTTTGTCAAACCGTGCCGTATATGTTGCTGGGACTGCCAAACCTACATGCTTCTGTCCTTCCGAATCTGTAAATTCCACATTACCGCCAGTAGGATTTACTTTTACTTGCACCATGTACAGTGGGGTAAGGTTTACTTGCACCTGCATTCCTTCACTGTTCACTGTAACACTTTGCGAAGTCTCTTTTGAAAAATCCCCTTCTGGAACGTATAAAATGTACTGTCCATAAGGAACGTTGGTGAACGTTACGGTAGTGGTTATATTTTTAGTCTGAATCACCTCCAGTCCCGTACTGTCCTTTAGTTGGATTTGACTTGGCATACCTTGCATTTGTTCAACTCTCCTTACTTGAACATTAATAGTATTGTATATCTGCAAAAGGAAGGTGTTAAGCGCAGTTTTCCCGTTTACTTCAACCGTTTCTTCTTTGCTTTCAAATCCATCTTTAGAAAAAATTACTTTATAGCTTCCGTCCGGTACAGATAAAACAACTGTCCCGTTTTGTGAAGTTGTACCGGAAGCCACCTGTACCCCTCCTTCCTTATTTTCAGTCACAACAACCTGTACGCCGGAAATGTCAGTTGCCCCGTCTAATGTGTTCCTGTGAACAACTATAGAAAGCTCGCTTGCAGGCTGCAAAGTAACCTCAATTGTTTTCGCTTCATTTAATACACCGACTTTCCCGTTCTGCGTTACATAACCGTCAGCACTGACCTCATAATCATAATCAACACCTAATGCAGCGGAAATAACAGCTTCTCCATTGTTGTTTGTGTTCTGCTGATAATTGTTTGATGCAGATGTCATTTTTACAAGAGCGTTCTGAATAGGAATTGCTATGTTAGATAAAGGAAGAAGGGTAAAAGGCAAAACTTTAAAACTGTCGCTTTTACCTGGTTGAGGAGAATTTCCATCTAGCCAATAAAGAGTTGCGTTATTTGAATCTCCATACTGGGTACATGTTTGAATGGATTCGCTCCCCCATAAAGAAAGACCCAATGTACTCAAAATCTCTTCCACCTGTGTTTTGTAAGAATACAAAGTAGTTACTTCACTAAATGAAGGTAAATATCCACTCTGCCCATTCCCAAACGTATATGTCTTGGCGTATTCTGCCGCAGGTGCATTGCCAGTTCTCAATTGAGATATTATCGTGTCGGTATAAATGAAACCATGCGTTGCTTTATATAAGCTTGAGGATGATACGCCAGTACTTAACATTGGTACATTGGGGATCAAAGTTCCTTGTCCTCCAAAAGCGTAGTCTGCGACACTTATATCCGTCGATATCATAAACGAATCAGTATCGGTTGAAATGCCTATACCACATACATCAGACGTTCCTTTACCAGATGATGTCCATTCTTCTTTTGTGTAACGATTGTTATCCTTATCATAGATATACACACCATTTGGAACAGGATTGTATTCATAGGTACAGAAAGGACGAACTGTATATGAATTACTTTTGGTCGTTCCCCTTTTTGTGCCATTAACCCAACCAAAAATCCAAGCATCATTTGAATTATATTGTGTCGAAGTCCAATATGAACCACTACTCAATGGATCTGAACCGATTGTCGCACTTATTGAAGTGTCGATCTTAACTCTGCTTAATTGAGCTACACCCCACTGTCCACAAGAAGGCAAAAACCAAGAACCCGCTCCAAATCCTTCTGTAGAATAAGCTGCGCACTGATGTGCCGCCGTGCTTTCCGTTGGTTTCGCTAATATGATGCTTTGAGAATTTGTCTTACCTGCAAAATCACAAAGAGCTAAAGATTCATTTGTTTCGGTAACTACATTAGGAATAATGCCTAATGTCTGTGCCCAAAACGCCGCGTCCACATCTCGCAAAGCAATAAAATCAAAATCCTTGCTTCTTACATCAGTAATGACACCGACACAAGTTTTAGTACTGTCCAATTCAGTTGACCATGTTTTATCACCATACACAAAATCACCTATTTGAGGGCGAATAAGTGAAGACTGTTTTGAAGTTACCTTAAATGTTACATTTACATTATTTGCAATCAAAATTTCTTTGTTGATGGCAGGTGCATTTACATTCAACATGCCTGATTGTGTTTCCAAAGGAGAAGGTGGGGTAACGGTATAATCATAGTTTCCGTATAAAACTTTATTTGCCGGGATATCTGAACTTATTGCCTTTTTGCCATAGAAAGATATTTTAACATTATTCACAGTCTTCCAATCTTCCAAAGTAATATTTACACCTTCTTTTGGCTTTATACTTATATCAAAATATGACCCCCTATTATTGGAGATGTCAAAAGCAAAATTAGATAGCTGGATTCTCTCTATTACACCTTCCTTAAATAAAATCGTTGATACTGAATTTCCTGTTTCTGAAATTTCATAACTAATATCAAATTTTTCTGGAATGTTTTCTACAGATATCCCCATATCTATATCACCCAAATTTATTTTAGCAGATTGATCTAACAATCCTCCAAAAGCAAGCATGCCACCTGCATCCGCCCAAAAGAAATAGCCTTCAGCATTCTTTGATTTGGGAACAATTTCATTTAAAGTAAATGTCTTGTGATTGCTATCCCATTGCCCCGTTATTTTAGTAAATGTATCTTCAATAAAAAATAACAATTTTGAAACAGTGTCCGATGGTGGCTGTTTGTATTCAGTCATAGGATTTACACAAAATCCTTTAGGGAAATTGGATTTAAATTCTTCCTCAGTCCATGGAACGTCTTGCGTTGGAAGAGTATATACACTGGGTGTGTAAAAATCCAACCCCTCGGAAAAATCCGCATCACTATCTTGTGACCACTCAAACCCGCTACTGTCAAACGTCATAGTAGCTACGCCAGACGAGTTAGTCGTCCCTTTGTATTTGTTAGATGAATCGCTTCGATCTGTCATTTCGATAATGGCATTCTCAATAGGAGAACTATCATTTTGACTTTTTACAGTAAATGTAATCGTTGAAATTTGAAGCATTTCAACGATTATGTTCTGGTTTCCATCTGCAATTGTAAATTCACCTGTTACATCTTTATAACCGGATTTCTTTGCTGTATAGATATACTGTCCGTTCTTGTAAGCCAAAGTAAGAATGCCGTTAGAAGCAGTAGCTCCACTTGCAACGGGTGTATCTGGATATTCTGCCTTAGCAAAACTTATAGCTACATCTTGTGTGGACGGAACAGTCTGAAAAGTAACGTTATATTTTACATAATCAGCTAAATCCAATTCAATGGTGCTTGCGGCGGTTGTCACACTAAATGTTCCGCTTGGCACTTCCACCAGATTAGGATTATCCGTACTTGTAGTAGGAATCTGATATTGATAATCCCCTGTAGGAAGATCAATTGCCGCGATACCCTGACTGTTTGCTACAATGGTTTCAGGAAATGCCCTTGTGCTGCTTTGTCCTACAATTATCTTTACATCCGCCAAAGCAGAATTTCCTACCTTTGTATGGAATGTAACTGTCGCTCCAGGAACAAGTGTTATCTGTACACTTTTTTCAGCTTCTTCGATTCGCACATTTCCTGTCCCGTTTAAAAAACCTGTTTTTGAATAAGCGTAAGTATGCGTTCCTGTGGAAAGATTTATTGTTGCTATACCGTCTTGCCCCGTTGTGATTGTATTATTACCATCAATAGTAATTTCAACGCCTTGTGTGGCTGGTGAAGTTGTAAATGTAGTTTCAAATCCATAAGTCAATTCTATCACTTTCTCCTGATCGGCATCCTGAACACTTCCCACTCCTTCTTCCGGCGAATATCCTGTGAGTGACGCATTCCAATCATAAGCACCGTTTATTACCTGCACAGGATCAGTTGTTCCATCGTCTTTTGTTTTAAGACTTACAGTATTTCCACTTAATATGGCCGATCCACTTACACTGACAGTCGCATCTTTTAAACCTGATTTTCCTGCGGCGGTCACTTTAAAGGTAAGATTCCATATCTTCTTTAAAATCTGTGTAAACGTTTCTTCTTTTGTTACTTCGAAAGACAGGACTTCCCCCTTATAACCTTCTTTTTGGAATATAGCCGTGTATCGCCCTGCTTTCAGTTTTACGGTGGCTTCTCCGTTTGTTTCTGTTATGATACTCCCTTCTCTGCCTGAAATATCAATAGACACTCCTTGCAAAAGATTGGGCGAAACCATGTTATCTTTTACTACAAACGTAATATTATATGATATAGGGGGAAGTTGAGCTAATACGTTCTTGTTGCTACCGGAAACTTCCACATTACCTTGTGTCTGAACATACCCTTCCTTCGTTACCGTATAAGGATACTGACCGTCAGAAAGACGAACCGTTACCAAACCACCCTGCGAAGTCTGATAGTCCTTTTCGTTGATATGAATATTAGCGTTTTCAATTGCAACACCTTCATCTGTCTGTACAGTAAATACAATATCGTATTTCTTGTACTCCATATTTACAGGAAAAGACGGAATATCTGCACTTACAACTTCCAGCTCGCCTAAATAATCGTCCATACCATTGGCAACCACCGTAAATGGATATGTACCATTTTTTAACTGCAAGGACACCTCGCCATTATCCTGTGTCTGATAAGACGTTGTATTTATCTCCACTGTAGCCCCCTTAATAGGTTCTTTCAATGGATTTTTTACCGTCATTATGACGTTGTAAAGTCTTGCTTTTAAACTTATTACACTACTGTTATCACTGTCAAGAACAGTAACCGAAGAACTGCCGTCATAATATCCCGACTTTGTTACGGTATAAGGATATGTCCCGTTTTGAAGGCTTACATTGACTTGCCCTCTATCATTTGTAGGGTAAGAAGAACCATTGATATTTACTGCTGCTCCTTGTACCGGACTACTGTTATCACTGTCAAGAACAGTAATAACCACATTATAATGTTTCAATACAAGGGTTCTTTGAATAAATGTATCCTGTCCTTCTACATTGAACGATCCGGTCAAATCATCATATCCCTTTTTCTGCACGATGTAGCTGTAATTCCCACTCTTTAATTTTATAGTAGCTTGACCAGAACCGTTTACATTCAATACTCCCAGCTGTCCTTCTATTTTGATTGTAGCTCCTTCTGCCGGATTCCCCTGATTTACCTGCGAAATATTAAATTCCACATTGTATAAAAAGAAATCCATCTCAAAGGTAACGTCCGCATTCTGGTTGTTGACCTTAATTTCCCCCTGTAAAGTATCATACCCTGTCTTTTCAATTGTTACAGGATATTCACCATTTACAAGTGGTATTTCCGCCTCTCCATGCTGATTCGTAAGATATTCTCCATTGTTCACCTTTACAATGGCATTCGGTATAAGTTGATTTTCCTTATCCTTTACAATGACAGTAATCGTCCATACCTTAAATTCCAATTCAGGATATACTTCTTTATCTCTACCATCCACAACTACACTGCCGGAATACTCATCATATCCCAACTTTTCAATAGTGTAGGGATAGTTCCCATTCCTTGCGAGTAAAGAAGCCACACCTTGCAAATTGGTAGTGGTGGTTCTGTCATCCATCATTACATTTGCATAAGGAACAACCCCTCCCTTTTCGTCCGTCACATGGAAAGTGACCGTATAAGGAGCCAAAACCATTTGTACATCAATGGAAACACTACCGTTCAACACTACAAACATTCCTTCTACGGGGATATATCCCGAAGCGGAAACAATATATTCATACTGTCCGTTTGCAAGTTGGATAATAGCTTGCCCATTGTCATTTGTTATAACAGCATTGTTCCCTATAGAAATATTTGCACCTTCCACAGTACCACCTTCCGAATCTGTCACATTGAAATAAACCTCTTGATAAAGGTTCAATGAACTATCGTTGATGCCTACAAATAAATCTTCCGGTTCAGCCGGATAAAACAACGGCGAAAGATTGCTGTCAGAATCATACAAAACATTTCCGTCTTGATCGCGCATCACAAACCCTCTAATACGAGGAAGCTGGTTTGCAGGAACTTGCTGGTCGTAATACGGAAAGAAATACTCGTCCGGCACGTATTTCACGCCATCGGTCTTTTTTACAATATCCAGCAAATCGTCCCATTCCACAATTTTACCCGGTGTCCAAAAACGGAAATCAAGGTATTTTGTAAGATTTATCTGTATATTCTGACGAACAGTAGCAACATCATAATCTGGTTGAAGTTGTACACGGAAATCCAATCCTCTTTCTGAACCTACATAGAACCAATCAATATTCTTGATACCAATACCGACCACCTTTCCTTCAATATTCAGTTCTGAAATACCAAAATAACCTTGTGCACTTTCAAGAAGCGTATCAAGTTCTTCCTCTGTAAAGAAAATTCCGTTCTGTGAAACGATATAAAGATTGTATATCCCCTTTTCGTCCAATCCGGCTGTCATTACTTTTAAAACACGATCATCTATATTGTTAAGTGTCTGTGTCCAGTATTCTATTGTATTCTTGCTAAGGATATTCAGATTGTTCTTGATACGGATTCTAAATGTTTCATCATCCTCACTATCACGACCTCCGATAGCGTAATATTCGTTCGTGCACTCAATATGTCCTTGTGTCTGCGGAGAAACATTCGTAATGCTGTTAGGCGGTACATTCGTTGAGTATCCTGCGTTAACGCTTCTCACTTTCACGTACCCATAACCACTTTCTCCAACTGTCAACGCTTCATCAACCTGAAAACGAATACCATTCTTGTTTACAAAAGTAACAGAAGTGTCATATACCGTACCTGGATCAGCAGATACCCTTATATATGTCGAAGAACCCAAAGCACCCTTACGAGGACTTACACCATACAAAGCAGCAGCCTTATCCAAATAAGCACCTGTGGCTGTATCCGGGAATATCTGCGCTTCCTTTATGGCGATATCCTTCATCGCCTTTTGAGCAACCTTCGCCACTCCAAATGCTGTAGCATTCACAACCGAACCGTCAGCCACATTGCTTACTTTGACCGTCTTATCTAAAAACATCTCTATAAAAAGATTCTTTAGATTTGTTATCGTTGCACTGGTTTTTGTAATCATCTGAATATCAATTATATAGGAATATTTACTAAATAATCTTTCTTTGTCACCGTCTTACATTGCAAAGAAAGGAACACGGCATCTTCCTCTCTTTTTACATCTATCAATTCCACAGAATCCCATCTTGAATCCCTTTGAAACATATTCATTATATCCTTGAAAATAGAAGGATGCTGGATTGCATTTACTGTTGTTCCTATGAACTCATTGGCAATTCCATAATCTTTAAACTCCGGTATCGCTCCCTTTTGGGAAGAAAGAATAGTATCTAAGGCTTGATGAATTGCTTCGTCACCTACTACTATCTTCAAATCGTCATTCTCGAAGATAAAATTCACATCTATATCACGACCGAGAATGTTATCTCCGACAAGAACATCTACAACCGTATCAAGATAATTGTTTCCAACATTCTTTAAGTTGACATAAAACTTTCCTCCACCATCAGAGAACGAATAATCTGTTTCCTCTATATATTGTGGTATTGTAATATCCATCCAATCATCCTCCGGGTTGGCACTATTAAGCTGTCTGGACACATCTTCAAACCGTTCCCCTGTCCGAAGTGTCTTTTCCATCTGCAAAGTGTTGTTTCTATCCAAAGAAGAACTTCTAAGCCATCTTGCCGAACTCTTGATAGTGGAAAGTTTAGTTTGTGTTTCTGTGAAATTGTCCAGAATATCCCACATGGAAATATCATCCAAAGTATTTTCATGCAGAATAAACAAAGGCTCAATCGTTTCCGATTCCCTTACAAGTTCCACAAGGCGCAAAAAAGAATCCTTGTCCATCTCTCCACCATTACTATAATAGTCCACAATAAGAGGATAGTCGTTGGTACAGAAATCAACGAACTTCTGGAAATATGACTTTATATCATATCCCGTTACGTTGTAAAATTTTTCAAAAGCCTTATCCATTACCCAACAGACCTTTAGAGATTGAACTTGCAAATTCATTTATGCCCTTTTGTATCACATTAGAGGCGCACATTTCCAAAAGCGAACCTTTACTACCACTTGTTCCCGAAACCGCTTCTAAAGGAGCTATAACGGTCATTTCAAGGTTATATTCCCATATCATGTTCTTTGACACGCTCTGACTGAAATTAACGCCACGTGAAGGGATTGTTACAAGGTAACTCTCACCAAGAGCCATGTTATAGAAGAAAAGTTTCATGGGGAAACCATTCTCGTCAACACCATTACTTTTATCTATGATAGATTGCAATATCTTGATACAGCCATATCCTGTTTTGATGCCGGCATCGAAAGAAGGCATTTTAAGAGAGCTTGTAGATTTCCCTTGTAGCTGATAGAGATAACGCTTTCCTGCCGATATACTAAAAGCTGCACCTGTCAAAGAAACACTATCCGAACCGCTTAAAAGAATCTTGAATGTTCTTCCGAAATTTCCTTTTATAGTGATTGTCTGTGGCATGAAAACAGGGGAAGTGAGAACGGTTACACCTCCTGCCGTATTGACTACCGTTGTTCTTTTCGGTTCACTCTTATCTATACTCTCCGGGCTAATAGGGAAAGTAAAGACATCAATTGTGTTTCCTTTGGAATCTGCCAACTCCAAAGAACACATATACACTTCAAAATCATTCGGGAACTGTGCCGACATCATGGATCGTCCCAAATTTTTAAGTGTCGATTTCGCTGTTTTTACTACTGAATCCAAAACTGCCACGGCTGAAAATATTTAAATCGTTTTTCAAAAGTACAAACTTTTCTCACAATCTCCTACCCTTGTGTTATCTTTTCGTTCTCATAATCAGAAGCAACGAAATTTTGTGCCGTCTGCATAGGAGATGTAACAGGAACAGGAGCGGGACTTGGCACGCCAGCCGTTGCTCCAACAAGAAATGAGCCTGCCGGGACGTTATGGGTATGGGAATTGAATGTATTTACAAAACCATTTAATTTACTTGTAAGATTATCCAATTCAACCAAACCTTTCAACCCTCCGCCATTGAACTCAATAATATCATTATTCATTTTCAAAGTGGATTCTCCTGTCTTTAAATCTAATTGTTCTTTAGTTATTGTACTTTGTACATCTTCCCCAATCTTCACAGCAACACCTGTGTTGTTCACTTGTAAAGATTGTTCTATTTCCTCCGTTTTCCAATGGAAATAAACCTTTTCCAAATCCATAGAGACTTTTCTTTCTTCTTCTTCCGGTTTTTCTGGATTCACAACCTTTGCTTCTATCTGCGTATATCCCTTTACGGAAACATTTGTTCCTCCGGTTACATTCACGCTTCCAGTGGATTCAACATTCACTTCCGATTCTTCCGAACCTGTAGCAAGAACCTTTACAGATGCTTTTTCGGGAGAATTAATTGAAACAATTACTGCATTGTTAGCCGGATCAACAGATAAGGATGCAGTCACATTTCCTACTGTCTTTCTAAACTGAAACGTGTTCTCTTTCCACATAGGAGATTGGTCGTTTCTCGGATAACTACCTATCACAATAGGAATACCGTCATACGGATTACTTGCTATCACTACTGCCGACCCTTGTTCATTTTCTTTCTCCGGGAACTCGATATTGGCAAGAACTTCATTTGTTATGTAAATATCCCGAAAGAAAGCTCCCCCATTTCCCATAACAGAAACACGTCCTCTCCTTAAACAGGTTTCCACATACAAATCCCTGTCCACTCCGTTAGGAATAACTATGAACCCGAATGAAATCGCTTCGGGAGACGCATTCAATTTTCTTACTTTTCCTCCTGCCATGCCTAACTGAACATTTTGCGATTTAAGAAATACTCGAATTGTTTTCTATCCACCTTTGGAGAAACAAGCGTAGCGATCTGATCTTTTTGAGCTACTTTAACTGCATTTTTCATTTCCGTCAAATCAACCAATTTGAAATAATCCGGTTTTACATCCTTACTTTCTTCCCCTGCGTTATCCTGTCTATTCTTTACAGAAGAGAAAGAATTGGAAAGAATAGGAACGTACATGCCTCTTTCCACTTGCATAATAGTCTGTCTTTGCAAATTCCCATCCAAGAAAGAAACATTGTTGATCACAGAGGACACATAAAAAAATTCATTTGTCGGTTCAAAGTAAACAAATGTACCGACCTTTATTCTTCTATCCCCATTTATCGTAATAGTACCTGTTCTCGTAAAAGGAAGATAAGCTGTTGATTCTATAATGTATATAAGATCATTTAACGCAGCTTCTTGAAAGTTAGCAAGTGTCTGCGTCTTGTTCACTCCGTCCGTTTCCTTGTAGTTCAAATACTGATCTGTAAAGGACATTTTCTTGTTACCAAACACTTCGGCATAATCATCCAAATACACAATAGGAACAAAAGCAAGACTTGTCGTATTCCTTTGTCCGGCATGATTATCCATTACTCTTAGCTGATACCAAGAATAGCTTCTTGTATCATAAGACAAATCATATCCTTGCAAATTATCGGAAGCAATCGTTACATACTGTCCGTTCTTGTAAGCTCCCAAAATAGCATCCTTATTGAATGGAGGTTGTCTTACAACCACATCTATCGTATTAACGTAGGTATCAAAGTAAAATTCCACCAAAGGAAACTGACATACCCTCGTCATATACTCCAATAACGTACCGTTCGGATTGGCAATGGAAGAATCAATAAGAACCCTTTTTTCGAGAATATCCTCCACAAATACTTTCACTATCTGCCAAACACCGTTAACAGGACGTTTTTCTTTTGCTCCAATATCATATCCTTCTGTTCTTTTGTCTTGCCAAGAATCAAAAACGCTGTTTTTGGCTATTCCTATCGTTGACATGACATTTACAATAAACCATAGACACTCCCGTATAGGCTTTTCTGCGTATGACCATAAAAGATTTGAAAAAGCTCCTGTAAGGACATTTCTTTTAAACCAAATACTATCCTCACTCATTTCGTACCAATGAGAAAACGTATCAGTAGCATTCAATAAAGGAATGAAATAGCACCCGTCCTCCATAAAGAGTTTGCTTATATCCCTTCCTTCTATTGTGATGGATTTTACGTTTCCCTGTGCTTCAAAAGAAGATGTGCGGGTGTCCACAAATCCTATCATATCCCAAATATTATTTTTGGCTATTTTAGAAACAGGAATTTCCAAGTTCACTTGCTTTCCTAAATCCAAATCTCCCGTTGATTTTTCCTTTTTCAAACGTTCGAACCGGATAAAGACTATATCGTTATTCTGGATAAACTTTTCTTGAAAAGATTTGACTTGCGCTCCCTCATTGGAAACAAGATTAAACTGTTCTACAATAGATTCTCCAAAAGCAAAAGAACTTTCATTAGCATAAAAAGGTGATAGCAAAACGGTAAATTCTCCCGTCTGTTTCGATTTTGTCGTTACTACCTGCAAAACATAAGGGGACAAATCCATAACCTTATCCAAAGCCTTGATATATACCCATACCCTTACGTTCATGGAAATTATCTTAGCGTTTATCCCTGTTCCTTTCAGAGAAGATGTAACGCTTGTGTCAGGCAAATATTCTTCATCACTTATCAAGCTTTCATAGTTTTCTCCCCAATAAGCCTTAAAACTTCCTTGCGACACAAATTGGCCTTCTTTTGCGGCTTTTGTAAGGGATAATGGCGTATCATCTTTCGGGCAGAACAAAGTTGTTCCTTGCTTTACATAAGGCAGCGTACCGGAATCATAATCACTTTTATATTTCGCTTGTTCCTCTTTGTCATAAGTTCCCCAAATAATATCAAGATTAGAAACCCCCTTTTCGTTCTTTACCTTCAATAAATCAGATGGAGTATATTTTTTCTTCCCAGTAGGAATAACCTTTTGCCATATATCAATAAAATCCTGTATAGTGGAGTATTTATACGCCGGAAGTGGGTATATTGGTGGTACACTTGTTTTGCTGTTATCTTTTTCTGCCATAGACTATTCCTCCGATCTAATCATCTTTTTAAAAAACGCTTCCATCATAATACCTGGAAAATTCTGCAAAGCTGTTCTGGCGGCAGTTGCCGTAGCTCCATCTCCCTTATCAAGGGCATCTTTATATTGCGTAAACAAATTCTCGACAGCGGTAGGGAAACTTGTTATATTATTATAAATTCCATTTATAGCATTCAGTATCTTACCCAATCTGTCTATATTCGCTTCACCAATTCCAATCATTCTGTTTTCATAAGTGGACATCATCTTTTCGCCGGACGTAACGGTTCTTTCGGCAGCAGTAGGTTCATATCTGTTTGTTGTGTCATTCTGTTCCCTAAGTGCTTGCCTGGATTCATCCACTTTCTTATAAAATTCTCCAAAGTCAATATCCCCTTGTCCAGTAATCTTATTAATATCCGTATAGGAAAGGTTTGTAAATGCCCCTCGCATCAAATGGCGAAGCATTTCAAGACTTCCTCCCGATATTTCCTTCAATGATTCAAGAAACCGCTTCATTATATTTTTATCCCCCTCACCTCTTGACAAATCTTCCATAGCTGCAAGAATTTCAGAAGGATTTGTCAATCCTGTGGCTTGTTGTGTTGCACGAAGCAAAAGAGTTTGCGTTACATCATCTTGTGAAATCCCTTGCCCCATAAAAGCCTGCTGTACACGCTCCAATTGCCTACCTTCCATTCCGGTCTGCAAACGAACAGCACGCATGATAGAAGCTATGCTTGCTGCATCTATTTCACCTGTACGAGAAAGAATATCATCGGCAGAACGAATAAAAGTAGTCATACTTTCATCCATCGTAGAAGCGATTTCGCTAAGAGGGATTTGAAGCTGTTTCATAGTCTGTTCAAACGAACGGATAATAGCAGATGAAGAAGCAGTTTGTCCTTCCTCTGTACGGGCAAAACGCATCGCACCTTGCATTCCCATTACAGTACGGTCACTAAGTCCATATAAACGCTGTACAGCCATCAAACTTTGTGTTTCCGGTACGGGCGCAACTGTTCCCTCTTTTCCTCCGGCGGCACGGATAAGCGCAGCACGTCTTTGAATATACTCCCCTACATTCATTCCAAGAGCACCAGCAGCATAGCTACCTTCTCCAAAGGCTGTGCGCATGGCTTGTCCTGCGGAAACACCCATTGTCTGCGCATAAGGTATGGTTCTCTTTTGCGCTTCCATAGCCTTTTCAACAGATGTAGTGAAAATACCCGCCATGACATTAGCGACCGCAGTGGTTACGCCACCCAAAAATCCCCCCACACCAGGTATCAAAGAAAGTCCTTCTCCTACAATTCCGCCCAAAGAAGATATAAGTCCTCCACCCATAGCAGCAGGACTTTGAAATGTAGCTCCAACACCGGAAATCACTCTTGTGGCAATGTTAGTAGCTGTACTTCTGTCACTTCCTCTTTGTACATTTTCCCTTCTTTCTCTTGTAATAGGTGTTTCTTCTCTTGCTGGCACTGGTGATGGTGTGGGCACTGGAATAGGCTGTATTCCCGATTCACCTACAGAAGAAGTTCCTCTTTGATTGTATAGAGTTTCATCAATGGAAAAAATACCTTCTTGTATCCCCTCTAAAGCGCGTGCTCCTGCTTGCACGTTTTGAAGAATTTGCTTTGTTATATCAGACAAATCGCTATTACCGGAAGAAATGGCTTCCACAATATCACGAAAACCTTCTTGATTTATACCAAGCAAAGCCGAGAGGTCGATAGCTCTCGTGCCTCTATCTTGATAGGATTCACCTCTTTCTCCCGAAATGTCCGCTTCCGGTTGCTTTCTTCTTCTCCTTCGTGTAGGTGTTGCAGTTTCTTGATCTTCTCCTTCCGGTTGTGGCGTAGGCTGGACAACTGGACGTGTAGGTGTTGCAGCCTGCCTACCCTTTTCGGAATTTTGCTGTCCCAAAAGGTTCAATTGCTCCCTAAGTTGGTTAAGTGCGTCGTTCTGCTGACGAATAATGTCGTTATTGTTTTCGACTATTCTTCGCTGCATATTCTCAACGTCTCTCCCGACCGACCTAAGTTGAGAGACATCTACCGACACCCTAAGTCTTTTTTCGTTATCCATTTTCCTTACCTTTTTCTTTTGCCTTTTGCTCCATCTCGATCATCTTAAACATCTGATCTTCATAGAAGGCAGTATCTTGTTCCGAAATTTCACCTTCCGGTGCTTTCAACCAATCCCCGATATTGGGAATATATTCTTGTGTCTTTTCCTCTCTTTCTTTCTTTTCTTGATTAAGTTCATAAAATGCCTTTTCTTCTTCGAACTCCATAAGTTCAGTAAAGAAATCACACTTCTTATGTTCTTCCGAAAGAAAAGGAATATTGTGCTTGTTCCTAAACCACCTGTCAATAGGAAAAGCGTTATTCCATTTTATAACAAAATTCCTATATTCTTCCCGATTCATTAGTCCACAGAAGAAAGTATTTTTTCAGCCTCTTTCAAAAAAGGAAACACCTCGTTCATGTAAATATCGCTGATCTCCTTAAAATCTTTCAGCCCAAGTTCCGAAAAACTTTTTACCTTCAAATCCGCAACCAACTGCGGGCAAAGAACGGATAATGTTGCTTCAACGTCAATCATATCCAACGCACGCTGTGCTGTAATGGTAGGATTACCGATCAACGAGTTATAGCTTCCTTTTCCTAATCTCTGTTTGTTTACTTCGATCTGATAATACTGTCCTACATTAGGAAATTGAATTTCGTACTTTCTTCCTTTTACTGTAATTTCTTTCGTATTCATACTCTATTTTGTGATTAATTTGTTGATACATGCAAAGATAGTAATAAAGCAGAGAAAGTAAGAATTTTGACGTTATTTCTAAAATACCAACTATTTAGATGCATTCGCACTCAAATGTGGTCCGGTATTAACTATTTGTTTATGAATAAATTAGCTCCAAAAAACATATCAAAAGTAACAAAATTTGGGCCAATGTATCGCAATGTACAAATAATTGAATTTCAATATAATACATCTAAATCTAATACTATAGCAACTAAATTTATAAAATGAAATATCCAAGAAAAAACTACTAATACATCTCTATAACAATAAATTTCTTCTCCAAACTAATAAAGCGCGGATTTAAGTCTTTTAAACTTACTCCACGCTTTGTAAAATTCAATATATCATTGATGTGTTTCTAATTTTCCCTTGTTCTTAATTTCAACTCTATTTTCTTTTTGATATTTAGCTCTTTACAAATAAAATCAACAAGCTCTTGTGATCCCTCCGTAAGGGTATTTCCTTTGCTAAAATTTTCTTTAGAAAATAAAGGCTGCGAATTTCTCCAATTAAAACAAACTCTTTGATCGTCTTTGTCTGTCAAATCAAAATAGGAACAAGGAACAATATGATCAACGTGCCAAATCTTACCGTAATTATCCCAAGACATTCCTTCTTCAAATTGAGATTCCATAAAATCTATGAACTTTTTTCTGGAGCAACCAACCAATTCGACCATACATCCATTATACGTTGGACGATGGATCATTTTCCTAAGAGAATTATGTAAGCGAAGATTCATCCTTGCTTGTTCATTTTCATCAAGTCTTTTCTGTCCATACGCTCGCATATATTCCCTGCCTTCTTTTGTTGCTCTAAATCTGGCCGATTTTTCTTTATTCTTCGCCCTGTATTCCTCTGTATGCGATTTTTCTCTGCGGTACTCATTGTAACAATCCTTACAACTATAATGAAAACCTAACCTATTGCTTGTGTCTTTAGGGAACATATCTAATGGCAATCTTCTTGCACATTTAATGCAAACAAAAAATTTATTTCCGTTTTCATCTATCTCTATTTGTTTTAACTCTTTTGGGTGAGCTAAATTTTTATGATAATACTCGTGAGACTTTTGTCTATTCTTCTCTTTATATTCCGGGTCATTCCTTCTCTTTTCATTTATTCGCTTTCTACTTTCAGCACCCTTTTCAGAAGCATGATATTTCTTATAAATCTGCTTTCTTCTTTCTCTTTCTTCTTCTGTCATACTTTTAGAAGAAAGGCACTCTTTACATCTACAAGTCAAACCGTCAGAAGCTGTACGATTCTTCTGAAACATCTCAATAGACAATTCTCTTTTGCATTTAGAGCAAATCTTTGTACCTTTGTCAAAATTAGCTTTCATAAGCCAAAAATCATTTTTAAAGTTTACATTTTATCAAAATTTGCCCATACATTGATTGCCGTCTTTGTATGGGCATCCTTATTTAACACAACAAAGGTAAGAACTTAAGAAATAAATCTTTGGTTCTTACCTTTAAAATAAGTTAAATATTATCTAAACTATTAATATTCAGCAGTTGTAACAGGATACAAGAAGCGTCCTTGTACATTATAAGCAGAAACAGCTTGCTCTTGCAATTGCCAATTCTGATTCTCAATGAAACACGGAGTTAAAAGAGCAATCGTCTGTCCTGTCGGATCAACTTGTGTTACCATCTTGCGAAAATCATCAAAGTTCTGAACCAATTTCTTATAGATCATGATAGAGAAACCTTGTTCTGCAAATGTAAGGGTGTCCAAGACTTCCTGCAAAGTTCCCAAGCGATGGATCATTGCTTCCACTACCGGAGCTTTAAAGGACAAGAAGAACTGATCCACAGTGAACGTACATCTGTAAGATACAGGCGGGATTTCCTGAATAGGCAAACTACCTAACCCCTGAACATCCACACGATTGATCTGTTCCTGTACGGTAATATTTCTGACAAAACCGGCAGTCTCACCGCCAATTTTGATATATGCCATAGGTGCACTGAATGTCTGCATGATATTCTATGTTTTAGAATTATTATCCACGAATTAAGAAGCCTGTAAAGAACAACTTGTTAATCTCGTTATTGACAACGATCTTGTAGGTAACAAACCAAGCGTCCTCCTGTCTTGTTACAACAACGTCTTTAAAAGCAAGAAGCAAGTTGTCCTGCTCTATTGTTGCCACTCTTGACTGCAAATAAGCAACCGTCCAATCCTTCACCGCTCCGGCAGACAAAGTATTCACGTTTACACCGTTTTCCTGCCCAAGCAGATCAATAGAAGCATTTACAACCAATTCCTTATTAATCTGTGCAACGATACGCATGAACTGGATACTGTGGCTCTGCCCGTTGGAATTGAACAGTACCTTATTGTCTTGTAAAGTATTCACACCTTGTAACACAACAAAATTGTTCGTGTAATCATTGTAAACCGTCACAAGCATACCGGCATCCAAAGCCTTTACCTTCTCTGTTTCACTCAAAGTATGCTGTAATTTGTCGATACCGATCGTCTTGTTTGTGACAGGGATATAAGGCGGTTTTCCTGCCGTTCTTCCTAAGATACAGCACAAGTTGTACATCACACCCCACCAACGTGTTTTAATGCCTGTAATGCTGGATGCCATACCCGCACCACCATGCACCAACTGGACAAGTTCGCTATTGAAACCTTTCGCCAAATCAAGAGAATCTTTGAATTTAGCTTGATCATTGTAGCCACCTACAAACAAGAAATGAGTGTATTTAGCTTGACTGTTAATGTGTGAAATAACTTGTGACTGCAATGCAGAATTAGCATTTTCACCAAATTGGTCGGTCATGATAAAGCTATAGTCCAAACCTGTAATGGCAGCCAGCGCATCTGTCAAATACTGTGAATTGTAAGTTTCAGTCGCTCCTTTTGCAAGGACAAATTTCTTTCCTGCAAGTACAGTTGTTATGTCACTTGTAGATACAGTCCCTTCACCTTCTTTCTTTGCATTAGTCGTCAAGACAAACAAATTAGCAAAATTAGAATCAGATTTAGCCCAATCAATCAAAGTCTGGATATTGTCAAATTCCGGTGACTGCAATACCAAAGTAGGTGCTGCCTGATCTTCCGGTGTTTCTCCAATAGGATATCCATCCTCTGCATAACCAGTAAAAGAACCAACGTAAAATTTCATGATCCATTTTGCCGGATCATCCTCACCTGCCACAATGGAAAGCCCATAACCGGCAATCAAATTTCCAGCTTCTGAAAGTGTACCGTTAGCTCCCCTGCCTTCATCCAAAGTTTTTGCTTCAAACGTTCCCCCAGCAGTTGTTGCAAATGTAAGTGTAGCAGCAGTTGTCTGGGCAGCTCTTACGAACAACAGTTGAGAGATACCAGTAGAAGCAGGATTTGTGTAATCAGGAGTAAAAAGTGCCTCTGCAATTTTCCAGTACATGCCACCTTTCATGAAAGAACGAAACTCTGCCAAAGTATCAAATCTATATACAGAATCCAGTCCCTGAAAGTTTTCCCCAGATACACCAGAGCCACCGCACCAATTTGCACCATAAACCCCTGTGTCAACTATGAGCACCTTTGAATAGTCCAAGGTGCGAGCTGGAGATGTTTCTGACGTTGTAATCCTACTGTAAACGCCAGGAAGAGTTATCTGTTTGTTGTTAAATATGAATGATGTGCTCATCTTATTTATTTTTAATTATTTATATATCGAATTTATATATGATTTTATCCCCTCTATTCTTTCCAAATAATTAGAAGGAATTGTATCTCTCTTTTTAAATTATCTTTCTTCCGTAAAGGTTGAAAATTCAGATAATGAAAACAAATCCTTTGATTCTCTTCTCCATATTTATTTTCCAAAGGTAATCATTTTTCACTCAATGTACTACCAACTGCCCTTAATTTCCGATTCCACCCCTGGAAGTCCATCGATAGCGGTTGGGTCGCCAAGAGCAATACTATCCACTTGGTTGACCTTTCCAAAAATGATCTTTCCAAGTAAAGTAGTGTCCACAAGTCCGGGTGCTATTTCTTCGGAAGATAATTCCAATCCTATGGAACGAATAAAAATAGGAGTTGGCATCAATCTATTTTCCATCATCAGTTCTTTCATGGAAAACTCTATTTTGAGAAATTGAGAAGCCAGCAAGTCCCAAGAACCAAGTAAAAGCGCATACAAAACTTCCGACATCAGAATTGATTCATTCATGTTTACAGAAAAGCACATAATCTCCAATCCATACTGTCTTGTGTCTCTATACATAGGAACACCACCCATAAAAGATTCTATCTTGCCTATGGAATTGGCAATACCAGTTCTCTTTCCCGGTTCTCTGATTACATAAGCCGGCAACCCTGTTCTGTCCTTTGGATATTCCAATAATACTTTTATGTTGTTAGGGTTCGTTTCTTTCCTTAAAAAGAAATTCTTTGCTTGCTCATAAAAGTTGTAAGAACCATCCTGTGTATCTCCCAACACCTTATACAAGAAAGAATCCTTTTCATTTTTCTTGCTTTCAAAGTCAGTCTGAACATATTCCAAACAGCTTTCTATAATCTTTTTTATCTTAACTATTTGAAGCATAACTAAATATCCTTTAAAAATTCATTTATAATCCTATCTGCAACAATATCTATCTTAGCTTGTTCAAGAGCCTTATTCATGATCTTGTATGGGATAATACCTCCGTTCCACCAACTGTTGGGGTCAGAATTTTCACTTACCCTTCTCCATGTAAAATAGCCACTTCTTGTCTCATTTGCGGTAGAAGCAATGTTTACTTTGGTTAACCCTTGATAAATAGGTGCTTTGCGCATGTAAGATGGTTTATTTACTCCCAACCTGTTTATTTCTTTTCTTTGTCCCTTTTCCGAAAAGTTTTCCGGCAAGTTTCCCTTTTCCAATCTCCCTGACTGTCTTACAGCATTATAAATCTGCTGTGGCATTATAGTTGAAAACAATCCAGAATCCGCTACCGCTTCCGAAGTTGCGTGACGGAAAGGAATATCAATGTACCAACCTCCACCTTCTGCTTCCTTTCTTTTTGGGGAATTTCTAAATCCTTCTTTTTCATCAAAAGGTGGCTGCCCTTCTTCTATCATTAAAGGAATAGAAGATTCTCTATTTGTCAATCCAAATGTAACAGACAAAGGGGATTCCCTTTCTATGAAAACTCCCCTTTTATATTCATTCCTTGTCTTATGAAGTTCGCTTGATATAAGATTTTGCCACCTAATCTGATATTCCGCTACAACTGCATCAATAATGGAAGAACCTAAAAACACAGATTGATCTCCTGAAAGATCAAATTCTTCCACAAGATCACCTAAATCTATGTCTATTGGTAAAATCATTCCACCACCTTCATTTGTATGTTGTCGTTCAAAATAACGCCAGAACCGTCAAAATTAGGTTTTTCAGAGACTATCAAATGCGTTCTTCTTGCTACCGCCTGGATAGGAAGCCTTGTTCTTTCCAATTGTCCTGATTCCTTATTCTTTTTCCATGAAGCACGTACTTCATGCGGAAAATCCAGCACATGAAACTCCAGTTGATGCTGATAATAAACGCTAATGACCGGATTTAAAGCCATATCGGCAGTCAAAATTATACAATAAGGGTTCGTTTCACTCACTTTGTAATCTGTCACTGAAAGCTGTCTTAAAGGCATCGTAGAACCATCAAACACATGTATGCTGTATATGGATAACGGCTTATAAGTAGTAAATATGAAAAAGTTCTCTCCGTCTGTTCTGACAGGAAGATTTTCGCTGAAATAAGAATATTCCTTTTGGATTGTGATCCTATCAAAATACCCCATATTCGGTTTATCTACGTCTGTCACCGTTACATTGATAGTTCCTATCAGTTCTTCTGACCAACGCTTATAATCATTGTTTCCGTTTATTCCGGTTATGAGTGCATGTGTGCTTACAGGGTTCACATAAAAATATCCAGTACCAAAGCAATTCTGACAATCCGTCAAAGGAGAATCCGGCGCATTACAAGGACAACGCAAAGCCTTTTCGATTATTACCTCATATCCTTTTAAATAAACGGCAGAATCGAACTCTGAACGCATAAATTCAGGACTTGCGTTGCTTAAAGCCGGAACGGGCGATTGTAAAATGCTTTTTCCCATAATCTATCCTCCTACAATACCAAGAACTTAAACTGGTCGTACACGAGTTTTATCCGTCCTACCGTTTCCTCTATTTCCTTCTGATACTGTTTCAGTCGCGCGCCATATCCTGCGTTTTCCGCAGAAGCAGTAGAGTTGATAGACTGTCTAAGCCCGTCTATCTCCAAGTGCATGGACGCAATACCAGGAAGGCTGAATATCATATCACCTGCGATATTTAACGGGCCAAATGAAGCAAGTTTCCCGACCAGATTTATCAAATCAAGAGGCATCTTATCCAAATCAAATCCAGTCACATACTGAATATCCCAATAATCCGGTATGTTCGTGTATCGTTGGAATCCTATTTGGGTTGTTATCCCTGTAAGAATAACATCTGCATTTCCCCTAACTGAACTTGCTCCAGTCGGAACTACACTCATTCTCCGCTTCCCTATCCCATCCATATCCTTTTCACATGTAAGCCATGCTTGCGGATAAATGATCTGCTCCATCTTGTTTAACATGCCTGTAAGCGCAAGAGGAACTCTTACAGGACAATTGGTCTGTATAATAGGGAATTGCTGAAAATAGTCGGTGCGATAATAAGAATGTGTTTCCGATTCAACCAACTGCTTTACAAATTTAAGATTGAAATAATTCTCAACCTCTTTCTGTGCTGCACTAAGATAAGTTCTAAGAGCATCGTCAGAAAAAGCCGTACCAGTTCCAGCCTGTATAGTGATACCGTACAGATAATTGTTCCACATCTCGGATACAGAAATGACCGACCCTGTATTTTTCTTATATTTTATTGTAAACGTCAATTGTCCCGGCATACCTTTTTTATTTTTTAGGTAAATCTATTATCGCATTGATCAGGTCATCTTTCTGATCTTCTTCTTTAAATCTTCCTGCCTTTTGTTTTGACATACCATTTTCAATGGCAAGAGCCTTCAAATCCTCAAAAGACATTTTGGACATATCCTCTTTCAAAGATTCAATTTCTTCTTCGGAAAGATTGCTTTCCTCTTTCTCTTCTTTTGGCTTTCCACCATTTGACAATCTTTCAGCTTCCTTTCTCCAAACTTCCACAGCTTCTTTCAGCTTTTCAATTTGGGTGTTCTTGTCACTGATAATACCATTCAGGCGATTGATTTCAAAATCATATTCATCTTTCAAAACCTTGATAGTGGCTTCATCATCCTTTTCTCTTTCAGACTTTTCTTTTTCCAAGTTCTCTGCATCTTCCAAAGAAGTGATTCCTTTAAAGCCACCCGTTCTGATATATTCCCACGTTTCGTCCTTTACGGTTGATTTTCCGTCCTTAAACTCTACAAGTTCATCTCCAAACTGGATAACGGTATTTTTATAAATTGTTGATACGATTGTAATCATGTTTCAAAATGTTTTAAATTATTAAGGGAAGGGAAGAAGCTACAAAGAACCCTTTCCTTCCCTTCGTTTATTTTAATTCCAATGACTAAGTATAGCCTTATGCACCCAACCCTTCGTCACCAATATTGATGATGCGACAAATCTTAGCAGGTTGATACAGAACCGGAGTGCCGTAGTTCAAGATAGCAAATCTACGAGACGGTGCGGTGATTGCAAAGTCAACCTTGCGAGTGTCACCGAACTGCAAGTATTCGTTGATCTGGCTATCATTGTAGTAAATCAAAGCAGACTTCGTTCCTGCAATGATACGGTTACGGTCACGAACCTTAGTAGCATCCGCGCCATCATAACCGGCAGCCAACATAGAAGCCGGAATAGTGAAGATAGGATAGTATTCTGTCGTATCCGTCAAAGCGGTTACTTTCTTAGTACGGTAAACCACATAAGCGGTAGCCTGATAAGCACCGCCTACACCTGCTGTCCACTGCAAGTCTACAGATTGAGTAGCTGCAACGGCCAAAGCTGCATCCGTCAATTTCAACGGAGCGGATTCACCGTAGCGGTTCCTTGCAGTTACCAGATAGCCGTAAGAGCCTGCATGCAACGTGAAGTTGGTTTTAGCATCTGCAACAACAACAGCCGATTTCGTGCCACCTGCAACAACAGCCGATTTCGTGCCACCTGCAACAGGAGTTGCCGGAGCTTTCGGAGAAGTTGCTGTAGCTGTAGCCTTAATAGGTTTACGAACGTCAAAGAACTTGTCACTCTTAACTGCAACGCTACCAAACTGTGTTACGATATTGTTTACAGACTGACCCATCGTTGCCCCTACAACGCTGTTAGCCATACCGACAACAACACGTTTTGATTCATGGAATTTCTTCACATAGTTGTTAAATACAACCGGAGCAGAAACGATACGGTCAATATAACCATTGTAAACGTTTACAACAGCATCAGCAGCATCTTCCACCAAAGCATCAGTCAAAATACCACCCTGTGCATCAATAACGGCAGCAGAGCCATAATAAGCATCCAAAATCTGTTCTGTGCTCATACCTTCCGTAGAACCACGATCAGCAGAAGCGACACCCATCATGTGCTGACGGAAAATGCCATCAAATTCTTCTTCCACACAAGTAGAATCCGCACTCGTCAAGTTAGTGTCAATCAAAGTAAGTAACAGAGTTGTCTTGTTCTGTACCTCACGAGTGTACATATTCATACCACCTGCCAACTTCGCCAACATTGCCGGGTCTGTTACCTGCCCTGTCAATCCCATGAACTTAGCGATAATAGATTTGCGAATGTATTGAGTATCGGTTTCTTCCGGTGTTTCACCTTCACGGTTGAAGATACCTACATCTTCACCATATTTGTACAACTGGTTGTACTGATGAACCGTATTCTCGATTCTCTGTTTCGGCATTTCATTATAAACGACCAACTGATTCAAACGGTTGGCAAGAACCTTGATGTAAGCATCCAAAGATTCTATTTTCAAACCTCCACCATTGTTAATCTGGTCGTTATATTGCATACCAGTCTGCAAGCCGGCTTCCATAGCTTTCAATACATCAGCAACATTGTTGCTTCCACCAAAAGCAGCTAAATCATTATAATTATACAAATCCATGATTATCAATATTTTATATTACATTCAATCGAATTGTTTCCTTATTTCTGAAACTTGATGTTGTATTTTTCATACATGAACTTTGCCAAATCTTTGCCGATAGTTTCAGCTTCGGTGTTTGCCAAAAAAGCCAAAGCATCGTCACCAATAGATTTTTCAAGTTCTTCGCCTTCATTTTCAATAGCCTTATTGATGGCAGCAGCAATCAAAGGACGTTGTTTTGTTACAGACAATAAAGTCTTTCCTTCTTCGTCCACTTCCGGCTTCATGGATTTCTCCAAAACGGCAGAAGTCTGAACACCTTTGAAAGATGGAGTTTGCACACCGAAAGTTTCCAAAGATTTTTCAATGTTACCAAAACGTTCGTTCATAACTTCGGTCATCCCCTTTACGATATTGGCAGCCAAAGAAGCTCCGAAAGATTTCATATCTTCCATAGAGAAAGATTTCTCAACCTTATCTTCTTTTTCTTTGATATCTTCTTTCAAATCCTTTACGTCTTTCTTGTCCTCTTTTTCGTCCTCTTTAAGAGCATCTTCATGCTTCTTATCGTTGCCGATATTTTTTTCTTCCTTCTTTTCGGAATCCTTCATTTCAGCAACAGTTTTAGACTTCTCAAAAGTTCCATCCCCCCTTGCCACCATAGAAGCAATATCTTCCGCACTAAAACCAGAGTTTTCGAGTGCCTTGTATAGCGGATCGTTTTTAAATTCATTCAAGTTTAGCATAATATACTATCTATTTAAAAAATTATTGTCGAACTCTTTCTACAAGTGTATCAAGAACACTTCTATCCAATCTTCCTTTTTGAACTGATTTGTAAATTTCCCAAAAAGAACCAACATCAAAAGAATGCGACTTTTGGAAATTTACCTTAAAATTGTTATCTATCTGAACTATCCCATTTTCGGTGCAATACTCAAAAAGGATAGCGGATTTTTGCATTTCCAACAAATCGTTCCCCCTGTTCCCTTTACTTTTCTCAATATCAAGATAAGTTTTGGTATTAACAGGCGTCATAGTCAACGCTATGTTTGTAATAAGGGCTTTTGTCACTCTTTTTGGATTCCGTTTATCTCTTTCCAAAGCCTTACCTTCAACGCTCATTCCAGGCTTTCTTGTTGAACCGGATTCCTTCATCTCAATAGCCTTATCCCAAAAAGCGCGAGCTTCTGGTGACTTTTCCCATAATTTACCTTTCACAAAAAACTTATTATCTCTCACGTAGGCTTCAATAGGCTCGCCTATCCAAAATCTACTTTTGTTAATAGGCGATCTTGTTGGCAAATGATCAAGATTGAATAGTCCTGATTTTAAAAATCTATCATATATAAACCCAGACGGTTCTAATACTTCTTCTTCGTCATCCTTTGAAGAATCGGAAGCAACGCCAGAAAAGACCATATTAGAATATGGAGATTCATTCGCAGAATCATCCTTTTTAGCCTTTTCCAAATCCAAATCTACATATAATTTGAAACTATCAAACATTCTATGGTTGTTGAGTTTAAATATAAACGTAATAACTACACTCAAAAATACTGCAAAATTAGGTATAAATCGCAATAACCCAATATTTTAACTTTTATTAATAATTATCACAATCTATACCTTTTATATTAATGCAATTGCAATCTGTATTTCGATTGCTTAAGTGTAGCAAGAAAATCATCGATCCAACTTACCTCGCCATTATATTCATCCCGTCCAGCAAGCTCCTTTCTAAACTCAACCGTCTTGTCGAAAATCATTTGACAAATAGCGATAGGATCAGATTCTTCCACCTCATCACCTTGTATTTCTCCGTCTTTAAACCGTCCGAATCCTGCTTGACCGGCTTCTGCAATCTTATCTTCAAATTCAGAAACATTTTCTGAAAGGTCATCAAGATAAACGTGCTTCGAGTTATCTTCCTCTCCCCAATGAATGTTTTTAAGGCGCGTTTTAGCTCCTTCCAGAAAATTAAGATAAGTGTTGAAAATACTCTTATCTTTCTTCTCGGACTTTTCAAGTTCATCTTCCTTTTCTTCCTTAGAAATAGTGTCCTCTTGTGACTTTCTGATATCTTCTGTTTTGGAGACGCCGTTTAATCTGAATTTAGTGCCCCACTTCCATTCTTGTTCACCGTTATCTTCCGTCTTGATAACCACAGAAAAAGGCTTACATAAGTTTGTTACTTTTTGGAAAGTAGCTAAAAAATCGGCAAACTTATTTCCATGATCTCCGTCATTATCACTAAAGGAGATTTGGAAGTTTCCATAAGTATATTTGTTTGGTTCTTCTTCAACTTCCACTTCTTTTTCTTCATAAACAGTTCTCTTGAAAGTAATGGCTTTCTCAATCTTTCCTTCATGAGAACAGCCTTCTCCTACTCCATCTTCTGTACGGACGATATTTTTAGTTTCTCCATCCAAAGATTCACGTTGCAATGTATGGGCATCTTCCGTGTCCATTGTTTTCTCAACTTTCCAATCTTCCGGCAGTTCATCTTCCAAATTAAGCTCTTTTGCACGCTTCTTGATCCATTTCTTTACATCTTCCTTTGACATAGAAGAACTACTGGACAAACGGATAGCATCTTTCAAATCCTGACGATTTCTAATAGGATATTTCCCGTTCGGCATTGCCTCGCCTTTCTTTGCTAAATCTTTTCTTTCTTCATGTGTGAAAGAAGTCTTGTTTGCCGATTTTTCCAGTTTTTCAGGGTTTTTCTCACAATAGGTAGTAAACACTTCCTTTGATATTTTACCGTCCTTAAAAGACTTCATTACAAGTTGAAATTCATCCGGCACTTCAATACCAAGAATACGCTTGATATTATCCTTCATATCAAAAATGAAGTTGTAAAGATCAAGTTCCGTATGAGGATTGATCCATTCCGACCCTGTTTCTTCTTCCGCATCCACCAGGATATTGACTGGTGTCTGATCGTCAATATAGCACATGAAATAGTGGATTTCTATTCCTTTTCTTTTTGGAATGTACTTGCCAACAGGAATCAATAAGTCTTCCGACATATCAATACCGGTTTCTTCAAACAACTCTCTTTTGGCTGCTTGCAAGAAAGTTTCCCCTGGATCAACATGACCTCCTGGAATACACCAATCGTTCGATACCGCTCCCTTTTCTCCCACACGGTTCAAGATAAGAAGTTTGTCACCTCTAAAAACCAGCACATCGGCAAATTGCACCTTTCCTTGTTTTGCTTTGAACAAATCAAAGTAAACCGATTTTTTAATCAATCCTTGTTTCCAAAGTTCCCGGCATTCAAAAAGGTGACGAGTATCTTTTGCCATTTCAGCAAAATCTTCATCGTTTTCCAGTCTCTCAATCGACTTCTGGATAGAATTTCTTCTATTGTAAACACTCATTAAATCCTTTGATTGTTGTTTCAAGAACTCACTGAAACAACTCTCTGCCTTCATAGCGGCTTCCGCATTGTCACTACCTCTCAAAGAATCGTATTGAGACTTCTGTAAAGAGTAATTCTCCGCAAGTGAATCTACTTCTTGCTTTATTTCTCTTTCCTTTTTAAGAAGCCCCTTATACTCATCTATTTTTTCTTTTTGCGTCTGTAATCCAAGTAACGCTTTCAGGTTCAGTCCCACGTCATTAAAATTTAAAATTTTATTTACCAAATTCACATTATAAAATGTTTACTCTAATAGGGTTAAACGCTAACCCACTATCGATTATCCTACTTACGTAAGAATCACCGAATACTTTTCTTCCAATTCCAATAGCTCCGTTTATATCTGCATTAATCAGTTTATTTACAGAGCTTTGAAACAATCCACGTTTCTTTCTTTTACCTAAGTAAGCATCATGTTTCCCTAATTCTTCAAAAGCCAAATGATCAACTTTTGATGTATAGGATTCCTCGCTAAGATAAAAACTAATTCCAACTAATTTACATTTATAGGATATTTTGTCTATAAGCCTTAAAAAAGGAATTTCTACAAACTTCTGATTTGTTTTCTTTCCAAGATTGATTTCCTGTTTCCATCCTTTGTTCAGTCCTACCACAAGACTACCGATATTATTGTCAACACAATAGTTTATAATAAATCTACTAATCTTATGGATATAATCTTCTATCCAAAAATTCCTATAATTATTTAGTCTCCTAAGTCTTTTTGAAGTTCCTTTGTCTCCTGCAAAAGACATTAATTTAGCTCTTCTCTTATTGTACCATTGATTAAAAGATTTCATAATTCGCCCGTTTACAATGAAAGGTTGTTTCTCTACATTGTTGATACATGTGCATAAATTATTCAATCCTAAATCAACCGAAAGAACATTGTCTTTATTTAAATTCAAATCTTGTTCTTTCTTTTCATAAATCACTTCTACTACATAACAAGTAGCTTGCGGTACAATTCTAACTTGACATAATTTATTGTCTCCTATTTTGGTTTTAATTGGTGGAACAATGTTTTTAACAAAGTAAATATATCCATCTTTCTTTAGTCTACAAGCAGAAGTTGTAAAAACTACCGTATTCTGCTTTTTCCCTTTCTTATAATTAGGTAATTTCGGTTTTGAACGGAACTTAAATGGATTCTTTTCAAATTCCTTTTTCGCCTTTATCCATCCTTTTATATTTGAAAATACCTGTGAAACTACTTGTTGAGAAATTGCAATAGGAAGATTTCTAAAATCAAATTGATTTTCTTTACAAAGTTTGGTTGAAAATTCATATTCTTTCAGATACTCTTCGTTGAAAATTCCTTGACGTACATTATATAAGACATAATTATACAACAGACCTGATTTGAAACAAACATCTTCAAATCGGTTATCTTTTACAATATGTCTTTCAACCAATCTCATTCTTTATTTTGAATTATTGTCACAAACTACATCCGGGATGCAGACATTATCTGCAAAAAAGAAGTCCGGCTTATCAAGCTCAAAACTATAAAAATATTGCGAAACATTGTCAATAGGTATCTGTATAATATTGGTTACTGTACCCTTACAGCCATTTTTCAACATGATAACATCTCCTGGTCGTATCTTGTTAGCTCTTTTCATTTTGTTGCCACACAAAACAAATGAATCTTCTGTTATTCTGTGTAATGCATCTTCCCGATACCCCTTTTCAAGAGTTTCATCCTCGGTAATATAGCACACGTCCAGGATACGGGGAATGGATGATAATTCAAACTGCGTCACTCTAACTACTCTCCTGTAACCAGAGACAGTCTTTATAACATCACCCACTTGAATATCCTTTATCCATTTAGAGCTATCCACTGTAGGGATATTGATATAACCAGAGTTGAAAATTGTTCTTGTCTTCATTACACTTCGAAATATTTTGTTCCTACTGTAATTTTCACCTTTGATTTTCTCTCAACACGATCTTTATCTTCCACTTTTTTAGGTTCAAAAGATTGTGTTTTATCATCCCATTCATAGCCATCTGGGATGTAACGGAGATTACATCTGCAATTACCCGACAGACAAACCTTTCCGTTTCGTCTTACAATTAATGTATGGTATTTTTCCAATTCAACATCTCCAATCATACCATCATAATCAATTGTTTGAATATTCAAAACAGAGCATCCTTTGGCAGACAATTGGCTTATTCTCCAATTATCATGTTTAGACGTATATGTTTTGTTCTGTTTTTTATCAAATGCGATTACCTTGCCAAAATTCTTATAACTTGGTCTATATCCTAATTTCAATAGAATTTCCCCAATATCATTACACAACTTTGGAGAAGATGTAAGATATTGGATTTCTGGTTTACAAACATAGCCATCGTACACTTTAGGTTTTCTTTTGACACCATCACCTTCTCTAAATGCTGTCAAAAAAATATTCAAAAGATTAGGAGGAAGTTCTTTAATTTCTTTTGGTACAAATTTATCGTAAGCATGTCCAAATGATTTTAAATAAGTAAACAACTCCACTCTCTTTGTTATTGTTGCTCCTAAATACTCTTTACTCCTAAAAGGATTCAATCCCATATTTGAAAGGCATTCAAACATATTATCCTTAAATTCTCCCTCAAATTGAGAAAAAACAACATAATTAGCGTGAGAATTGCTTGTCGCGCTTCCTTCTGAAAGAAAATATCCCATAAACTGGCAAAACAAATCTGCTTTGAACTTATATCCATCAAAACAAAAATACTCTCTTTCAATGCCTTTCCACTTAAAACCAGCACATCTAAATGAACTTCCATTAGATAAATCATTCTCTGTTATCAACTGTAATTCTTTTGAATACTTTGTATTTACAGCATGATAGTGATTTGGAGTTGTACAAAGACTAAATGATCTATTTGTACGTTCTATCATCTTCCCTTTATAAGGCTGATTAATCCATCTAATAGCTTTAACCCATTCTAATTCCTCTGTTTTAGGATTGACCGACAAAAACAATTCATTCTTATTTAAAGATTGAAAAGATTTCCATCCTTCACTTGTAAAAACTTCTGTATCTTCTGAAAAACAATGTGGGTGCAAAGGTGACAAGGTTGCTTCCCAATCCTTTGATTTTCTGCCTATATTAGTGCCGTTAGCAATCAATTCAGACAAATCAAAGATAACAGGTTTAGAACCTATACCATTGGTAGTATAAGCGTTTATACAATAGCGGCACGCTTGTGGCATTGTTTGTTTATATACCTTAGCATGGATGCCATGTTCCTTCATTATCATTTGAGCTGTGCCTATCTGAAAAATATTCTCCATTTCGGTAGCAACTATACGTCCCCAGTCACGATTCCATTCGTCCAATCTATGTCCAAGCGCACTTACTATAGACTGAACGGATTTCCTTTTTAGAACCCCTTCTGAAAGTTCTTCTTTAATAGCTGTTTCAACTTCCCTTTCTCGCTCCGCAACAGCTATTTTCATTTCTTCTTCCGATATGGTGGAAGAAAGAGAATCCTTTATTTTGTTTCCCATTCCTTTTATATAGGAATAAGAGCGCATAGCAGACGCATTATATTCTGCCTTTTCTCTTGCTGTCAATTGCGGGTATTGTTCTTTCTCGACATATTGTCTCAAATCATCAAAATTAAGCGAAGAAAGCTGTGCAGGGGAAAGTATGGCTGCTAACCGTCCAAATATGAATGCTTGCCAGTAAGGTGGTATTTTTAGAATTTCTGTCTTTAGGTCAAAATCGAACCTTTTAAGTACATCTATGTCGTCTGGGGAAAGATAATCTTTTCCCAATACATCGGCAATCACTCGTGCAATACGATAATCAACAATGAAAAACAACTGCTGTATTTCTTCCAGTGTGAATAACATAGACCTACTTTGATTTTTGACTAACCATTTTCTTCGTCAAGTCCATTAACATATTGTTTATCTGTGTCGAGAAAATGACCTGCGCCATCCCTTCATAACCTTCTTGCACTTTAGGATAACGCATGGGGTCAACATGATGATGTATATTTGACACCAACGGCATTTTCTCAACCTTTATATTCTTGACATATCGAACGTTCACTTCTCACCCCAATTCTTTTCAATGTAAGACATAGCAGCATCCATGATAGGATTCGAACTAAAGGCTTTCTGTGTATCTTCCTTTTCTTCCGAAGCTATCTGACGATCCACTTCTTCATTCATCGCTTCTCCACCATACATAGCCTGCTGCATCTGCATTTGCTTTTGAAGTTGATAGGATTGATTCAGGATAGTATCCGTTTCGGGATTGAATTTTCGTCCAGAGTATTTTTCAAAAATATCCTCTAAGCAAACCATACCGTTTTGAATCTTCTTAGCATCAATCTCGACCTGTCTGCCTTCATCCTCTGCATCCACACCAGTAAAGACAAATTCAAAATCTTCATCCATTTCAGAAACAAGATAGTAATTGATTACTTCTTGTAAGAATACAAGGATAGGTTTCAATCCTTTGTCTTTAGAGTGCTGCAATCGTTCTTTCTGACCGGCTTGTCCGAATATATTAGTCTGGTCTTTGAATTGGAAACCAAGCTCAGATGGATCGATACGATATACAGCACAGGCCATAACCAACAGAAACTTTAACCAATCACTAAACTCCATGTCACGGTTGGTATTCTTGCTTAAATCTAACCACTGGAGATCTAACCCATTGATAATGGGCGTTCTATGACTATTACGTGTACCCACCATAGTCTGTTGCCAAGCCTGTCTGAACTCATCCAAAGAAGATTGGGATATGTTCGGATTCTTAACATTTATGATTCCTTTTGGTTGTGACCCCTTACAGTTATGGACTGCAATAAAGTTACCCAAGAAAATATGTTCATCGTTGAAAACCTCAATATCGTACAATTGTTCTTCTTTATCTTTCCAAGACTTAGAGAATTTGACAAACCTATATTTTAAAATATCTGGTATAGGTAATCCGTTTTCAATATAAGCCTCAATAACTTTTCCACGGCTAATTCTATCGCCTCTCTTTACTCTATATTTCAAGACAGAACTCTTTTCTCCCTTTAAATCTTTTATGAGAGAAGGTACAATGCCTTTAGGTAGTAAATCCCAACGATATTTCGATCTATCCGTTCTATAGATTCCTTCGTTTTTATAGTCTTGCATATAACCTATATTCTTAACAAAGAAATCCACATTTTGAACTCTAATCTCCGCACGACAATCCCTATACTCCTTTTTTCGAGGCAAATTATCTACAACTTCACACCCAACACTCAAACACAGCCTTATTATATCCTGACGAAGATTTTCATCAACACAAAAAGTTGTAGGAACACTGTACCCACCTTTATTCTTCTCTTTGTGTCCGTCAGCAGAGAACATACCTCTTATAAAAGCACATCTACATTCTTTAGGAAGATTAAAAACAGACAAAGGTATCCTCTTGTTTCCGGTATAATTAAAACCAAGTTCTATCAACCAGTCAACAAAAGACTTATCATAAATATAAAGATATGGATAACCAAACTCGCCATCGCTTCTTTGTCTCTTTTTATTGGCAAGACGAACTTTGTTGTGAATATTATACTTATTCAAAATGTTCACAAATTTATCCCTAACTTCTTTGTCTTTTTTCCAGTGAGGGAAGATTTGAATATTATATTCCATCCAAGTTCCGTCACAAAGACCAAAACCTATCATCTCCCAGAAATCGCTATCCAAAACCATTTCCAATGTAGGAGTAAAATCTTTTTTACATTCACATCTCACCTCTTTGGTTGGATTAGGAAACGTATTAAAATATCTCTTGCCCACAAAGAATCTTTCTGGATTAAATTCAGCTTCTTCCCCAAAATTTAAAAGACAATAATCTTCCTCTGTCAGCTCTTCCTGGCGTTTCCATACAGGATGCAAATCATTATCGGTAATAGTTAAAAATCTATGATCTTTACTTGTCCTAATTTTCAAGCCATTAAAAAGCATGGTTATATAAAGATCATCGACTTTCGTTTTGAATGCTTTAGATTCCGTCCACTTTACCCCATCAAAAGTTTTGAACTTCTTTCCTATCAAATCCTTTATATAGCAAATACCACTGTCTGTAACTATTTGAGTATCAGAAGATAAACAGAAATAATTTCCATTGTATTCAAATCCCCACAATATCCATGTCATAATACTGGACAAAGTTTCCAATTCAGAAGTGCCATACCCGTTCTTATAAATGTTAGTGGATTTGTTTCGGATACCTATTCCAAGCTCCCAGGGGTAGAAGATCACACTTTCATGCGTAACAGGATTTTCCATGATCTGTCCTTGCCATGCCATACAATATTTAGGAAGATAACCTTTAAAACGGTATTTTTCAAACTCATCTCGGAACTTAGGGTCAATACTGTCCAAGAAACGAATCAAAGAAGCATCTACGGCACGGTATCTCGCCAAATTCCAAGACCTGTCTCTTACAATCTCAAAGGCAAGCTGATCAAGCGTTAAACTGTCAAACACAACTTTTCTCCCAAAATCCTGAAATGTATCAAAAGATTCCCACTTGTCATGGAAACCGCCTTCTTCCAAGAATTTACGAATATAGGCTATCTTTATCTGATCTTCTCTTGAATGCTCTGTGCTTTGTTTCTCAAAAGGATTTCTTTTTCTTCGGATAGTGTAGCCTTCTTTCTGTTCATCTGTTGAAAAATGCAAGAAATTCTGTACCTGTTCAACACGGGTATTCACCACAGCCCGGACAACAAAAATATCCCCCATCCTTCGAAGCACTTCAAAAGGAAGCGACCCATAAAACATAGGGTCTTTATATCCTCTTCCCGTATCACTTGCTTCATCTGGATTAAAGAACACAGCCTTTACATTGTCCTGTCTTTGATTGACATTATCCAGGTACAAATTAGCTTTTAAAAGATTTTCCAAATCATCAGAACGAGACATCTGCTGTAATTTGGATTGAAGCAAAGTAGGAAGAGTTTTCTGCAATCCTACAATATCTTCCAAAGAAAGATTAGACAGACCCTTTAACAGGTCTGCCTTTTCTTGATTTTTATGTTTACTTTTCCTACTCACCTTTCCCAAAAATTTTAAGCGGTTGCTCCCGCAGCTTGTGTTAATGTTATATCAATTTTCTTACCACCTTCTGAAGCAGTAACAGTTGCCTTTCCTGTTCTTTGTGCTCCGGTATTGGCAGCAGCCACTACGGAATATTCAGCAGCTCCTTTTGTAAACCCAGTACCAGTAACAACCGTAGTATAAGTTACAGCAATAGGTTCCCCACTATCCTTACCGTTTACCATTTTCTGTTTGTTACATGAAATAGGAAGCGTTTTTGTTTCCCCAGCAGCAACAAATTGAATATTGGATTCACTGGAGCTTAAATTATATTCGTAAGTAACATTTGCTTTTGATTGAGCAAGTGTTATAGTAACAGACTTAGCTCCATCCCCTGTTTGAGTTACAACAAGTGTACCGTTTCGCCCTGTTGTTTCGTTTGTATTTTCAGAAGCGGCAATAGTATAAGTCTTTCCAGATAATCCTTTATAAGAAAAACCTGCTCCCGTTATTTTGTAATTAAAAGGAACATCAGTCGCACTACCTGAATCTTTACCGTTCAGCTTCTTTTGTCTTTTAGATGTAATGGTTACCGATAAATTCTCCCCAGCTGGATCAAAAGCAAGCGTCATATCATTAGCTGTGATAGTATTTTCATAAGTAATGACAGAAGCAGCTTGCTCCAAAGCAATAGTTCCACGTTTACCGCTTTCCTTCTGAATAATGGTGGCAACTCCTTTTCGAATCTGATTAGTAGGATTTTCGGATGCAGAAATTTGACTTACCCCTGCGTTACTTGTAAAACCATCACCCTGTATCTGAATTTCAATTTCTACAGCTTTCGGATCGCCATAGGATGCTCCGTCTTTAAATTCTTGTTTACTTGACGTAACAACAAAATTCTTACTTTCACCTATATTCTTAAAATTCAATTCAGTGGTTTCTATATCCAAAATATATTCCGTTCTATCCAAAACATTGACGTAAACAATTTCTTCGTCCTCTAATCCTTCTGGATAACCTATAAGACCCAATTCATTAGCAAGACACCATTCTATAAACTTACCGATATTATAGGTAATACCAGCTTTTATTACAATCCCTAAAGATTTGTAATAGTCTACATCACCTACCGTATTTTCAGTTACAAAAACATTCATCTGACTGTCTACACCATCTGTTATGACAGTCATTTGCTTGCTTAAATCTTTTGTTGTAAATAAAAGTCGAAGCATATCTTATGCGTTTTTAGCCACAACTTCAAATTTCTGCACTCCGGCATCTGCCATTACAACAAGGTTTAAAGCTTTCTTAGCATCCAATCCCAAGTCTGCCAAAGTAAATTCCATAGGAGTGCGACCATTTACTTTTGATGTAAGCACTTTTCTATCACCTCTAATAACACCATATCTTCCTATAGAGTTATTAAGTTTTACTGAATTGGGAAAATAAATTTCAATTTCCTTTTCTGCCGGAACAGTAGTGTAAACAGACAGCACACAAGCATTATCATCGTTCCATTCTGCATTCACGGCAACAACCTCATTCAGTCCTTGCGGTTCGATTGTAAGAGTAAGCGCATTGTTTTCAGCAAACGCAACCAACTCTTCATGCTGAACACTTTCTCCCACATTCCATTTCCAACCCAAAGCAAGAAAAGCATCACTTCCTGCTTTTTCATCAGCAGAAGGATTGATAGAACCAGCAGGAATAACGCCACGCGGAGATTCAGTGATAAAAACTCTTTTTTGTTCACAAGAACCATCTGTAACGACAACTACGTCAATTTTTTTATCTGTATTAATAAAACGATAAAGTCTCATATCTCAAAAATTTTAATTGCAAGTTATCTAAATAGAAGGACGGTTGTCACTCTTGTCCTTCATTTTTAAAAATCCATTTTCGTCAAAGTCCCTTAAATATTTCCTGATCCATGAAGGAACAAGGTTAGGACTTATCTTCCCGGTATTCTCCACAATGGAGACAGATTCCCTGACAATAAGCGCAGTGCTCATTAAAGACCGAAACCAAGTGAAAGTAGTGGTAACTTGTCCGTCTATCGTATAACCTCCCAAAACGTGAGCCACAATAAGCAAACAACTGTACACAAAAAGTTTTGTTATGATCATCGCAAACCCTTTGGAAGAAAAATCCTTTTTCGTCAAATGGAACACCCAACTTACAAGAGTGTCTATCACGATAAGCACAACAAGAAACTTCAAAAATTCCCAATCCTTAAATATGTATTTTTCCACCCAGTCCACAATAGGAGATAAAGGTATAGCGACAAGTAATGGATAACAGAAGCTACCCAGGTAAGACTTTAAATAATGTATTCTCTGTTTTCTTCCCATCACTTTGCAAGGCTTAATCCTCTTTCTTGTCGGATTTTTCAGATTTATCGGAATGCCCTTTTTCTTTCTTCTTATATTCGGTATCTTTCTTGTAAGGCATACCCACAATACCTTTTCTTCTATTTTCAGGGGTATCTTTATAGAAGCCGATCTTGTTTTTCACAGGAAGTCCGGTCATTCCGGCTTTTTCAATTGTCTCATCGTCCGCATCCTTCCATTCAATCTGCGGTTCACGATAATATACAACAGATTTATTGAAGTTTTCATCAACTACAACAACACGGTTTAAGGACACGAAGTCAATAACTCCATGTTCCTGTTCGGTAGGATCAATGCTTTTAACAACATCAGAAGCAAAGTCTCTGACTTGCTCCAATGAATAAACCTCCCAGCAATTCTTTTCTGCAAGGTCTTTAAATTCGTTTATAGGGTATTCTCTGGTGCTCATGGGCGTAATCATTTATAATTCAACACACAAATGTAACCAAAATTTCCTATATCGAACAATTTTAAAAATAAAAAACTCTTAGCAAGCACTTTCCTTGTTGGGGTGGCAACCGTACTAATACTTGCTAAGAGTGCCGTTCTCGTTCCACCCAACGATCAAAGGTAACGGCTTAGCCTTTTAAGGTAGGAAGAAATTAAACTGAATTTTGATTGTTCCTATGCGCGAAGAGCAATGTTACTTCAAAAGAAGCCTTTCTCACGGGAAGCTAATTATCCCACGACATCCTATAGGAAGCCTTAATGCCAGTGTTGCAGGACTTATCGTATCGGTTTATACTTCTATAGGGGAGCCGGCATCCTCAAACTCCGTTGGTCGCTCCAATCATTTCAATCTAACACTTCCAAAATGGGGATTACCCCTCAACATCACATAGCCTTCAAGAAAAGAAGGGAAGCTACCGCGAATCACTTCCAATCTCCAACTTTTTAGCTATCTCATCTCGACTGCAAATATACAACTATTGCATTCAATAATTGAAATTTTTACAGTTAAAAGTTGTTAATATCAATACCACATGCAGCAGCAATCAGTAGGGACACTTCCTGTTCCTCTTTTGGCATCTGCCGAATAGTAGCAAAATATCTTTCAGGATCATGCTGATAGCTGTCAAGAACAGCTTCTTGTTGATCCTTTGTAACTCCGTAAAAAGACAGTACATTTTTCTTTTCTTCTTCCGTTAGATTCTTTCTGTCTTTGATAGATAATGTTTTCTTTTCCATCTTTTCATGTGTATTTTCTTAGTCAATTTACTGCAAAGAAACTTGTAATCTTTCTCTCCACAAAATTTAGCTTTCTTCTTTTTCTGTTTTTTACAAATAAAATATTCTTCAATATCAATGCCAGCCACACACAAATCAATCAAACTTTCTTCTAATTCCTTTGCAGAACACCCATTCATAGCAATATAACAAAACTCCACAGGATCATCTATAAAGTTTTCTTTAAAAACCGAACGACAATAAGACCCCTCATATTTTGCAATGCCTCTTTTAGACTTCTCTATCTTTTCAAGAAATTCAAGTTTGTACTTTGCGGCTTCCTTTATTTCATCAAAAGTATGAATAGCCTTAGTAATTTCAATTAAAGTCTTTTTCCATGATCAAGCTGCCTCCAATGTTTCAGATTTCTTTAGTGCCTTTTTGAATTTATCTATAACAAAAGTAGGGACAACTCTTTTCTGATTTACCATTTCCTCTCCGGTCAACAGTTTTAAAAAGAATTGAGCGGACTTGTATTTGCCTTTATCTTGCAGACTGTCTATCCTATTTATGATACCTATAGTTTCAAGATAGCAGTCAGAATTGCAGTGTTGCGTATTATACATAAATCTATATCGATTGCTGTTTTTTCTTTTAATGCAATTCCTTACATGTGTCCATTCAGCTTTATCCATTTTCTTTCTAAAAGCATTTTTCTTTAGTCTGGATAAAGCTATCATTTTTCTGTTTACAATAGCTTCCATGTCCTCTAAAGGGGGTAAATTCAAAGAATAGGACTGGGAATTGGGATACTTTCTTCTTTGTCTTTCTCTTTGCGTATCAGAAGTATAAGCTTTCGCTCCAAAAAGTCTTTTTATCTTTTTTATTTGTTGAGCCACCTTAGAAGTAGACCATCCTAATTCTTTTGCCATTGTTTTTTGTGACATAAAAGAAATAGGAGAAAATTTTCTCCCATAACGGATTTCTCCATTTTCAACAAGAAGATTGTTCTCATGAGAGGCTAAAGAAAAATACCTTCTTTTCATCTCCGCATAAATAAGAAAAGCTATGAATACAAAATCACATCTCAAATTCTTATCTTTCAAATAGAAAGTCCTTCTCAATTGAGATAAATCTGCAAAAATGGTAGGGAACTTCTCAACAAGAGAGTAAGCATTGCGTCTATTTATAAACTTTAGTTTTCCATCTTCAAGTTTTATAAGGGTACGGTTGTCTTCTAAAATTGAAGCAAGACGAACTCTTCCTATTGGAAAATGTCTGTTAACGACAGAATGCAATTGATTAAAGGTAATATTTCTTCCAACTTTACCTTTCTTTAATTCAGTTTCATAAGCCCATCTTATCATTTGGACTTCTATGAAGAATATTCTGTTGTGTTTATTTTTGGGTTCTTTTCCCAACAGCATGATGTTATGTTTAAAAATTTACAAGAGCAAAAATACAATTTTTGTTGTTGGGTTAAATAAGATAAGTAATAATTATCTGTATTTTTAACTCTATTTAGCATCTGAACCGTGCAAACAAAACAATTTTCACAAATTGTTTCTTGTACCACAAAGATAAGCAAATATTTCGTCTCCACAAAATTTCAACAATTGTATTTTTACAAACCATGTCGCAACCACCCGTTCGCACGCCTCGCTTCGCTCACGCGCGCCCGTAGGGTTTCTTCCCCACCCTCCATCCCTTTGTCTTGGTTTTAATTTTCCTTACGCGCATACGTGTTTTTATTCTCTTTTTCTTAGTAGGAGTATCATCTGTTCTTTATTTCTATTTTCCTCTTTTCTTAATAGGAAGTTGTTCGTTTTTGTTTTCTCTATCTTTTTTCTCTTGGTAGGAGTATTATTTCCTTCTTTTCTTTTTACTCTTATCCCTACTTAATAGGATTTGGAGATCAAATCCGTTCTCACAAACAAGCGTCAGCTTTTTGTGAAACGCAAGATTTCACAATAACCCATTTTATTATGACTTTTTCTCTATAAGATTTATCGTTAGATATAAAAGTCATAATAAAGATTTAGCTGAAAAGATAAATCGTAATGGGTTTATTATGAAATTACATATAGAAACTGAAAACAACATTTTGTTGTTGTAAGGTTCTAAGGCTGTGGTGGTTATGGGAAAATCATTTGATCGAGAAAATAGGGAAGGAATAGTGGTATTAAAAGAAGGTAGGTAAATGAAAATGGGTAGCAAATCAATTTGACCGCTACCCACCCATCGAATAGTAAAAGGTAATTATATACCATACCGCACCAATCATGTTGTAAAACATAAAGTAAGATACATACTATCTTACTTTAATAACATAAGTTTGTATCATAAAACTGATAAGACAATGATCAAAGGCTACAAATATAGATTAAATCCTACACCGGAGCAGATCACCCAAATGGAGAAAACATTTGGTTGCTGTAGGTATGTCTATAATTGGGCTCTTGATCTGAAAATCAAAACTTATCAGGGTGAAAAACGATCTATGTCAGCAGTTGATTTATGTAAGCAGCTAACGTTACTCAAAAAAGATGAGAACCATCTTTGACTTAATGAGGTATCTAATGAGTGCTTACAACAATCTATCCGCTGTATGGATAGTGCTTTTACCAAATTCTTTAGAGAGCATACCGGCTTTCCCAAATTCAAATCCAAACATCATAGTAAACCTTCTTTTAAAAATATCAATTCTGTTAGAATTGACTTTGATAATAGTAGAGTCAAACTTCCTATTGTTGGATGGGTAAACTTTTATAAAAATCGTTCTTTTGAAGGTAAAATAGGAACTGTCACAGTTTCAAAGTCTATCACTGGGAAATATTACGTAAGTATATTGGTAGAAGATGAAAATCCTTTGCCAGAAAAGTTTCCTATTACCTCCACTACGTCGGTAGGAATAGATGTAGGATTGAAAGATTTTGCTGTATTGTCGAATGGGCAGGTTTTTCAAAATCCTAAATATCTTGAAAAATCATCCCAAAGATTGTCTTGTTTACAGAGAAGACTTTCCAGAAAGAAGAAAGGAAGCAATAGATACAAAAGGGCAAAATTAGCTGTTGCTATTTGTCACGAAAGAATAAGGAATAGAAGAAGTGACTTTTTACACAAAGTGTCTAAGAAAATAATCAGCGAAAACCAAACTATTATTATTGAAGACCTTAATGTAGAAGGCATGTTGAAAAATCATTGCCTTGCTAAGGGAATTGCTTCTGCATCATGGAGCGAGTTCTTTAGGATGCTGCAATATAAATCAGAATGGAACGGAGTAAACCTTATAAGAATAGGACGGTTTGATCCATCTTCAAAAATGTGCTCATGTGGATACATTTATAAGGATTTAAAACTTTCCGATCGTACTTGGACTTGTCCTGAATGTGGTTCTAAAAACGATAGAGATTTGCTTGCAGCACAAAACATTAAAAAATTTGGGTTAGAAAAACAGAATCTTCTAACCCAAGAAAATATTAACAAGACACCGGTGGTGAACCGGGAAGGGGACGTGGAGTTGTCGGCGGTAGCCGGAGTGGTGAAACGTCAAATTGTACTGGTATAAGCTGGTACATAATCACCTAAGAATTTTGAAGAAAATGTCAAGGTGTCTGATTTAGGATATTATGTTGTTGTTAGGTGAGGGGAATTTCTCAACCACCCTCACCTTGCTGTTCACATGACAAACGATTTTAAAATTCCAAATCTTTGTTTTCGTTTTCTACTCTTTGCTTCAAAGATACAAATTTTGGACGATATTCGGTAACTCTTATCATGCCAGGTTTTACTTTTGTTTTACCTTTTTCTCTTATAGCTATTATCTTTTCTATTTTTACAGGGTTGTTTATCTTCTTCCAATTTTTCTGCTGGAAGAAGGTGTTTTGTTTTGTATAGTTTTTATCTCTATACATTTTCTTGACACCTTTCCATTCGTAGCTTCTTAAAATGCCATCTCCCACTCTTAGTAGGATTTTTCTTCCTGGTAAGTATTCTACCATAAGGAGGTTCTCACCGGATATGTTTTCTTCTTTGGGAATCATTTCTACAGACATATCTTTAGGGAAGAAACCTGACTTGAAAGCATCTAAAGCCTTTCCATTCCAAGTAAATAGTAAGAACACCCTACCCTTTCTGTCTAAGTAATATGTGACTACCTTTTCCATATCCTTACTTTTTATTTTGTTTGCTCATGTCGTAATAGTTGATAAAGATAATGTCAAATCCAATTACTCCGTTTTGTTTCATTTCAATTGAACTGAATCCACCGTCCCAAATAAGGGCAATAAGTTTGTAATCTGGTTTATCTACAACCTCGGATATCCCTTCTTTCTTTAACCTTTTCTTTTCTTTCAGATAATCCAGAATCCCATCTATAAAGGTTTTTGCATCTTCCATATCATAAATATCGAACTTTGCTTCGAGACTTGTATAAGGAACTATCCCTGATTTTTCATCAAAAACCTCGTTTACACTTAATTTATAGCCTGTATTGAGGCTATATTTTATAGCTTTTCCTCCAGTCTCTATAGCAACCCTTTCGCTGTAGGCTTCTTTTGGAATGAGTTTATCAGCTTCTTCAACCAAAAAATCTTTAGAAGAAGCATCCAATATTTTAAATTGAATATCCATAATTTGATAGATGTTCAATTCTTTGGAGGTTTCTTGCTCTTTGGTAATTTCTGATTCTTTAGAGGCTTCCTGCTTGCATCCACACATCGAAATAAGTGTAAATAATACACTGATAAAAATTACTCTTTTCATGTTATTTGTTGTTTTTAATGATTTCACGTTTGATATTGTTGTTTGTATCCTTTGCCAAAGGAACCGCTATCAGGATTGAGAAAATCCAAAATCCGGTAAACCAAAGTAGGTGTTCAACACAGTTCACCAAATCGACCTTAAATAAGGTCACTACAGCGCCTAAAATGTTGTACAGGGTACAAATGGTCAGGATGGATGCGATAATAGGTTTATCAGTATAATAAAGCCCAAATCCACCCCACATACAGGTCATGATAAAAGCCCTGAATGGCTTTTTCTTCCTTGTTTCGTAAAGCAACTCTTGCCTCTCCGTCATTTTCGTTTCCATACTCCTATTAGTTTTTGATTGTGTAATTGATTATCGTGTTTTCTTCTGTGCAAGATTGTGTCCAGAGTGAAGGGATGGTTTCATCTTCCACCATCATTAAATCTACTCCAAATTCTCTATTATCATTAAAGAAGTATCCTTCTTGGTTATAACAAAGATCAATGTAATCGATATTATATGAAAATACTCTCGCTAAAATAGGATAAACACTATTCGGGTTTTCAAAAGAAATGATTTCTACTCTCTTACCATCTCTTGTACAGACGGGTTTGCCAGCTTTTGCTTCTTCTAAATTGAAAGGTTTCATAATTCTATTTGTTTTTGTTACTTGAATATGCCGCAAAAGTAACATCATTTTGTACAAAAACGAAGTCTTATATGTTAATTTATATGAAAATGTAATAGTATATTCTTACACTTTTGTGAATGGAAATAAAAATCCCCGCCTCTCAAAAGAAGAAAGGCGGGGTAAAACACTGTGGCTAAGATTTTAAGCAATTAATTGTTTGAACAACTTCAAGTAACAATACAAAGTTAGAAATTTCACCGGAGATTCAAGCGAATTTTCGTCAAATTCATACTCATTCAGCCATTTTTCCATTTCTTCCAGGTTCAGATATTGCCATTTTTCCTGTTTCATGCACTCTGCAAGCGCGGGAAAGGTATATTCCTTATCCTTATTGAATTTCTTACATACCCTTTTGAGATAACTTTTCCTTCCAGAATACCAAACATCACCGGCAGACGACATGCAGTAATAGGAATTGTCTTTTCTTTTTGCTCCGAACCGGGTAACAATAGGGAAATATACCCTATCAGCAAGAAAAATGAATGGAATATACCATAAACCGTACAAAAAAGTCAGAAAACCGTTCAATTTTGCTTCTGGAATGAATTTTTTGAGCGTTTTTCTAAATCCATAAGCAAAATACCAGTTGTTAGCACCTCTTTTTACTTTGATTGTGTATTTCAAATGAATATTCCTGTCATTAACCCTATCCCATGGTTTTACTTTTTCTGTATTCATAGAAGGAAGATATGTCCAAAAATGCTTCAATGCACTGAAATAGGGATTGTAAATGGTATGTCCGTGATTAGAAACATAGGAAAGGATGTTTTTCAGTATTTCTTTTGCCAAAATACCTGTTTTGTGCTCTCCCCATCCCTCCGCTATTAATGCAAGAGATGGAAGTAAGTTCCAAATTTGATCTTGTGAGACAAAAGGAGAAAAGCAAGGGTCTTCATTTTCAAGTTCGATACCGTTAGAGTAACCGCTTTCTATTTTGAAAGCATCGAAAAGGTCTTTTGAATTTACTGATATGTCGTCTCTAAGGAAAAATCCAGGCTCGTATTTAAAATATACATTAGGATTCTTCATCTTTTCATCTTCATAAGCACTCAAAGAAAGTCTTTCTATTGATTTCAGACACCAGTAAATTTTATCTACACAAGATTTATCCCCCAGCACAGCTTCTACATATAAATAATGTAGGTATTCCGCCATATTGATCGTCCCGTCTCCCCAATATAAGATTTTCAGCCCTGTTGTGTTACTCTTTGTCACTTTACTTGCTGGGATATTAGTTCCTCGGCAATTGTAGTTCTCTGTCACTACCACAAAATCTTTGAAGAAAATGCTTTTCAGCTTCGTATATTTTTCGTCTATTGTCATGTTATAAAAATATTAAATTCAATAAAACCTATTATAGTAAAGGCGGAACTTTCGCCCCGCCTGAACCAATAAAAACAAAAAAAGTGTGATGAAGAAGATTATCCTTTTTTCTTGGTAAACAATCCAAACAGCCATTCGATAAGTCCAGTATCGAAAAATCCGTTCGATGCTAATCCTGCTCCAAATCCCCATAAGAGTGCTTGCCACCAATCCAGACCTTCAAACATCCCAAGATTGAATCCCCATGCAAACATCCCAAGTCCGATACCGATTATCCAAGAGATAATCCGTTGTACCCATTCAGAAGGTTCTACTTTGAAAAGTTTCTTGATAAATTCGGTTACGACTGCCGTAACACCCACTACTCCTGCAAAAGTAGCAAAATTGGCAGCGTAATCAACTGTTTCTTCCGGCAGTTCCCCTTGTGCAAAAATACAAGCGATACAAGAGAACAGAAAAGCCAATGTCAATAAAATTTTGTTCATGATAAATTGTTTTTGAGTTAATTAACCGCTTCAAATATAAAAAGAAAAGGGCACTTTCACAAGCACCCCTTTCAACACACTGTTTAACCGCAATGTCATTTGTAAACCATTATAATAAAACAAACATAAACATCTCATTTCTTTGCTCCAACCTTTACCCGATAGGCTTCATAAAGGTTGTTGACTACAATTTCCAAAGCATTTACATTCATGCTTTCGATGATCTTCTCTCCAGGAATGGTTGTTTGCCAGATGGCATTCCCATTCTGATCAATAGTTTGTTCTACCGTTGCGTTAGGATAGACCTTTTGTAGCTTTTTGATAGCTGCCTCTAAACGTTCTTGATATGTCATGACTTTATTTTTTCTTCAAAAATAGATGTAAGCTCTTTCAATTGCAAATACATTAACACATGTTAAACTTATTCGGATATTTGTAATAATATATTCTTACATTTACTTTTGTCGTCAAAACATATTATTACACCCATGAAAAGAAAAGGAAAAGATTTTGTGATTAAAAACAGGAAATATGAGAGTTGTATTATCCTGGCTGATGCTGGTTTTAAGCCTTTGTACTGTTCACAGGCAATGGAAAACCATGCTGGCTATATAAAGATAGAAGGTGATTTGTACTACGGAATAACGAAAGACCAAATCTTACCAGGGGATAAGATTGTGAGTGTGGAAGATTTTCTTGAAGAATGGAACGAAAGGAAAGAAAGATAGAATCTGGTACGATACGGTCGGTTATGATGTATCTTTTCATAGACGCAATGGTAAAATATTGCACTTGAGAGAATGAGACTTACATTTTGATACTGACTATTTTGATAACAAGTGTTATTCTTACAATAAAAATATTTTGAAGAAAATGTAAGAATATATTTTGACATGTAAGAATAAACTATTACATTTGCAGCAGAAAACAATCAAAAAATGAATGAGAATGAATTAAGGATACGCGAGATCATGCTTGAAAAAGGTATTTCAGTTAATGAAATGTCTGAAAAGTTAGGAATAACACGACAATCGTTTTATTCCATTGTAAATGGAAATCCTACCATGAGCACATTAACTAAAATAGCAGAAATTTTAGGCGTAACTGTAAAAGAATTATTTAAAGATGAGAGTAATGGAAGTATTAGTGATAACGAAAAGAAAGAAAACGATGGAAGAGACAAAATTTAAAGTAGGTGATGTTGTTAAAGTCAAAAGTCTTGACTGGTACAACAAACACAAAGGAGAAAATGGACTGGTAATTGTTGAATGCAATCATCCGTTCACAGAAGAAATGAAAGAATTTTGTGGTAAGTATTTCTGTATTAATGATATATCAGAAAACGGAATTTATTTTAAAGGTATTAGTGATTTTGTTTTTTATGATTGGATGATAGAAGATCAGGAGTATGAACTTAAAGAAGTAAACCTTTCAAAAGAAGAAGTGGACATAAAAGACCCTAAATTCTTTACAAAGGATTTTATCCCCTTTTCCTTCTGGAAAGAAAGCAAAGTTATTCTGCCTATTTATAAAGTTGTGCTGCCTGATATAACCTTTCAACCGTTTCAGAAAGTTCTTGTAAAAGACATGGCATCAATTAACGATTGTTTTACTGTGTGGTCAATTGATTTTTATTCTTATTTTGACATGGAATCCCATAAGCACCGCTGTTTAGGAGGATTGTGGGATCATTGTGTTCCGTATGAAGGAAACGAACACCTTCTTGGCACAAGAGAAGAAGAAACCCGTTAATTTTTTCATATTTTAAGTTTCCCGGCGGAATGTTCCGCACAAGGCTTCTGTCGGGTTTTGTTTTACCACTGTAAATTTTATCGCAATGAGCTATTTCATCTTAATGGGAAAAAGAATCCCAAAACAAGCTGTAACAGGCTTCAAGTTTCAAAATGAAACAGATAACATTCGTCCTTTCCTTTCAATCAGAATAAGAGGAAAAGAAGAAATTATTCCTTTCAAAGCAAACAAAGAGATGTTTCCTATAAAAGAGCATCTGTGTTCTGTCTTTTCTGGATTTGTAAAAATAGGCGACTGGTATCTCAAGATGTCGGAAGTTAAGGAATATAAGCCGGTAACTGCCGAAGATAAGAACCCTTACATCTTATTCAAGACATCTAAGCTCGGAAATATAAAAGTTCGTTTCCTGAAAGATGAAGATATGAATGCAGAATTATTGGTATTGGATCAACTTTTTGATGTAGAATAAATTATGGAAAAGACAAAACAACAAATCTCCATTGAATTAAGAGAAATTCAAAGAGAAATTAGTAAAGCGAGAAGCATGCGGAATTGGGCTAAAATCACATATTTGAACCAGAAAAGATTGAAGCTCCAGGAAGAAATGGACTATATAAAATCAAAGGACAAGTTCTATTACCAGGAACAGAACATGGAAAAATCTCTTGTTTCCTGGGCTGCGAAAACACTTAACTTATCACTTAATATGGCGGACTTATCTGTTTATTATCTTGATCTGTACATGGCTCATTTCAAGGAAAGAGGGTTTGTTCCTACTGATGAATGGAAGGAAAAGGAAAGGAATTTTCGTAATGCAGCCAATCAATTGTCAGACTATATGAGATATTTCTTCAAAGGAAAATCATCTGACGATAATTCTGAAAGCATGTCCGAACTTATGGACTTAATAGAAAGAGATTACTACACTGACAGAGAGAAGGTTCATCATAAACAATATGAAGATAAAGTATAATGCTAAAAATTGAGATATGACAACATTAGCGACACTAAATATAACGGAAAAGAATGATAACAACAGTTTATCTGTAACTGTTAAAGTGAATATCACCAAAAAAGGAGTGGTTACCTTAAATTAATTAGGTAACTATATATCAGTTTACAGAAATAATATGTTGTAGATTTTAAATAGGAAATTTCAAATATTCTATTTATATTTGCGCCATGTATTTGATAGAACAACATATTATTTCTGTAAACGATAAGAGATATAAAGATTTAGATCGAATTTGTTTCTTGTCTAAGAACTTGTATAACGCTGCTTTATATACAATAAAGCAAGAGTTTCTTAGTACGGGAAAGTGGATAAGATCAGGAGAACTTAACAAGAAAATGGTAACAGAAAATAATATAGATTATAGAGCAATGAGTGGATCATCTTCTCAACAAGTTCTTATGGCTTTAGATAAGAACCTAAAATCTTATTTCTCTGCTATCAAGTCTTGGAAACGGGATAATAAAAAGTTTACCGGTTGCCCAAAGTTTCCAAGATACAAACACAAAACAAAAGGTAGAAATGTATTTTCTTATTCTTATGCGCAATTTAAGCATAGAGGAAACTTCATTTTCTTTCCAAAGAAAGAAGGATTATCACCTTTGAAAACGAATTGCAAAGAAGGTTCTGCAAAACAAATTCGGCTTGTCCCTAAAGCAGATTGTTATATTATAGAAGTTGTTTATGAATCTTCTGTAAAAGAACAGCTTCCCGACAACAATAGGATCATGTCTATTGATTTAGGTGTAAACAATTTAGCTTCTATTGTAACTAATACAAACAATAAACCTGTTTTGATTGATGGAAGGAAATTAAAATCCATCAATCAGTATTACAACAAGAAAAGATCGAAAATTCAACAACAATTAAAAAAGGCAAATGGAAAAGAAAATTCAAGACGGTTAATGTCTCTTACAAGAAAGAGGAACAACAAAGTAAAGGATTATCTTCACAAGGCAAGCAAAGAAATAATCAACACTTGTTTGGAAGATAATATAACAACATTGATAGTCGGACATAATGATGGATGGAAACAAGAATCCAATCTTGGTAAAAGAAACAATCAGAATTTTGTCTCAATTCCTTTCGACATGTTCATATCAATGCTAAGATATAAATCAGAAAGACAAGGACTAAGATTTGTTGAAGTAAACGAATCTCATACGTCAAAATGCAGTTCTTTTGATTTAGAATCTGTGGAGCATCATGATACTTACGTTGGCAAAAGAATTAAGAGAGGACTTTTCAGAACCAAAGATGGAATCTTACTTAATGCAGATATCAACGGAAGTTATAACATCATGAGAAAAGTAAAAGGGGATGCAGTAATGCCACCCTATACAGGGTTTGGGTATAACCCAGTTAAGAAATTTATTAACAAATATGTGTTAGTGTAAACTGGTATATAATTACCAACAGCAGAAACAATATGGAAAGCGAAAAGAAGAAAATATGTCCTAAATGCAAACATGAAGATGGGTCGGGACAAAATAATATACACGACATGAATCCTGAACATTTTTGCAAATGTCCTATACGATCTATTATGGAACGAGATGGAGTTTGCTATTCTTGTGCGTTTTGGATCAGACTATATGAAGAAAATAAGAATAATCCCAATTGGTTGGTTATAGATGGAGAATCATGGATAGCTAATCCGTTTGTTCCCAATACAAACAACAAAACACGAAGATTCATGGGTATGGGAGGAAGAATAATGGAGGCTATTTCAAATGATGGGAGAAAAATCATTTCCAATGATTGGTGGCATCAAGGGAAAATTCCAGAAGAATTTAAGGAGTTAATGCCTGATAATGCCAAATGGGTAGAATGAGTTTAAGAAAAATACATAGATACAAAACAAACAATATGAATATAGTTGAATTAATAAAAGAGTGTCCAAAGTACACTAAATTGTACACGATTACACATGGAGAAGTTTTGTTCGATCATGTTGAGGGCAACTGTATTGTTGTGATAACTGAAATCTCAAACGGCTTTACAAAATATTTGAAATTGGATGAATTAGGCAGACTTTCAGAACACGGACAGACAGTTTTGTTTCCGTCAACATCAGGAACATGGGATGAGTTTGATATTACTAAAATAGAAATAAATTCTCCTTTTGTGCCAGGGCAAGTAGCTTACAACGAAGAATTTTGTTCATTTGGTTTTGTGGGCATGAACGGCGTTTCCCTTAAAACAAATGAAGGACAAATATTGCCTATTTCCCGTTTGGCTACGGAAAGCGAAATTGATATCTGGAATCAGGAAAATCATAAAAAGCATCTGCATTATTCTCTTGCGAGAAAGAAATTCGTTTACTATTTCTGTCCTTTTGATAAGGTTCTTGTAAGACAAGACAGAAATAAAGAATGGGTGGCAGATTGGTTTTCTCATATTACCAGTACAGAGCCAGAAGAAAGGATATATGTTACCGTAGGAGGTAAATGCTGGGCATATTGCATTCCTTTTGAGGGCAATGAACATCTTTTAGGAACTGATGAAAATCCAGAAAAATAAAGTTATAATACGGTAAGATAATCCATTTTATGATTAAAGATTTGTTGCTATATTTGTGATGCAATCAAATAAAATGAGTAGTTTTACTGTAGTGATGAGTATTGTTCTGATAACCAATGCTTAAACTATATTTCAACGGCTTTGTATCTTCCAATACAGTAAGATTATTCTACTTTATTTGATTGCAACGGGAAGGGCAAAGCCGTTTTCTTTTGCCCGAAATCAAATATTTAAAATTATGAATGAATTAGTCAATTTCAAAATGAAGATTTTGGAGAAATAAGAACTATGTTAGTTGATGGTGTACCTTATTTTGTCGGTAGGGATGTTGCTTTGGCTTTAGGGTATGCAAAGCCAAGAAATGCAATTTTGCAACATGTTGACAATGAGGATGCCCTAAAACAGGGCATCCCTGATTCACAAGGACTTATGCAGCAGACTACTTTAATAAACGAAAGTGGTGTTTATTCTTTAATTTTTGGCAGTAAGTTAGAAACCGCCAAGTCTTTTAAGAAATGGGTTACATCAGAAGTACTACCTTCCATTAGGAAAACCGGAAGCTATTCTGTGATTCCTTCTTATCAGATAGAAGACCCTATTAAAAGAGCGGAAAAATGGATAGAGGAACAGAAAGAAAAGAAAGCACTTGAAATAAAAGTAGGAGAATTGTCTATCGAAAACAAGGAATTGGAAAAGAGAATTGAAGAAGATGCACCGAAGGTTATCTTTGCGATGGCAGTAACCGAATCCAAACGATCCTGTCTTGTTGCGGAGCTTGCAAAGATAATCTGTCAAAATGGAATGGAGATCGGACAAAACAGATTATTCAAGTGGTTAAGAAAGAAAGGCTATCTGGGGACAAAAGGAGAATACTATAATCAGCCCATGCAACGCTATGTAGAAGCAGGATTGTTTGAGATCAAGAAAAGAGTTATAACGAAACCAAACGGAAGTACGATAACCGTATCGACACCTATGGTAACTCCGGCAGGACAACTGCATATCTTGAACAAGTTTCTGGAGTACTATTCCAAGATGTAGCGATCTTCCCATAGTATAGTATTACTTGAAATGTTAAAATCATTTTTCATGAAAATGTAATACTATACTATGGCAAACAAAGCCTATTTTTCATTCAAAAAAATACAATAAGTAAAACTTTTTCGCATATAGGGCGCACTCAAAGAATGAAAATTTATAAATTGTTGATATTTAATATATTATCTTCAAAAATTACCAAAAACCGATTTTTAATGCTCATTTAAAAAATATACAATAAGTCTTCCTACCTCAAAATTAGTATCATTTTACCCAAATGTTAATTACCTTTTTAAAAATGTAAGAATATACCTTTACAAATAGACAACAAAAGTGTTACCACCTGTTAAAATAGGAGGATTTGCTCTCATCAGAAGAAACAACACCTATTCTATCGCTACAAGTATGTCTATAGATACTACTCGGAAGTAGGAAGAATCCTGTGATTTGTAATAATATATTCTTACATTTTGGACTGATTTTGACAATTTTCGTGTATCATTTTGAAAGAATACGTATACAAAAAGTTTACAAATAGTCAAAATTTGAAAAGATGAGAATTTGCGTCATTCTAAAACCAACCAAAATTTTCAATCATTTAAAAATCAGACATTTGCAATTTTTCAATTTTGCCTACCCCCTTATAGGGTTTGGAGTTTGAAAATCTTCATTTTTACCATATCATTTTGATAGGAATTGTTTCGCTTAGTTTTACAAATTGTCATTTTTATGTATTGAGCGCAGCGATTCCCGCTCGGAAGGGGTGAAAAGGCGGCTTTAGCCGACTCCCCTTCCGAAAAAGAATAGATATAAACAACCCCTAAAAATTCCCCTATAGGAAAGAAAAACCAAATCTCTGCATATACCCACTTTCAAAATAACAAAGAAGAAAACTATATATAGAAAAACAAATACCCACCCCCCCCTATCAAAGAAAAACCATATGGAAGCAAAAACAAAAATCCTGTATATATAGAGAAGCAGAATTATAGCAATAAGAACACTCATTATCAGCATAAATACCTGTATATCCTGATATATGTGATATAACTTATTGATTATCAAAGAGATAAATATGAGCACATTCTTTCAAAATCCCTATAAGGGAACTGTTTGGAAGTTTTGTCCTGTGACGTATTAGAGACGCAGGCTTTATATGGAGAGTCCTCAAACAGTCCCTAAAGATACCCTGGATAAACAAAAATACCCCGCCTAACCTATTTCTTTTTGTTTTCCTTACACTTTCTTGTCAAAATGGTACTCCACTACCACCTACCAAAAGAAAGTGCCTTAAATAGCCTTATTTGACTTCATTAGTTTTTGAGGGAATAGAAGCTATTTAAATCATAGGAACGCACTACTCCAGGATACATATCACCACACAAGCGCATGGAGTAATACAATACATTGAAAGTTCCTATATATATTATATATAATATATATAGGAAAATAGATTTGTAGCTGGTTTTATAGCTCCTAAAATAGGTTCGTACATTCGCGTTGCAGCGAATAGAACCTATTTTAAAAACAATCATTATGCACCACCATAGAAGAGAGTGCAGATACAAAGAGGGCAGTCAACAATACCAGGTAAAACCAATTTGAAAAACACAGCAAAAACCGCACAGGCAAAGGGAATAGATGAGAAATAAGGGTATTTGGGGAAAGGTTTGGGAGTAGGAGAGCGCGAGGTAGCGAGGACAAATCTACTATACAAAACATACACATAAACCTACCATGCATACAAAACACCTCTACAAATCTATCATTCCTTTTTCTTCTATGCGCATTTATAAACCATACCCTACCTATACATACACATTCGTAGTCCTTTATACCTATTTACAAGTTGTTCCCGGTTTGCTTTTCCTTATTTAGATTTAGTCTAAATAATGGTTATTCCTATTCTATGACATATTCTTTTCCTATTTTCTTGCATAGATTTCCCTACTTTTTATCTAATTTGTTGATATTCAACTATTTGTGTATCAAGCTATTTTAATCTCTTTTTATAGGGGTCTTTTTAATTGGTAGGGTAATACTGCTTTTTCTTTCGAAAAGTGCTGCATTCGCGCGATAACGCGCTATCATTTCGCACATTTCGATACATTAAGTAATAAACTATCATTATAAAAATACTCATTTCCCTATTAAATTAACCTTTCTTAACTGTATTTCTCTTGTTATGTAAGAATAAAGTATTACATTTGTATCAAAGAAAAGAACTAATAATAACAACTAAACTAATTACAATCATGGAAGCAAAGAAATTAACAGTAAACCAGGTAAAGAACTTAGTAAACAGTGTTAAAGCAATTTATCGTTTAAATGGTTTTGTAACAGGTAAGCGCACAAATTTACAAAAAGCTGCCAAAGAATGTAGATTTGATTACGCGGAACTTGGAAAGGGTATCGATACCTCCCTTTCCTATCCTGAAAGTGTTTTTGAAAAAGAATACCAGATTGATACAAAGGCACATTTTGACAAAAACGGTATTTCGTATGAAATTTGGTTTGAGGATAGCAAATGCTATTTATTCCAAATGTATGAAACAAAATACCTAATTGTATCTGGTCTTGGGTATTGCAACATTTACCGTCTGGTTGAAAAAACGGAAAGCGAAAAATTTGAGGATCAGCCTTGTATGATATACAACGGTGATAGTAAAAAAGCGGTTTTGGATTACAACGACAAGAAAATAGAACTTACTTGCACCCTATCGAATACAAAGGTTTGCCGGTGGGATAGCAAATACCCGGAATCGCGCAACCACTACATTGTAAAATTTAAGTACGGTAAAAGTAGTGGTAAGTTTGACTTTTTCGATAGTTTGAATAATTTCGAAACAGGACAAACCGATAAAACGAAAATAGATATTTTCGAAATGTTTTATATATTCCTTTCAGATTGCCAGATAGCAATAGATTGCTATTCTTTTGAAGATTTTCAGGCAGAGTTTGGAGGAACGAAAGAAGGTTACAACGCATGTAAAAGAGCTTTACAAAAATTTGAAAGGGTATTTTGCAGTTCTGGAATTGATTTGTACGACCTTGCGAGCTACATGCAAGAAAAATATAATTTTTAAATCATGGAAAAGCGGGTGTATTACTGGAGTGTTGGTGGCGAAAAATTTGCCTCCCTCCAGAAAGCAAAAGAGTTTGTAAAGGAAAACAACGGCGCAAATTGCAAAAGGATAACAGGACACGACAAAGAAGGGAAAATAACTACATTTACACCCTACGAAGCAACAAAGCGCGGTATTTCTTTTAAAAAGACGGTAAAAAATAAGTGTTAACGATACAATAATTAAAACAGATAAACAGTAACAAATATATGAAAGCAATGATTTTTTCTATTATTCGAATGATTACGGCGGCTTTTATTTTAGCTCTTATGTTTTTGACTTTAGAAGCTGATAATATTATACATGTTATCTTTTCCTTTCCTATTTTCTTGGCAGTGCTTTATATTGGTATAGAAGGGCTACCATTAAGTAACAAACTAAACAAAGAAAATGAGTATAATTAACCTTTCTTAACTGTATTTCCCTTGTTATGTAAGAATAAAGTATTACATTTGTATCAAAGAAAAGAACTAATAATAACTAAACTAATTTTTAAACAAGGTGCGCAAACCTTGACAAAACGCAGCAAACATTATGACAACTACAACTAATAACAATGAAATCAAATCATTAATAAATTGTATCGGTTTTTCCGGATCGTTTTATGAATTTTTAAAAGAAGATATCAAAATAGGCAATCAAATTTTATATCCTGGCAGTTATAAATTTGATTATCTAATAAAATTAGATGATGAATGTAAAAATGGACATTTAACCTTTTCATTTACTGGAAGTATTAAGATAAAAAAAGGTAACGGACGTTATTATGATTTTATTTCCGGCGCAATAGGTGATATTATCACCTATTTTAAACCTGAACTTTCTATATTTGAAAAGCTACATACGTGCAACCATTTAGGGCAGCCAATGCGTATAGATAATATTCGTTATTATATCAATGAAGGCAAAACAGACCAGAAAATAGCGGAAATGTACAATATTTCTGATATAAAAGCAATCGAAATTTTGCGTAACGCTTCAGATAATAAAGATTTATTTTATTACCTTGTATTCCGTTTGGGGGTGATTGATACATGGAAAAATTTAGCAAACGAAGCTATCCGGGAAATAGAGAAAAGAAGTAACAGCAAACTAAAAATTGAAGGAAAAGACCGTGTATATAAGCAGCTCTCAAAAGAAGATTGTGAAGCATTGGAAAATTTATATCAATTAGGCTACGCATCTAATGTCCAAAAGGAATTAAGGGACAAAGCAAGAAAAGAAGAGCAAAAACAAAAGGAACTAAAAGAGATTGAAGAGGAAAGAAATAAAGCTATTACAAAAGCACAAAAAGAGTATGAAATAAAAAAAGCGGTTGTTTCTTTCGGGATAAGTTGGAATAATGTGATTTTTTACGATCATAGTAACAAACTTTGTTTTAATTATTCGGATTGCTATAAAAAGATTCCTTCTGATTTGATTAACGAATTTATTTGTACAAATGTATTGCCTGAAGACATTGATATTATAAATGAAGATAAAGGGCGCTAAGCAAAACGCCTTGTATATTAAGATAATAAAGTTTTACAAACAAATAAAATATTATGGTTATGGAAAAGAAAGATAATTTTATAAAAAGATATAATTACGTAAAAGATGATATTATAAAGCGTTTAGATGAGGCGTTAATTAAAGCTATTGGCAATGAAGTGATTGAATTTGATAAATTAGAGGATAATTATTTAGACGTTTACCCGTTAATTAGTGCGGTTTTAAAGAAAGAGTTAGATTGCATTGAATACGGTGGTAATGATACAATTTGCCGTAAAATAAAGCGTAAATCAACTCAATATAAAAATGATTATAGAATTTGGCACGATTACGCGGGTGATTACAGAACAAAATAATATAATGAAGGAACAATAAAGTTATAAATACCTTGTCTGTTCCTATTTTGGACAAACCACACAACAAACAATAACTGATTATCAATAATTTAAAACATTTATAAGATTATGAAAGCAACTAATAATACAGACACTTTATTTATGGATATTTTTGTAGAACTGTTTGCTATCGCAAAGGTTTATTTCGAGGAACTTTTTAAAAACGCTGATCCAGGAACGTACACAATAAAAGATATCTATGCTTTTATTGAAAAGAATATAGAAGCAACAAAAGAAGGTAAATTAACAGGCGTTAACCCTTATTTTTCAGATAGGTATAAAAAAACTTTGGAAAAATCACCGTATTACACTAAAGTAAATTCATTTGAAAAATATACAATATCTTACCTTTGCCGTGTAACGGATAACATTGTTTCTATTGAAAAAGAAAATTTTAAGTGTAGTTTTGACATTATTAAAGTGTTTGAATATCTGGAAAGGTTTAAAAAACTATCTGGAGCAAAAGACAAATTAGAGTTTACAAAAGAAACCGAAATAAAAGAAGGACAAAAATCAACTTCTTTTGAAATAGAGTTAAGCAAAGAAGATATCAAATCTTTGATATCTGTAAAAACAGAGAAAAAGGACATTGCAGGTAGATACACAGAAAATACAGTACATTTGTCGCTAACAGATAGTACAATATACGTAACGAATTGCTTTGTATTGAAAGCAAAAAGAGTCGATATTAAAAATGTTTTGGGTGAAACTAAAGATATATTAATACCGTTTGACGTACTTAAAAATATCGGTGCGGGAAATTGTAATTTCACAGTTACCGAAGGCGAAAAAACATATAATGTTGTGGTAAAAAATACAGTTACAGATAAAGTAGTGTCTTATTCTTTCAAAAAGATAGAAAAGTTTGTAGACTACAGATCAGTTTTCCCAAAACTGTACAAGGAAATGAACATTTGCTTGAAAGATGCGAAATCATTTGTAGATTGCATTAAAACACAGCAAAAACTATGCAAGAACTTCGGGCTGCTTTATTTTATGATTCAAGCCATCAAAGGATCAAAGGAAATAAAAGTTGTTACATGCAACGAAGCGTACAACATAGATAATGATTATAAATTTTCTGAATTTTCTTTTGAACTAAAAGAAAGTAGCGAGTTCTCAGGCAATTATTTTTATAGGTTTGTTGATGTTTTAAAATGTTTAGACGATTGGAACGGCAATTTATATTTTGACGAAATAAAACTATCTTTCGAGACGAAAGCGGTTGATACATGCTTTTGTATAAGTGCACAGGATAGTGATAAATATTTTGATAAATATAGTATTGTCACTATCAAACCGGATAAACTAACTAAAATAGAAATTGATGCTATTTCTGAACAAAGCAACAACAATGTTTCTTTAGATAATTGCGGCAAGCAAAAAGAAACGCCGAAAGAAGGTGATTATGTAGAATTTAATCTTTCTTGCAATGTTGATGCACCTATTTATACTGGTCTTGTCACAAATGATCCAGGTTTAGGTCTTGTTTGTGTTGTTGATGGACAAAAGATTGAAGTTAGGAAAATGGTTAATTTAAAGGTTTTGAAGCCAAAAGAAGGCAAAACGGTATCACCTATCCAAAGTGAAAAAGAAAGCTCTTTAAACGATAAAGAAAGAGGTGAAACAAAGCAAATAGAAAGGGATAACTCCATACAACCAAAGGGAACAAAACCTACCGTGCAATACACGGACGATATGTTGGAACTTGTTTCTCTTGATTTAAATTCCATGACGTATGTCGTAAATGGAGATATAGGAACGGCAAAGAATATACAAAGCATTGTCTTGTATGACGAAATAGGGAAAATCGTTGTTTCTTGTGATGATGGGAAAAAGATAGAATGCCAGTTTGACGGAGAAAGTATTTTACAAAGCGTTTTAAAAGAAATGTAAAATACATGGACACAAGGAAAGGTAAAACTTTACACTATGTTTCTAAAGACGGAGTAAAGTTTACTACATGGAAGTATAGTACATGTGAGTATTGTTTCTATCTGGATAAAAAAACAGATATTGTGAAAACACTTTTGCTTAGTGATTCAGAAAGAATGCAAGGGTTTTTCTATAAGGGTTATTTTGTCAAAAACATATTAAAACCTCAAAAGCAAAAGTTCTTGCCGGGTAACTTTTATCAGTTCATATACAAATTGATATATGTCGGATATAAAATAGAGAACGGGAAAAGATTAAAGATGTATCAATTAAAACAAATGGCGTTTTACCCGGAAGTTCAGTAAGAATTACTACCTTTACCTTAACAAAGTAGAAAACCATATTTGTCGTAATGTTAGTTTATGTTATTATTAGTATTTAGTAATTAGTTTAGTTGTTGCCCCTGTCGGTACGTGATGTATAGGCAGGGGCTTGTTTTTGCATCTCTTTTGCTGTAACTTTGCTGGAAACAAAACATTAAAAATTTATCAATATGAAGTTACAAAAGTCTGTTAGCAAGCCTTCTATTAGGTGTGAAGGCTGCAAATTTATAAACGAATGTCCTTATCTGGACAAATCGGAATGTTTTCAGTTCAATAGTGCGGAAATTACAAAATCAAATCTGGAGGATATAGACAATGAAGAAACAGAAAATTAATCAGGAACTAAAGTCATTTCCCCAAATAGGACAAAAAGATTTTTTGGAAATAATAGAGAATGCGCCAGAGGTAATACAAACAGCATCTAAAGAGTTAAAGGATTCCTTTGTTGCTCTTGAAATGGCAGAAAGAGCATTGTCGGAATCGTCCAAAAGGTTTTTTGTTTTTGAAGGCAGTCAAGGGGAAGAGTTTACGGCCGATCTTAAAAGTTATTCCGCAAAAGGTTTTGTTATCCGACATGGAGGGACGAAAGCAGCAGCAGAAAAGGCACAACGGCAAAAGGAAATATATATAATGCCTCTCATAGAGGATATAAGGGCAAAAAAAGCTGTTTTCAATGACATTTACCGAAAAGAAATGCTTTCTTCCGTCACGCCCGATATCCTTTCCTATATCGTGAAACTATTTGGGGAAATGAACGGTGTTGAAGATGTCCAGAAAATCCTAAAACAGGAAAAGAAAATCAACCTGACACAAAAGGAACTTCTATCTATCTTCGCAAGAAAAAAAGCGGAAATAGAAAGCAAGCGTGCAGTGTTTCTTGCTTCGTCCAATCAATATAAGGTCGCAACGGAAGCCGGGAGACTACAAATCATCAACTCCATTATCATAGACCTACAGGGAAGGTATCATAAGTACCTGGAAGAAGGTTTGGAGGATAAAGCATTGATCTTTGAAAGGGAAATAAGAAACATGCTTGAACAAGCCAGGAAAGAAGTAAAGGGAAACGAACTAAAACTGACTGTGGACGGAAAGATAGATATTACGGCCACATTGCATGGACAGGAAAACGTTTCACGTGTGTTCCGTACACTTCCCGTCAATTCGATTATAATCGGTCTTGTCGCTGCCAAATCCGGTCTTGATCCTACAGTATTGGTGCATCAGCTTGCTACAAGTTATTATAAGGACTTCAACGGCTTTAATAAAATGATACTTGGAAGAGAAAAAATCATGCTGCCGGGCGACCTTATCCGTGCTGCCAATTGGGACGAACTTGAACAGCAGAACCAAAAGTTCCTGGATGAAATGTCACCTTATGAAGTACAGGAGGCTACTTATTTGGATGATGAAGTGAAATTGTCTGTAAAAGAACGCTTGAAAGCTCTTAAACTGAAATAGGGCATGACTATTAAGGACAGAAAAATAAACGTGTATCTAAACCGCTTAAAAAGGTTCAACGAGCTTTGTCCCAAAAACGGTTTCTATTGGGGAGGACTACCCATTACACCCATTACAGATAGAAACATAAAGTCCAAACTAAGGGAAATGGAAGAGGACGAAATAGGAAGGAAATTACAATGGCTGGAAAGAGGGATAAAACTTTTGGAAGGACAGAACAGGGATAATGACGGAAGAAAGAAACTGCTACCGGAACTTAAAAGGTATCTTGCAAGAATAGAAAAAGGAGGAAAGGTAAAAATAAGTCCTTCTATAAAGGTTTTTCTTGTGAACACAGGACTAAGAGCAAGTCTGTCTCTTTTAAAAAGGGAAGGTCAGGAATGGATATTGTGTGATTACAGAGGAACAAGGATAAAAATGAAAATGCAAGAAACAACACTGCAAAAAGAAATCCTGTTTAGACTGAAAGCAAGGTTTGACCCTTCCATCCTTCCAAACAGGAAAACAGTTTTCAGAGCTTACGATTAAAGTATCCTATCCTAAAAACAACTCTCCATGCAGTTCAGGATATTTGGAATCTTTGGGGATTGTGATTACTTTTGTTGCATCCTTTTGAAAAAGCAATGTTTCTTTTGGTTTTTCTGTAGGAAAAATAGAAATTGGAATACTCTTCTTTTCGTTACACATACTTTAAATATTTTGTTTAAACAAAGAGAAAGGGAGCAGAGAACCTACTTGATTGTTTGAGTTCAAAGCTCCCTTTCATAATTAACGTAATTTACTAACAACGAGAATGTTAGATGCCTACTCTATTAAGGATTTTCAGCTTCCTCCTTTATTAAAACGAACTTTGTTGATATGATAAATTAGGATAGTCTTTCTTTCTCACCTCCTTTCCGGTTAATAGGTTGACAACTCGAATTTATACTTTTGCACATTATACAGGAAAATCTTATTCGATTGCGATCCAGATTTCTTCATCAGTAGAAGAAAGTTTTTTGTACATCTTTTCAAATGCCTCTTTACTATTGGTAAGTTGCCCTTTGATAGTGTTGCGCCCTACACCTATACAACCTTCTACATTGTCGGCTGTAGCGGCGCAATGCAATAAAATTCCAGAGAACGCTTTTACTCCTTCTAATCTGGGTACTCTGCCTTGGCAAACATCCATATAGAATTGTTTTTTACTGAATTTAGGTGACACTACATTCATAAGAACTTTATAACGACCAGAAGGGATAGCTGTTTGTCCGTATATTTTTTTTGATTTTATCTCTTCTTCCGACATATCTTGGGACAATCCTCTGTCCGTATCTTCTATTGTATTGCAAATAAATTCGTCATCAATATAAAGACAGCCAATAGTGTATTTTTCTTTTTTCCAATTTCTTTTTACTTTTATTTCCATAACCAATTAATTTATAATATGTCAATCAAATTATTTATTGAAAATTTTTCAAAATCTTTTATACCGAACTCATCTTCTATCAAGGAATTGATGTAGTCTACATCTTCATATCTTTCTGTTGCAATCAGATTGTTTCTTAATCCTAATAGGTAATTAAGCCTTACAGAATCAATTCTGGAATTGATATAAAGCAAATGATTCTTTAGGTTCTTGACCCTAAGTAGAAGGATAACGACAGTAATCAATAGGAATACTGTCACAACTGAAAGTATTATGACCATTAAATTCATGTCTATTCTCGTTTATAAGCCATTTTCTCTAATTCAGTAATCTTCATATCGTCCGGTATTGTTTTGGATCGTTTGTAACGTCCTCTTTCAATCCTTTCGATATATCCTGCTTTACAAAGATAGGAAATTGTTTTTCTAAGCGTGCCGGCAAAGAATAAAGTATGCTTTGCAAGGTCGTAAAACTCAAAAGGGCGATCTATTGAATTGATAAGCAATGCCAGCTTTTGAAACTTTGTATTTCTTTTGTTCATGTTGATATAGTTTTTATGTAGTTAAAAATCGGGAAAGATTATTTTCCCAAACCGTCTTTCCCTTTAGAATCATCTAACTTAAATTACTATGGAAAATACAAAAACTGTTTCTTATTCGTCTGTTTTAAGATATTCTTCGATTTCCGTTAATGTAACGGCTTTAATTACTAACTCATCTCTTGTGGGAAGAAAATCGAAATATTTCTTTACAATCGAGATTGCTTCCACATCTGACGCAGATTGAACCATCAAAGAGACCTTTTGCATTCTGATTTTTCCTTTAGGTGTCTCTTCCGGGTAAAGTACATCAACCTTAAAGAATTTGCCATCAGAATCGCTTTCTATCACTGTGTAAAGAGACAGTTCCCGAATAGGAGATATCTTTATTTCCTCTTCTGTTTCTTTCGTTCCCCATTCTACGGACACTGCTTCTGCTTCTGTATAGGTGTAACCTCTAATTAGAAGATGTCTCTTTACTTGGATTCTTGGAGGTTTGAAACCGTCCGGGTTATCCGTCCAATAATTTACAACTGATTCAAAGTACATAATGTTACTCTTTAAATAATGATTGAACCACTATCCCTTTTGTATAATCACACTCTTTGCTTCCTTTAGGAAGAACAACGAAGTTTTGGGAAGGGTCGTCTGTTTTAAGATTAAAAATAATTTCCGGCAGTGGAAGGAAGTTTACTTTTTCTATAAAAAGAAAGTCTTTCGCTTGCTTACTATCTTCGGAAAAATCATAAGAAAAAAGCGGTATTCCTTCCGATTTTAGAACTGTGATCCAGTCTCCCCACATATCCATTAAAAGAAGCCCGCTTGTAGCTTTAAAGCTGTCCCCTGTGTTTAAAACACATTCGACCACATAGGAGTAATCATATTTTACAGCTTCAGAAAGACTTCTTCCAAACCTGTGTCCATTCTTTAAAGAAACAGTTAGCGCGAGCTTTCCTTCTTCTTGAATCTGATCACATCTCATTGCTTGCTTTTCGCTGTCTATAGCAATGAAAGTATTCCCTACAACCCCATCAACTATGTTCATCTTCCTCTGTTTTCTCCTTGCTGGGGATTAAAATTACCGAAGGAACACCGTTGCACCCTTGATTGATAGGTATTTCATTCCATTTTCCACCTGTAATAGCTTTCACTTTTAGAAAAATATCCAAAGGAACACTAAGTGTAAGCGGTTGTGGCTTGTAGGAATGATCTCTTTCCCATTTCGCCACTTGAAGTTTTATGTTTGTCTTTATCGCTTCCATCGAAGGAAGGAAAGGAACAAGTTCTTCTATTTTGTCAGCCGAAAAAAGGGTTACTTTCCCATTCTCACGAGGTACAATGATGTACAGTTTAGTCTTCTTTTTCTTCATCTCCTTTTTCAAAATTTTCACTCTTAAAATAAATGTAACTATCAAACATTGAATTAACCGTGAAACACGCTACAATAAACATGATTGTTATGCAAATCCATCCACATATTCCCATAATCTAAAAATTTAATTGTTGCTTTTAATGCTGCAAATGTAAGAATATATTATTACATAGCAAGGTGAAATGTGTAAACACTTGTTAAAAGTAATATTTCAACGTCATTTCACCTTGTGATGTTTTGTTACTTATTGAGATTAGTATCGGTATCAATATGACAATAAACCAATTCTTCTTTTGCTCTTGTGATTGCTACAAATTTAAGACACTCTTCTGCATATAACGCTTTAGGTGTCTTTGCATATTTGGACGGAAGTAACTCTGGATTCAAAAAGAAAACACGGTTAGCCTCCAGTCCTTTGCTTTTGTGAATAGTGGATAGGATGATGCCTTTGCTATCGCCAGAGAAAACGTTTCTGACCTTTTCTTTCAAAGAAGAAAAATTTTCTTGATACGATTCGTACAGCAATTCCACAATCTTTACTTTTTCTTCCAAAGAAACGTAAGACGGATGGTTTTTCACAAAGGCAGGATTAATGCCTCTTTCTATGAGTTTTCGTTTTTTATCGTCCAACAGAAGATACATATCATCAAGACTATTTTGATTTTCCATCAGGCGGCAAATATTTTCTCCAAAATCGCGTCCCATTATAGATGATTTCTTTCCTGCTTTAAGAAATTGCAAAAAAGCTGCCACTAAAGGAAGATTATTCCGGCACAAAACGAAATCCCCGTTAGTAGCTTCGTTTAGTTCACCTTTTCTGACAATACCTTCTTTTGCTTCTTCTGCACATTCTGTTCCAGGGAATACTTTATTGGCTTCTTCAACTATCCTTTTGCTGCATCTGTATGTGACAGAAAGAGGAAGTGTAGTCGTGTTAGGGTTATTTTTTAGAGAATTGAATACATTCAAGTCGCTTCCTAAGAAGTTGTAAATCAGTTGTTTAGAATCCCCAACGCCAACAAACCTTCCTCTTGGTTTTATTAAATTTTGCAAAATATTCTTTTGAAGTTTGAAAAAATCCTGACATTCATCGGCCATTACAACATTGTATTTCGGAAAACTTTCCGGTTCTAAGAATGTGTAAGGAATCCAAAGCATATCCACAAAATCTATTTCAAAAGCAAGATTGTTGTTTATCCTTGTACAATCACTTCTCCATGCCTTTTCAATTTCAAGAAGGTCGGGAATCATTTCTTCTTCGTAATCCAAATCAAATTCTATTGTAATGGGAACAATGTTTTCTTCATTTATCTTGCAAAGAGACAGTCTTGTTTGTTCCCACAATGTCTGGAGTGCAAAGAAATGCTTCATTCTTTCTTTAAATTCCATTTTTTTATATTGGAACAGCTTCGTGCAGAGTTTGAAACATTTGCCGTCATTCACTTTTGCCTTGAACCGGAAATTTTTCATCATTATACGAAGTCCGAGTGCATGGAAAGTGTAGCAATCGACATAATAAGGAAGTTTAGACCTTAGTTCCTCTGCTATGCTCTTGTTGAATGCCATAAAAAGGCATGACTTGTTTTCCGGTGTACGATTGCATAACTCTTTGAGTGTCTGCGTTTTACCTGATCCGGCAGATGCCTCAACTATTATGTTTTTGTTGGTATTTTCGTAAGCATCAAAAATAGCCAACTGATATTTACTCCATTTCATAACATCTTCTTCTTTTCGTTTACTTCTGTTATCTTCTCAAATAATGAATCCATTCATAAGACTTTCTTATGCTCAAATATTCATCATCATATTCATTGTTGTATGCTTCTCGCTCAAAAGAAATGTTTCTGTAAGCCTCATGGGAATCTTTGTATTGAATTAATCTTACAAGCCATTCTATACCATACCACAAATAGAAGAATACTATAAGCATCTCTTTTTGTTGTTTTAAATGGATATTCTCATGTATGATCGTTCTCATTCCTAAAGGTTCGTATTCTTTCCTTGCAAAAATGAAAGGGAATAGAGTGATTGCTGTAAATCCCTTAAAGGGGATCAAGTTATTGTAAATGATTTTCTTTTTCATACTCTTTAAAATTTTTGTAATTAGCCATGTGGTCTGCGATAAAATTGCCACATACAATAGGATCATTGTAGTCTTTTTGATGGCTTCTTATCCATTTTACGGAAACGCGGAGTTTTCTATGCAACAACATTTCCGAAAATATAGCATCCCACAAATCCTGGTTTTCTACATGAAGGTTCTCCCTTGCCCAATCAAGGAACTTGTGACGAAACTGATTGGCAACATACTGGCTGTCGATATAGAAGGTTGCCTTTACATTCAAATTCTTTTTTATCGCTCGAAGCGCAAGAAGAATTGCTTCCGTTTCTCTTCTTCCTGTCGTAGTATAGGAACGTCCTTTGGTTATATGATATTCCTTGTCTTTCCATTTGATGTAAACGGCAGAACCTCCCAGTTTTTTGGGATGGTTTGCATTGCAACTTCCATCCGTCCAAACTTCAATGATCCGTGTTCCCTTTCGTTTATCGCTCATTCTTATACTTTTGAAGGATCATAAGACTGGTATCGTCTTGGAATCCTTTGTTTAACATGTCCGTAACATCTTTCTTCCCTTTTAGCATCTCCCACAAGTCCTGGTCAATCGTTTCCGGCGATAACAGGTATTGAATTGTAACTGGATTCTCCTGTCCGCTTCTTTCCAATCTTCCTATAACCTGCACAAGGTCGCTCGGACGCGGAGGAAGCTCTAAGATAGCCATATTGGAACAGACCTTTTGAAGTCCGTCTACACCAGTACCAAGACAGCCTATATTTGCGAAAAGAACTCTTTTGTTCTTTTCCAAGGTGAACTTCTGCAAAATTTCATCTCTTTTCTTTGTGGCAGTGCCACCTGTAATAAGAAGCACTTCCTTAAACTCTCCGGCTATCTTTGTAAGGATTGTGGATTGTGAGGCAAATACCAAAAGTTTCTCTTCTTCGTTTGCTTCCATCCACTCTTCCACCCATTTTTTGATAGCTTTTATCTTTCCTTCTAAGGATAATTGCTTTAATGTCGAGAGTTTTACAAGGAACTCTGCCCTTGCTGCCTTGTCAACTTTTTCCTGATCTTTGAACTTATCCTCTATGAATTGTAAAAGGTCGTTGTCTGCCTTTTTATAGGCTCTTTTATTTGTGATCTCGCATTCCACAACATTTTCCGAAATAGGAGGAAGCTCTTTCAGTGCGTCCCTTTTGTTTACCTGAAAATAGCAACATTCTTTCAAAAGGAAGTTCAGTTCCTTGATATTGGAAGCTCCTGATATGTCCATGCCAAAGTTCGTTTCCTTCATATTGCAGTATCTTTCAAAAAAATAATGATGATACTGGTCGTCCGGTGCAATTTCCTTTATCCTTTCTATTAACATCAGGATATTTAGAAGCTCTGCCGGACGGTTCATGATAAGTGTTCCTGTAAGCCCTATCACGGAAGGAACTTTATGCGCCAGTTTCTTGAAAGACTTGCTTCTGATGGACTTTCTGTTTTTGAGAAAATGGATTTCGTCTGCTATCACAAGGGAGAATGATTTCTTTTTCATTCCATCTAATCTTATTTCAAGAGATGTTTTACCGTTTTCTTTTGTGACCCTTTTCCCAAGTATGTCATAGTTTATCACTATCACGTCCGCTTCAAAATCTTCCGGCGGAGAAGACGTGGAAATGATGGATACCCGTCTGTCCGGGTTCGTTTCTTTCCACTCTCTCAACCAACCGGATTTTACAGAAGCCGGACAGACTACCATACAAGGAAAAAGATCAAGCATTTCAGCATAGAGAACAGAACATAGACTTTTGCCTGTCCCCACCGAAGAGCCATTTATATGATTTCCGTGATTGACTGCGTAATATAGATAGTCCATTTGATAGTTTCTCGGCTTTTTTAAAAGAGGAAGATTGTCTATCAATAGTTCTATATCCTTTCGGGATAAAAGTTCCTTATAAGGCTTTATTTCGGCTTTGCAACCGTCACGAACCATAGAAAGAGGATCAGCCTCTTCTATTTCGTTGTCGGAAATAAACTCTTTTAAAAGGAAATCTTTTGCTGGATCGGATTTTATGTATATTTCCTTATTGGTAGCGTTGCGTTTAAAGGAGGAAATCAGTTTAAGGTTCTTGTAAACTGATTTTTCCAAAGCACCAAAATACCAATAGTCCTTTTCTCTGTAATAATACATGATGACCTAAACTGATATATAGTTATCGTTCAATTTTATGTATTTACCAGGCAATTCCAAATTTTGCAATGCTTTATCGGCCTTTTCTCCATAGGCAACAAAACAATTATTTGCATTAGGACTTTTGCCTTCTTTTCCGTCTACATCAATAAATTTGATTCTTTTTCTAAGAAAATAAATAGATGTTGCTTTGTCAAATATATAATCATAAAACATTTGATTCCCTACTTTCGAATAAATAAGAGCAATTCCATTTCCATATTCTGACAATTTCTTTATAAACAATTTAAGTTCGGGTTGAGAATAAGGAGGGTTAAGAAACACAAACCCTTTCCAATCTTGAGCTAATCCATCGTCTTCTTTAGTAAAGCACTTTCTTGCTGTATACCAATCTTTTTTAGGTGCAGCAGGATCAAGATCAAAATTATTCCCCAACGCTTCAATAATATAAGGTGGTGTGTACCATTCTACTGTTGCAGCTTTACCACATCCAAATTTGGTTTCAAAATTCGTGTTCATTTCTTTCTTTTGTCTATAAATTCAAAATAATATTTCCCGTCTCTGCATTTGATTTTCTTGATAATGCAAAATCCTCTTATGTTTGCTTTTCCGTCTCTTTCCAGTTTATCAAATATGATCGCAAAAAGTAGGGAGATAATCTTCTCTGTCTTACGCATAGAGATGAAACTTCTGGCACTTGTCCTTAATTCCAATTTGTTCAATGCTTTGGTGAAGTCGAAGGCTATCTCCTTGTAAATCTTATTCATTCTTTTCTTCTTCCTTCTTCTCTTCTTTTGTCACTTCAAAATTGTCAGGTAATATAACAGGATCAGTAGAGCCGTATATTGAATCTACTGGGGAATAAATAGGGTGCGTAAATGCAATTGCCACATTATCGTCAATATCTCCAAAATGTTTTTGGTGCTCTGATAAAACTTCTGGAGAATCCAATGGCTTATCCAGTTCTTTCGAAATTTTATGCAAATTAGCCATCATTTTACCAAGTTTCAAAGGATCGAGAGCATTCTTCCAATATGCAAACTGATGTAACGGATACATCATCATCGCCTCTTTCCAAAAATCCATTTTTGAATAGCCGACTTCTTCTATCAATTCCTTTTCCCACTCATCCTCTTGCTTTAGTTCTTCTTCGGTAGGATGATAGATTTCTTTTACTATTTCTTTTATTCGATCTTCACTAAAGAAGAATCCTAATTCCCTGTTCTGTACATGAGGAAATAGCATCCAAGCAAGATACCGATCTTCTTCTATCCCTAAAAAATCAAGAAGTTCTTTTAACCATTTTTTAGGGATAAGCACTGATTTTCTTACAATTTCTTTTTCTTCCATAACTTATTGTTTTTAATATGTTTACTCAAACTGATCATCGTCGTTAGGATCATAGACTTCTTCATCTTCAAAGTCACCAATCCAATCTTCTATCTCTCTTTCCATCTCATCTTTGTTTCAAACTCTTCCGGTGTCAAAATAGGAATGGAAAGCTCTTTTGCTTTCTTTACTTTTGAAGAAGAACTTTCTTTGTCTTTTGTTACAAGGATGGTCGTGTTCTTTGACACTCCTGAAACGACCTTGTGCCCTTCTTTGGATAATCTTTCTTCCCATTCTTTATTTCTGAATCCTGTAAAGCATACTGATTCGGGATTGTCCGCAAGAACAACATTGTTCTTTACATAAGAGATAGGGAACGGTGAATCTTCAATGATATTAAAGAAAACTGCAAGTCCATTATTAAAAGAAGTGGCAGTAGTTTCAGCAACACCATCAATAGAAAGAAGTGTTTTGTTGGGTAATGTACCGTCATTAAACAAGACTTTTACATCTTCGTCCGACAAAGAATCAAAAATCATCTGACAAGTCTTTTTTCCTATCACGCCACCGAACACATTATAGGCAGTAAGGATTTTTGCAAAGGAAACTCCATTGTCTGCATATTTATCGAATTGTCCTCGTAACTTTTTGGACAATTTCGCTCCTATTCCTCCAATTTGAGACAATTCCTTTTCGCTTGCATTCACAATCTTCTCTACACTATCAAGTCCTCCTTCATAGAATTTTCTGATAGTGGCTTCTTGCATTTCTTCCGTTTCAAGCGTTGCAAAGAAATAAGCGATCTGTTTTATTTTCTTTTCTTTGCAATCAGGATTGATGCAAACAATATCTGTAAGCGTTTCGCCCCATTTTAACGGATTTCCGCAAGAAGGACAAATCATCATACCATCGCACATTTCACGAAAAAGTTCCACACTGTAACTGACCGTTTCCAAATGTTTAGGGATAACATCTCCGCTTCTTGATACGACAATATAAGCATTTGGTGAAATATGATTGTCCGTAATATATTTAGCGTTATATCCGGTGCATCGTGAAACAGTCGCTCCGTCAAATTCCACCGGACTGAATACAATTACAGGTTTTGCTTTGCCGTCTTTTGAAACGCTCCATTCGATTTTTTGAACTTTTGTCGTGTATCGTTCTTGCCAGTCGGGATTCTTGTAAGCAATAGCGTAACGCGGATTCCCATTAGGCAACCGTCCTAATTCTTCTCGTTTTGTTTTGTTATCAACTTCGATTACAAGTCCATCACATTTAAAATTCTTGATTGATTCAAACAAATCGTTTAGATAGGTGAGGGCTGTTTTCTCATCATCGAACACGCCGGCAGAAGTCACCCAATACTGCGTAGCATAAGGATCGTAGTCATTGTAAAGCTCTGCAAGCTGCATAGACTTATCCCTGTCGGAATCCATAATGCCATATCTTACATAAGCGGTATTGCCAAGAACTTGTGCATTGAAATCATCTGCATTGAATGCGCCGGCAACGGCATTCCTTGCGCTCTTGTACCCAAGAGGTTTTACGTTTTTCAAGAACATACCGATAGGGATAATTGCTTCTCCAAAAGTAAAACACCCCTTTTTGTTCATAGGATTTCCATGATTTACATAACGGTAATGATCCCTACTATTCTGTCCTTCCGTGCCATCTCCCCTTGTCCAGCAATCATTTGTTGTTTCATCCACCAGCAAAGAAATACCATCATATTTAGGGGTAATCACAATACGGTCATTGGACGACAATCCCCATACGTCCTTTGTCCATCTTACAATCTCGTCCACCGTCTTGACCTTTTCCAAAGAAAACATAGGATAAGGAAGTTTCTCCATACGATCCCCTTTTACACTTTCTTCAACGATAGACTTTTTTAGAATATCGCTGTCCGGGAAATACTTTTCCAATCCTTCCTTCATACTGTCATACTCCTTGTCAGACATGATAGGATTCCCTTCTCTGTAAAGCCGATTGGCTTCTACAATTTTTTCTTCCAGTTCTTTTTGATGTATAAGCATATTCAAAGTATTTTTGATGTTTTGAGTAATATAATTAGTGCTATAAGAATAGCGAAAGCTCCTATCGCGACCCCTCCCAAAAGATAAAGCATCTTATTAGGAACAGCTTTCACTTGCTCTTTTAATACTCCATTTTCATGCGATACCTTTGACAGTCTTTCTCTAAGGCTTTTTACTACCAGTTCAAGGCTATCGCAAGATGCTTCTATGAAAATGGTGTCTCCTTTCTTTTCTATGGAAAGGTTAGCTTGTCCTTTGCTTGTTTCTTTCTTCTCTCCATCTTCCATTTTCGAAGGATTGATTACCATATTGACGATAGAATAGGGGATTTTCACAAGACTATCCGTCAACTCCCTTTCCCAAACTAAAGAATCCTTTAGGGTAAAGGTGTAGTCCGTTTTTGAGGAAACACGGCTCTTGCAGCCTCCCAACCCTATAGAAAGGCAGGCAGAAAGGCAAATAGCTAATATCACATTCTTTTTCATTTCTCTTTTAAAATTGCTGTTTTCAAAAACCCTGTGATGCCCATTCGGATAGATTTCAGCTTTCCGTTTTTCAAAATGTCTATCTCTATACTTCGGTAATCCCGTCCAACATTGATAGACCTCACTTCAACTTCTTCACCGGTAGGAAGAACAAGCATCTTTCCCACTGCTTTGTCAAGAATACAATCATTTGCTGAGTTCATGAGGCTTCAATACATTTCTAAATAGAATAAAATTATCGTGCCCGAATGCTATAGACACAAAATCACTTTCTTCGACAAACTTTTCTACGGTATCTTCCGAACAGGAGGAAAGATTTGTTTTGTTTACTGTACTGGTAACATCATATCCTTCTGCTTCATTCATAAAAAAGTCTCTTGATTTCCCTTTAAAATTTGTAAGAGATAAACATCTTTCTATTTCTCCCTTTGTATTGATTATCACAAGAGTATTCCTTTTTGTTACCCTATGAATGTACTTTACGTTTTTATACAATAGATTTTCCATCTTTCCTTATATCTTTACGTTCAACATGTTTCTGATTGCTTTTTCCTTGTAGTGACGTATCTTGTCTTCGCTGTTGTCCTTTTTAGAAAGTGCCTTAGACCTTTCCTTCAACACCTTTTTCTTGTCAGAATCAGACATCATTTTAAACTCGCCTATTGAAAGATTAGGCATTTCTGTGCTCTTTTCTTCCTCATAAGACATTTGCTTTCCGCATTCAGGACAAACTGGAATGTTCATAGGAACAAGTTTTCCGTCACGAAACACATACTTAGGATTAGCAATTGGTGACCTTACTCCTTTTCGGGAGCAATTATCGTTCTCGCAAAAAATTATTATCATGTTGCAATTGTTTTATTTTATCTTTCAAAATATGAAGTGCTTCTTCCACTGATTCAATGCTGTTAATGTCTTTCGCACTCTTTTTCAAGTAGCTCAAATCGTGTTCAATCCCTTCAATCCTATCAAGGAAGGAAAGTACAAAAATGTTAAAATACTTCTGATTAGCCATTGTTTTATAGTTTTTGTTTGTTACTTTTTGATGTGGCAAATGTAATAGTTTATTCTTACATGTCAAAATATATTCTTACATTTTCTCGCTTTCCTTCTGGTAATTGTTTAGAGAATACATTTCCTTCTTGCGTATTCCGCTATCAAAATTCCGTCCCTGTCAGGGTGCTCATCCTTAACATCAGGGAACAACCTTTTGCCTATATCAAGAGATGCCTTTTTCAATTCTTTAGTTCCTGCAATCCCTTTAGGCAGCATTTCTTTTTGCCACTCTTTGGAATCTATAAACATATAAGGAACATCATAAAGCTCCAATACGGTAAGTTCTGCTTCCAAAGCCCGCATAGCGGAACATGTAGCATCAAATCTTGCCGGGTTCTTCATGGGACGTTCCAAGACGGCCACACATAGTCCGTATTCTTTCAACGCAGAAATTATTTCGGCAAGTGCCGTTACGTTCACCCTTGACACATTCTTCTTTGCTTTTGTGTAATCCTGCCCGAATGTGATAGGTGTTCCCATGAACTCATAATAGGTCAGTTCTTTTCCTACTATGCCTATAGAACCAGTCACACCATTATCTATCCCTATATAAAACTTCGATTCTGTTTTCTTGTTCATTGTTCAATACGGCTTATGCCGTTCTCCTTTACTATTTTAAGCGTTTTGCATGAAGCGTTTTCATTCGAAATATGAGTTGTAACAAGTATAGGAAACTGAATGAACTCCAATGCTTCTATCACGTCATATAGGCTTTCTTTCGATAGTCCTTCTGTGATTTCATCAATGGATAGGAATTGCAATCCTCCCCATTTGTTCGTCTCGTTTATCATTCCTTGTATGGCTATAATCAAAGCGATTTCCACCCTTGCACGCTCTCCGCCACTGTAATACCAGAAGTTTTCCGCCTCGTCCCTAACAACATAAGGCGTTATCTCTTCTTTTATATCTCCGTCTGCCTTTGTCTTGAATCCTTCTATAACAATCCTAAGATCGCTGTTTTCTGCTTTCAGAATATTGTTTGCCCGAAGCTGAATATTCTTTAACTGTTCAAGGGCAAGATACATCTTGAATGATTTGAACCTTCCTATCCATTCCTTCTTACGGAACATTTCGTTTTCCAATTCCGACATTTCCTTGTCATATCCTGTAATGGTGGCCGTCATTTCCTCTATCTGCTTTTCCTGTGAGGATGTGTCAATAGAAGAAGGCGCTTCCTTCTCGATTTCTTTTATCTGCTTTTCCAAACGTTTCACATCCTCTTTATAGGAAGCTATGCTCTCCAAAAGTCCTTCATTTCTCTTTTCAAGAATGGAAATATTGGACTTTTGAGATTCTATTTCACTTGTGATCTTATAGACAGTAGATGAAATTTCTTTACCCACTTCCCGGATTTTGTCAAGTTCATCCTCCTGTTCGTTTTTCACTTGAATGAAAGAGGAAATAAGGTCTTCGTATTCCTTTAGGGATTCATCCAAAGATGCTATCTCTCCGACAACTTCCTTTTCCTGTTTCCCTATTTTCTCTTTTTTCTTCTCTTCCTTTTCAAGCGTAGTGTCTTGAAGTGTCAAGAACTTATGCTTGCATTTAGGACACGTAATCGTCCCAGAAAGGTTTACAAGAACTTTCCGAAGAGACACTTTCAGTTCGTCATGGATTTTCAAAAGCTCTTCTTTTGTTTCCAAAATCTCATTCTGATCTTCTTTGGCTTTTCCAAGTTCTTTTTTGACGGATTCAATCACATCTTCTATTTCCTTAGTAGAAGGAAGTTTCTTTTTCTTTTCTTCGGCTTCTCGAAGTTCTTCTTCCAAGACTTCAAGTGTTTTCTTTCCTTTGTCAATATTTTTCTTGTTGTAGTCAATATTGTATTTAGCAGAATCAATATCTTCTTTTAAAGACTTGATTTTACTTTCCACCCTTTCGATCCTTTCCTTTCGATCCGCTTCGAAGTCGAAATTAACGGCATCCTCTATCATTTGCCGCAATGCTTCTACACTCCCTTCCGCACGATCTCTTTTGCTTTGGATAACTGATTTCTTAGATGAAATTTCGTCCAGTTCCTTTTGTATAATATCCTTACTGCCATCCAAGAAGTCATAATTGATAAAACGACTTATGAGAGCCAATTTGTCCGTATTGGAACTTTTAAAGAACGACTTGTAATATTCTTTACAGATAAGAAAATAGCTTTTCAAATCTTCCGGTGAAATACCCATCCATGAAAGGATATAGTTGTTGCCGTCTTTTACAGTAGCAAGACTGACCTGTTCTCCATTCAACGACACATTAAGGCGGCTACTTCCTTTTAAGGGCAAAATGCGCTCAATATGGAGAGTTTCTTTCCTTATGGGACATTCTATATCAAGTAATACTTTCGCTTCCTTCTCACCGTTTCTAATCAGTTTCTTGTCAATACTGCTCCTATAATTGTTGCCTGTTATGGCAAAATAGACCGCCTGCTGTAATGATGAATTATGAGTAGGTGTAAAGTTGTTCGTGATAAACATTCCGTCCTCTCCCGAAACGGTAATACATTGTTGTTCTTCCGCACCCATACAGGTAAAAGAAACCATCTTTTTAGACGGTCTGCCGAAACACCTGGGAACTTCAAAAAACACTTCTTCATCTTTGCTTCTTTCCATGATCTTGCCAAGCGAAATTACAGACCATTCTTCGCTTTGGTTTGTTCTCACTTTCCATAAATGCTCTTTATTGCATTTTACTTCCGTACCGTCAGAAAAAGTAATCTTGTATGCAATATCTATATCATGGAACGGAATTGCCCTTACTACTTGATAAGCACCGGAAGGATGAAGGATAATGTCTCCTACTTTGATATTCCTCATTTTTACAAACCCATTAGGGGTAAGAATATCGGAATCCATTGTCAACGCTTTACCACTACCGTTACTGCCTTGATTATCGTCTGTTTTGTTCAATCCCACAAGTGCAGTTACTCCATCTTGGAATGTGTATTCAAAATGCTCGAATGACACAAAATTGGTTGCTTCAATCTTGACCGGCTTCATCTTCCACCTCCTTGTTTTCAAATGTTACTTCTTTCTTTCTGAACTCTGAAAGGACATCTTTTTTGATCTTGTCAAAAAGTTCTGTTTCTTTGATCAGCTTTTTTCTCGCAGCAGGGAAACCAAATCCTACTTTTTCTTCTCCGTAATAGATGTACGTTCCTTTCTTTGTGAGCACGCCTAAATCCAATCCCATGTTAAGCATTTCCATCACCTTGTCAATGCCTACACCGAAACGGATAACAATGTTGCAAGTTTTCATAGGTGGAGCAACTTTGTTTTTCCTGCATGTGATCTTCACTTTGTTTGCAACGGACACTTCACCTTCCTTATCAGAACCTACACGGGCAAGCTCAACTCTCTGACTTGCATAGAAAGGTATGGCAAAACCTCCTGGAGTAGTAGTTGCATTTCCATACCCGCCTATGTTTGATCTGATCTGGTTGATACAGAATAAAATGCACCCTGTTTGCTTGCAGATGTTTTTTAAGATATTTACCTGTGAGCTTAAAAGCCTTGCTGTAAGTCCTATGTGAGCATCTCCGGCTTCCCCGTTCAAAAGAGCGGTCGGGACAAGTCCTGCAATGGAATCAATCACCACCAATCCGATAGAAGGTTCATTGCACATTTCCTTTGCTATTTCCAGTGTTTCCTCTGCCGTAGAAGGTTGGGAAAGGATAAACTTGTCAGGAGAAAGGTCTACGCCAATAGCTCCCATGTATTTCGGATCAACTGCATTTTCTGTATCAAGATACCCTACCGCCATTCCTTGTTTTTGGATTTCGGTAGCAAGATGGAAAGCTATGCTTGTCTTGCCGGAAGAAAAGCCTCCGTAAGCCTCCACTATACGTCCTTTCGCCCATCCTCCACCAAGTATCTCGTCTAACAGAAAAGAACCAGAATGCACGAACTCTATATCTTGCTTCTTTCCCGCTATGGCTTCCTTTCCGAACCTACTTTCAATCCGGCTTATAAGATCACCAAGACGGTTCGGTTTCTTTTCTTCTTTAGGTTGCTGCACTTCCCCAGTTACTGCTTCTTCCGCTTTCTTAGTTTCCTTTTTCTTCGCCATACATCAACTTGTCTAAAATTTCTTTTCCTTCTTTTTCGTCATATTCGTTTTCCTTACAAAAAGCGAGAAACCTTTCTTCTATGTCCTTTTTGTCAAGTGTCTTTACTTCTGTCAACATAGAATGTTTTTCTTCCACTTCCTTGAACTTTTTCTTAATATCTATGCCTTCTTTTGTAAAGGCATCCTTATCAAAGGCATCGAGTGAAGATTGTTCTCCCCAGACTTCCACCCTTACACGGGCAGTAGGATTCTCCTTTTTGAATTTCTTGATAAGTGACACTGCCTGTTTGTGGGGAGTTTCCCCCAAATCAATTTCCAGTTTCTTAAACACTTGCCCTTTTGTAGAAGAAACAAGGTCTACATTCAAATCCGAATCCAAAAGCCAGAAACCCTTCTTTTCATCTTCCCCGAAGTTGTTTTGTTGGACACTTCCTAAATGATAGATATTCTCTCCTACCCGTTGGTAGTTGTGATAGTGTCCCAAGTACACTTTTTTGAACATCTGGAACATGGAAGGTTTTAAAAGGTTGGACACTTCCGATCCGTCCATGTTCTTGCTTCCCGTGACCGCAAAATGTCCAAAGAGGATATTCTTCTTTCTTTTATCCCCTATTTCTTCCAGTTCATCCAAAAGAATATCATCTGTAAAAAACGGAAGAAAAAAACAATACACACCTTCTACTTGCATTCCGTCCAATTCTTCTACCAAAGTAAAAGACGGATGATATTTAAAAGGAGTAAGAAACGATTTCTTGCTTGTGTAGGATGTTTTGTCATGGTTGCCGGGAATACAGATCACATGGTGTCCACGCTTGTCGTATTCTTCCAGAACATCATTCAATGTGGAAAGGCACACCTCTCTTTGTGATACTCGGTTATCAAAAACATCACCCAGCCATATATGGGTTTGTATCTTTTTCTTTTCTGCCAAGTCAAGCTCTTCCAAAAGAATATCCTTTATAATAGTGGCGTTGTCGGCAGTAAGATGATGATCCGTTGAAATTATAGCTAAATATTTGCTGCTCATAGTCGAAATTATTGGGAAAAGGGATGGGAGATAAACTCCCTGTTCCCCTTTCGGATTGATATATTAGAAAAACGAAAAGAAAATTATTTCTTCTTCATTCGGGCTTTTAGAGCTTGTAAGCGTTTTTTGGCTTCCAATAACTTTTCGTCATTGTCCGTCTGTTCTTCATCAATAGGAGATTCCTCTTCCTCTTGTGCAGAAGGCTGCTCTTCGTCAGTTTCCTTTTCCGGTTCGTCTTTCCCCTGATCATCGTCATATTCAGTTTCATGTTCCTGTTCTGTATCCTCTTCTTCGCCTTCCGGGAAAGGCAACGCTTCTCCCTTTTGTGCCAGATCGTACCATTCACGAAGTTCTGTGATTGTAAGATCGGATGGAATTTCCATGCCAGGATACTCTTCATCAATATATTGCGACAAAAAGGCTTTCATTTTGGAAAGCGGAGGGTAAGAAGCGACTTTTGCAGCTTTTTCGGCAGCAGGAGCTTTTACAACCTGTTTCTTGGGTGCAGGTTTTTCTTCCTCGTCTTCGTCCTCGTCAAATGGAGTTTTCTTATCTTCCTCTGACTGACTGTCATCCGGGAGCATTGCTGCCATTTCTTCAATTTCATTCAAGAACTCATCGTCGGAAAAGATATCATAATTATTTTCTTCATCGAAGCGTTTCAATCCATCCAAAGCCATTTCAAAATCCTTTGCTCTGTAAGAATCTTTGTAAATTTCTTCAAGTGAAGGAACTTCATTCAAGAAATATTCCATGTCTTCGTCCGGGATAGCAGTTTCTTCAAAAAACTCATCCCATGACTGACCTTTCTTCGGTATGCCGGCAGATAAAGAATAAGTCTTTTTGCCTTTATCATCTTCCCCCATCGTGATTACAAGGGGATAAGCACCTTCCATCTGTGAGAAAATGTCGAATGAAACCGTATCATCATCAGATTGTTCTACAGAAATTTCCTTTATACGGTTCATCCATGTTCCATAAAGCTGCAAACGGGCAAAATCTTTGTTCCCTTGATACACATAGCAAACATAAGCCAGCGTAGGATTGATACCCCATACAAACTTGTTGCCTTTCTTGTAACCCATGATAGGGCTGAGGTACTTGCGTCTTTCCGTATCATCTTGATATTCTTCGGATGCTTTCTTTCTCACATAGTCGCAATAAAGGACGATAGGGTCTTTCCCTTTAAGAAGGTTGCGTCCATGTACATCCGCGCAAAAAATGTTCTTATCTTTCACTTCCTTTCCTGTCACGTTACCGTTCTCGTCATAAGTAGGAACTTCCACGCGGAGCTTTGACATTTTGCAAGCGACATAGGCTTTACCCATTGAAGGAGCTACACGGAATGTATTCTTTCCTTTTTGGACGGTAGCAAATCCGGTATAAGATTTACCACCTTTTCGCATTGTCTTTTCTGCCTGTTTTACTTCTGAATCCAAATCTTCTACTGATTGTTTCTTAAACTTCGATCTGTCAAATCTCATAACTCTAATGTTTTTAAAATGTTGATACTTATTTTGCTTGCTTTAGAAACTCTAAAACGATCTCTTTTTGCTTACTCTCAAATTCTTTTACAAATTCTTCGAATGTAACAGCCTCCCCTTCTTTTGAAAGAATTTCAAAATAGGGCACTTTCCCCACCACTTGCTTTAAATCTAATCCATAAGCCTCTGCTGTTTCATATTGCTTTCCAGTTTCTTTTGCCGTTCTTTTACGGTACAAATCCCATAAATGTGGTGCATTCGTACTTTGTTCGATAAAATAATTTTCTGTTAATTTAATTCTCATACCTTACTTTTCTTTTTTAATTATGAATGTATTTATTTCTCCTTCCACTAAATTATCCAAAAACTCTTCCGGTGTAACTTTTGGAACTAAATTGTTTAATTTTCGGTCTTTCGACTGCAACGCCCAATAGAGACTATCTATTTCCGCCAAATGCTTTTTCTTCTTGACAAGTGCCTTTTGCATTGCATTAAGCTCTGGATTGATGGTAAGAATATCTTCTAAAGAACTTTCTGTAAGTTTCACAAGTCCTATATCTTCCACTTTGACCTTTCCGGCATTCACAATAGATTCCCGTCTTATCTCTGTAGAAAGCTGTGCTTTATGTACAGAAAATTCCAACTTTGCTGCTTCGTATTCAGATTCAGCTTGTGCACGAAGAAGTCCTACTTTGTTCAATAAGACTGAACTTGTAGCTATCTCCCCGTACAGATTGGAATGGTCTATAGAAGTTACAGCATCCATATCCAGTTCATTTTTAAGGTCGTTTGAAATCAAGACTATAGCCTTGTCACCAAAACATCTCGTAAGTTTCATATTATCACACTCCCAATTTTATAAATTGACTGTTTCCATTTGCTTGTATCACATATTCCTCTTTAAACCTATCAAAAGAAACCTTTCCTGTAAGCAGTAAGATGTTCTTCTTGCAACTTTGGATATACTCTTCTTTGTCCATATAGTCGGCAGGGAATATCACCACACGAAGAAATTTGTAGTTGTTTTCAAGTAGAAGGCTGGCAAACGCTCCTGTCTTCGATTCCTTTTCTTCCACTTCCAACACATATCCTCCCACCATTGCCATTTTATAAGTAGAACCGTCATAGTTCTGCAAATCGTCCACATCGTAATATTCCGCAGTCTTTGCTTTCGGACGAAGGCATTCCTCTACCAATTTCTTGTAATCAAAGAAAGCGAAACCAGACTTGTTTTTCTGTTGCAAAAGCCACCACCAATCCTTACCTATCTTGCTTTTGTTGAAAGCAACACTGTATTCGTCCTTTTCCCTATCTATCTTGATACGGTTCTTTTCTCGATATTTCCCAAGCATATATTCCCTTGCAGAGAAGATATTGGAAAACTCTCTCGTTTCGTCCATCTCGTCAAAAGCACCTGAATAAATAAGGTTTTCAACAGTGGACTTATTAACAGAAGAACCTTTAAAGGAATGTCGTTCCACAAATTCTGTCAAAGAAAAATACTCTCCATTTCTTTCTCGTTCCTCAATGATCTGTTGTTGTGCCTTTTCTCCGACTTGTTGAGTGGCATTAAGTGCCCAGTAAACACTGTTGCTCTTTTTATCACCTACGATACCAACATCAGATTTGTTGATATTGACAGGTTTGATTTCGATCCCTTCCGTTTGATTCATCTCATTGATGTAACGGGGAAAATCATCTTTACTTGCACGAGACAAGGCAACCGACCAAAACTCCAACGGATAATGTACTTTCAGCCACAAAGAATTGTAAGCGTTAATAGCGTAAGCAGCAGCGTGACTATTACAAGTAATAACACCTTGTTCCGTACAAAAATTATGGTTTGGATCGTCCACTTCAACATCATATACATTTTCTATCTTATCAGGCTCAATACTAACAATTCTCATTAGTTTAGAAGGATAGCCTTTCTCCCCTCGTCTTGTCCTATTAAATTCTCGATAATGAATTTTCTTATGACAAGAAGCGCAGATAGAAATAAGGTTTTCATTTTCATTATTGCGTCTATTCCCATCAACATGATGTATCTCTAATCGACTTTCTTTCTTGCATATTTTACAAATCCCCCACCCTCCATTTTCAGACCTAAAATCTTTAAATTTAGAGGATTCTCCGTTTGTTTTTACGAAACCCATGTGACCTTTTTGAGAATTTAAAAACTCTCTATGATCTTTAGACCAGTCTTTACCTCTAAGATTTGTAAAATTATATCGCTGGCTGTCTGTTTTCTCATACGGTAGTTGGACAAATAAACTATCTTCTCCTACTACTAAATCTTTGCACATTACCTTTCCCCTTTGAGTAGGAAACTTGTGATTATCTGTAACAGAAATATACCGACCTTCTTCTAAAGTAATTTTATAAGTTTGCCTTACGCCAGCAAATCGAATATCTTTAATCTTACGTGTCCTAATTCTGCCATCTTCACACATAGTAAGACATTCTCCATACCCCAATCTCATATATTTACTTCTAAGTGGCAACCAATTATTTGCTTTCGCAAATTCAATATCGTTTCGGATCAAATACATCTCTTCAATGGTTGGTTGTCTTTTACTTTTAGAGCAAGCGTTCCTTAAAAACTTGCAACTACCTGAAATACAGCGATTGAACGAATACTTAGCAAATTCTTCCATCTGATCCCAAAGATGTTCTGCGCTCTCTTTGGTTACACCTTTGCTTCCGAATTTGCTTACGTACCCTTCTATGAACTTTGCCTTTAACGGGAGAAGAACATCTAACTTTTTCTTACCCAATGCCTTGCGTACTTTGTCACACGTAACTAAGTCAAAATCAGCAAGTTGATTGCAAATATTCATGATTTGTTCCTGTGTAGTAAGAAGCCCGTATGTATCTTTCAATATTTCTTCTGCACCAATAGGATATTCAGGTTCTTTTTCTCCATTTTTCAATGCAATATAATCCATGTGAAAGCCGTTTTCCATTGGTCCGGGACGGAACAAGGAAAGTGCAGCAATCACATCATCCATATTTTTAGGTTTCATTTTCTGTGTGTAAGAAGAAAGTCCCTTTGCAGAGAATTGGAATATATCACTAAGCCAGCCGTTTGCAAAATAGCGGTACACTTCTGGATCATCATATTCTATATCTGTATAGAGATTGATCTTCTTTCCAGTATTCTTTTCTATCAAGGTAAGAATATCGGTAAATTTATCAAGCTGCTCGATTCCTAAGATATCTTCTTTCAGAAAACCTGCCTCATCCATTTCTCCGCCTTCCCATTCGCTAACAACAAGATTGTCCACCTTTCTTACAGGACACCACTCGTACATTGTCTTTTCCTTTGGAAAAATCATCATAGCACAAGCATGAATAGAAGCTGCCTTTTGTTGTCCAAGAAGAAGGAAAACAACATTCATCATTTCAGGATATTTATTCATGAATTGCGCTATTTCTTCTTTTCTATGAGCAAGTCTTAGAAAATCTTCCTCCGTCTTCACATCTTCTATCATTTTGGAGATTCTTCTAAGAGTAGGAATGGAAGCTCCATAAATCTTTCCTACGTCGTTTATAGCTTGTTTTATCTGCAAGGTAGTATATGTACCCACAGAACAAACTTGTGTGTCTCCAAAACG